TCTTGCTCTGCAAGCCATTTTGCTTATCATTCGCCGTTCCAATCAGTCCTCCCACAACTGTTGCGAGAGCCTGAGAACTGGTCAATCTGGGATTTCCATTTGCGTCTAGTGTACGGACATGACTAAACGTATCGCTTGTCGGAAGCTGGTCCTCGTATGTATCGGTTGCGGCAAGCGTGGAAGTCTCTGCCAAGGTGGAAACTGACTGCATGGCTACAGCCTCCTGAATGATTGACTCCTTTACCATATTGGTCATTTCAGAAAGAGATACTATTCCCATATCGTTACCTTCTGCATCTACGGCCTTAAAACCGGCAACTTTTTTTAAATCTATTGTACTCATATTATTCATTCGTTATTAAAGTTATTCGTTAACTACTTCTACATATCCGGCCGAAATCAGATCGGTTAGATTATACGACATCGGTAATTCACAATTTCTTTTGCACAGATAAAGTGTACCATTCTGTGTATAGTATTTGCCTTCGTATAGCAATGTCTTTGCGTATTCATACACTATCGGGTTATCACGACTTCCGTCGGATTTTGAGGGATTTTCTTCGGTAACAACTGTTACATACTGTCCTACAAGCTCATCTAAACTATAGCTTAGCGGTATTCCACTGTCTCTGGTGCATAGATATAGAATTTCTGTATCGATGTAGTATTTCCCTTCATATAGCTGCATATTTTTCTCCCAAGGGATTGGGTCTTCTTTGGTACCGGCGTGCAACGATACTTTTTTGTATAGAGATTCTGTACCTGGTTCTCCAGGTACCCATTCTGCAGTGAAGGTGTGTGGCATGATGACTTCGAACAGGTCGTCGCCATGCTGGAAATTGAAAAATTGTTTTGCATCCTTTCCAATAAGGTCAGACCACATCGGAAAATATTTTTTCTTCTCAATTTTCTGCTCATCTGTTAATTCTACTTCGTTCATTTTTTCGGATAAACCAGATAGTAATGTGTCCAATTTATTCAAATATTCATAGTCAATGTCTTTAACATCGAACAACTGTCCTTGAGCAATCATTGATTCCTTCTCCTGATTAGAGATTTCCTTCCAGTATTTCGCCTCGTTGGCCGTAGAAAGGTTTACGGACTGGAGGAAACGTCTGTCGCTAAACGCTACCGCAAAACTCTCTGTGAGCCAGTAGCCTGATTTCGCTTGTAACAACATATTATTATCTATATTAAAGTTATCCACCAAAAAATTCTACCCAATATGCGCCATCATAAATAAACATTCTTGACGCTTCATCACCTATAGTAAGTGACGTTTTTGTACCTGCACCTCCAGGGTCTCGGAACATTCCATTCAATGTTACATTATTACCAGCAGTAACCTTTTTAAGGTATATTCTTTTCCCAAGTTTTGCATTGCTAGACATATTAAACGAAATAGGAGATGTATTTTCAAATTCAATAAAGTCATCATTTGTCTGCATGGCTGAACTTGAAGTTATTTTACGGACATTCATTCTTAGTCCATAAATCTCTACGCTTTCTCCCTGTCTGGAGTTTAACAATACATTTCCATAACTTCTAATTGCATATCCATAACCACTGGCATTTGCAACAATGTCCAATCCTATTGATTTAGAAGAACTTCCATATGTCTGTACTTTTATAGCAGTAGCTGAATCAGCACGAACAGAACACATAGGTCCATCAGATCCTTCACCGTTCACACGAAAATATCTACCTCCATCAACTCCAAGTGTAAAATTGGAAACCAGGCTGTTGCACGATATAGAAGTTGGAGTAACCTCAAATCCACCTATTTTACAACTTGTACTATGGAAATAACCAGTAAGAGTATTCATGTAAAGAGTCGGGTCACCATCATCATCCGTATTCTGCGACTGTATTTCTCCGTATGGTATCCCTGAACTTGTATATCCCTGTAACTTGAACATAAGCCCGGCAATATTTGCACCGTCGGCAAAAAATGTGTCAGTCACCAAGCTCTCGAACTTCTGCATCGCCTCCCAGTTAGAATCACCTGAAGCAGATGTCGGAGCGGCTGTTACGGTTGCTCCATAGTTCTTGACCAAAAAATTATAATAGGTATTACCAATCTTGTAGATAATCTTATCTCTGCGGTTCTGATTCCATACGTACGAGTTCCCACTCTTATAAACTCCACGGTCGTATGGGAAAGCACCGTTCACTCCCTGAATACCCTGCTTTCCAAGTACACAGAACGGATAAGGTGTGCAGAACGGTCCCCATACCTTATCGTTCTTGGTTCGCATGGAAGCCCATTCGTAAGGATAGGTCTCGCTAATTCCCTGCGGATCGTCTGTCCATCCGGAAGGTACGTAATCGTCCTGCTGAGAAGTAGATGGCGTTGACGGTCTGCTGTTCGTTGTAGTCCGCTGAAAGATGTATTCATAATCAGTACCGTCTTTTCCGGCCTGTGCTACTCCGATACCACGCTCTGCCACATAGGCGGAATTCCATGTGTTTGCATCCGATTGTGTCTTATATGCCCGGACAACATACTGAGTATATCCGGCCAATGCAGATATAGCTATAGTAGTCGATTGCACTGGAGATACGTGAGATTCCCATGACCCGTTATATTTTCTTGCGACAAGCCACAAGGTAGAGCAGCTGCTAATATTTTCTTTATATGATTTTTTGCATGTAACTTCAACTGAAGAAGGAGAAGCGCTACCTGTAGAGGTGTAGGAGAATGCGGATATCGGGCAGTCTAACCAATAAAGAGTCTCTGGGTTATCCATCCAAGACATCATTTTCCAGTCTTCATTCACCTCCATATCTGCCAGTTTCCCTTCAAGGATATATCCTCCATCCTTCATTCTGCGATAGCTACCATCCTTAAACCTGGCTATAGGTAGAGGTGGATTACTTGTTTCCTTCAACGCGACGAATGTTCCCCTGGAAAAGTTTACAAGCTGATTCTTTGTGTAAGGTACTTTCGAAGATTCCCAATGGCCAACGGCTTCTATACTTATTCCATCAGCACCATTCTCCCCGTCCTTGCTCCATCGGTGAACGATTGCCGGGTCCGACCATTCACTCCATACACCGTCCCGTTTGGTTCGCTTGCAGCCCCACTCCACCTGAAAGGTTTCGCTTACGCCCAGGAAATCGTCCGTCCATCCTTCAGGTACATAATCATCCTGCTGCTTGCTGTCCGGCTTGTCAGGGATGATTCCGATACTGTTGTTACGGGTATAGATATACTCGTAATCACGACCATCCTTACCGTCGCTCACCATCAGCATCCATACGCCGTTCTGGTAGACGTATGTACACTTGTCTGTCGTGTTATAATAAGAGTTACCTTCTGCCGGATTCGAAGGTGCCTTGTCGAAGCTACCCAGGAAAGTAATACTCTTCCCTTGCAGTTCCCGGCCGTCAAGCAGCATCGTCCAGTCTTCATGTACGGTGAAGTCTGCCGATTTTCCTGCCAGAATGTATCCTCCGTTCTTCTGTCGGATGAATGAACCGTCCTTGTAGCGGGCAATGGCTATTGGCGGGTTGCTTGTCTTTACATTAGATATAAACACGCAGTTATAAAACGAAACAAGCGTATTGGCTTCATACGGAGTTTTTGACGATTCCCAGTGACCTCCACCAATAACGGAAAGGCCTGGATCTCCCTTCTGCCCTTCGGCCACCTGTTTCAACCATGCGTTACCAATACCGGGTTCTTCTTCAGTCGCTTCTTCAGATACGCACAACCATAAGGCACCGTTGTGGGATACACGATCATAATATCCGTATTTCGTCTTTTCCTTCCAATCTCCCTTATCGATAGGCACACGTACAGAATCTCCGGTAATTTCGTCGATTTGAAATATCAGTCCAGTCAGCAGGATATTCTGAAGTACGGCCGAGTAATTATCACAATTAATACCAGCTATTTCCATTCCTTTCTTTTTACCGAACCATGCCGGCATCTGTGCCGGTTCCGGGTCCCAGGTATTCGCATGGTCAAAAAAGGTGATGCAGTTGTTCCCGTTAACCGTATCAAACAGAATATATGTCTGACGCTCTTCGTCAGAGAAATTACCTGTCTGAGCAAGTACCATTTCCTCTCCGGGTTCGTAACTTTCACCCGGTTTGTTCACCATCTTGAAGGTCTTCGCATCATAATCAGCTTCCGTCACACGGAACTGCATCTGAGCAAATCCAGTCAGTTTCCCCTCTTCATTCTTAGTCGTAAAGAAAGCTGAAAGGATATCGTCTTTAAACTGACTCAACCCGTCGGCATCGGTCAGATCCGGAGTGACGGTGTAGCTACCGTCTTCGTTTTTCACGTATGATTTTACCTTGCAACCGCCACCAGGTGAAAGTACAGCACGGCCCTTGAAGTAAGTGATACGGTTGTATGCCAGTTCCGGAACAAAAAGGCGTTTACGGAAATATCCGGATTCCATTTCCAAATCTCCGTTTTCATCAATCATACCACCGGATACACCTGTTATAAACTGTCCAAACCTTGCCAGTTTCTTTATTACAGTTCCTCCATAAAGGCCTATTTCATATTCCGTACTATCCTCCCTATCCTTATTCAGATAAATATCTCTCAGCTTACCTTGTATAAGTGCTGCTGTAGGAAGAACTTCATCACTGTTTGGTATATCACCTTCGTCCGATTCTCGTGCAATGTCTGATATAAACTTTTCATTAAGTACAATCTTACCGATAACGCTAAGCGTACCCTGAACTACAAACGAGGCAAACCGTTTAAGAGGACGGATCAGGTTGTCGATTGTGACTTCAAACAAGTCTTTCCAGTCAGCAGATGTTCCTTCCGATGCCGCAGGTGTAGACAGATAACCGTAGTCAAATGTTATTTCACGATATACTGAAGCATTATCCAGTGAATCGGTAGAAGTAATTTTACCTATTTTATAATAGTAATAAAGCGTACTAGGATTTTTACCTCCTATACTACCGTCTATTGCATAGTCATTGACAGAAAATACTATCAGTGCATCTTCAGATTCCCGTGATAGCCTGGCATAAATAAAATGTTCTGCTATACGGTTAAGCTTTGTATTGATTCCGGTCAGCTTCCAGCTTCTGTATTCTCCGTTCGGAAGATAACCTATTCCATAATCTTCGTTCTTAGCTACTTTAATTGAACAGTCTGAAGTAAGCGAAATCTGAATCAAGTTTGGATTTTCAAGCGCATTCTCTACCATAGATACGCTCTGATAGGTAATACGATATGTCCGATTGTTATATTCCGTTATCATTTCTTGCTCCTGTGCTGCTGATTTATCTTATCAATTTCTTTTGCCTCTTTGGCCATGGCGTTCATGATGCCAAGGATACGTACAGCCTCACTCTCGTATACAGATACGTAATCGTCGAATCCTTGATACTTCATGACATTATTTACCATTTCCACTTCTATCTTTATAGGATTTATCGTACTGCTTTTCTTTGAGTTTTGTGTGTACAATTCAGGGAACATGCGTGCATAAGCTTCCTGTACGCTCTGAAAATATTGAAGCATTACAGGAAACATTTTTTTTTCAACAGTCTTAAACCATCGGTAATTCTTCTGTATCTGACCTGGATAAAAAGCCCATACTTTCCTTCTGTAATGTCTCATGTATCTTCCCTCTCTTATTTCACCTGTCTCACTTACAGACTCATTGAACATAGATGCCAGAAACTTGCATCGTATTTCTTTCATCTTACGCTTCTGCATACGAATAGCTTTCGATCTGGAATTCCTACGGATAAGCGTATCAAGCACCTTTTCCGTATCCCAGTACATCATAAGCAAGTTTTGAGCAGATTGGTACTGACCAAAACTAACATCTGACATAACATCCTTCGGAGCTTTCAGCCGTAGAGTACCCATGCGTAAACGTATAAAAGTGTATGGAGTACATGTCCGGTTAAAATGATTATCAAGGAACTTCAGCTTCTGGTCTATCCACTGGTCTACCTGCCATGCACGCATGGGTATCCGTTCGAACCAATGAAGAATTCCCTTCCTTCGAAACAGAAAAACAGTTTCTCCGTTATCATCTTTCGCTGTATGCCGTAGCACTTTCAGCCCAAGGAACAGTATAAAGCATTTCAGCTTATACAGCCTGTCTGAATTCTCTGGTTCTGAACATATACCTGCAGCCACCTTCTGCAAGTATAGTATGTTCACTTCTTCCAGTTCTTCAGAAGAAAGTCTGTTCCAGCTTTCAGGAAGGCCCTGAAGATTTATCTGGTAGTTTCTCGTACTCATTATGTGTTCGTTTTATACAAAGTTATGAACACCGGATATATGAATGAAGGACAAAAAAACATCACAAAACTTCTGTAAAAAAACAATGCAGCAGAGGGTAAAACGACAAAACCTCTGCTGCATATACATCATATAGGTGGAAAGACAAATAGCATCATCTTCTCATAATCATATCGCCTAAAATATTGGCCAATACATTTGTACCAAATCCTCTTAGTCCGTCAAGCTGAGATACCATATGGATAAGAAGATCCAGCTTTTCTTCTATGCGTCTGTTACATGGATGTAGGTTCTCCGTACATTCGTTTCTTGAAGTAACGGCGAACCTGAAAGTTCTTGTCCTTATCTTTCAGGTAAGAAACAGCCTTCTTGTAACAAGATAACGCCATCTTTTCGTTTGGAACCTCAGCTGGTGTCTTATATCCCATATCTTCAGCAATACTATATGCCATATCGCTGTAAATCATGTTTGCCGTTACACACAAAGCATATGAATTGTACAAAGGCTTTTCTTCTGGAACACCTCCAAGCTGTTTTACGGCAGACACAAAAGTATCATGACCCCAGTGAAATCCTTTCACACCATCTTCGTTTATCATAGTCTTCCCTATATTGACAGCTTCCGTCTCTGACAAGAAGTTATCCCAGCACATTGCTTCTAGGTGTGAAAGCCAGCTCATTGCCATTTCCGGATGCATCTTTGCCATTTCCTTAAAATAATAGGTAGCAGCTTCTCCGAATATTTTCATATTCTTCACATCCTTGCTTTCCTTCATCTTATCATACAACTCCTCGTAACGGGATATCATTTGTTCTCTATCCATATTTTTTATTTTATAGGTTTATTATCTTTTGAACTCCCTACCCTAATGGGCAGGGAGCAACTCAAACTTTCCTTTTCCTACGCTTTTTTACGGGTTCGGCGACAGGCTCAATGCTGAAAGCTCTGAATGAGGCTGCTTGAACTTCGTTAGGCTGGAAAGGTAGCAGTAATCGTAACCGGAGTAGCAAGGCTCACAGCATACGCACGGTTGCAGCACTTCACGTTCTCAGGAGTGATCTGAGTGTTCAGTGTAGTGATAGCGATAGTCGGAACAGCGTTTGCCGCACCGATAAATGCCACCTTAAATTGTTCTGTGAACTGCTTTACAACAGAACGGCAGGAATTTTTCGGCTGGTAAACAACCGTAACGGATGCGTTGATGGTTACAGTAGTAACCGTGTCGTTGGTGCTCTGTTCAACGACCGTATAGTTTACACCGCCGGTGGGCTGGATAGAACCTGTGGAGCAGAACGGCTGGCACAGATTTTCGACTACGTTGGCCAGATACTGCTGGCTTGTAGCCGCGATTGCAATTGGGTTTAATTGAATCATAGTGTTTGTGTTTGTATTGTGTTTTGTGACAGGACTAGGTGCCGCCTGCCTTCGGCTTTATTTTTCTTCTTTTTCGCGTGCCGTATCATTCTTTGCTCCTGGCTGCTGCGTAGCCTGTTGTACAGTCGGTTGTGCCGGCTGCTGCGGAACCTTCACCACATATTCTTCTGGTTTCTGATACGGAAGGTTACAGTCCAGATATTTCTTCAGCTCCACCAGATCATTGCGGTCGAAAGTGAAAAATCCGTCGATTATAGAAAGCTTTCCCTGCTGGATGGCAGAGTCTACATATCCATGAGCCAGTTCCGGAATCATGTCATCAGGAATACGGGACACAAATTTTTCCAGGAACGGGCGAATTAGCTTTGTCCCACCTACGGCTGCCAAAGAATTGATTTCATTGGAAATCTGCCACCCGGGTCCTGCGAGTCCGATTGACTTAAATAACTTTTCTACCGGAAGCATACCGGCAGAAATACCGTTGAGCGTATTTCCCAACATAACCGGAATGACCGGCTCACCCCATTTCAGTATAACAGCTGTAAGAATCTGTGCGTTTGTCATTGTGCTGCTTGTTTGAGTTGTTTGCTTGTAGTATGAAAATCATAAGTAGATAGGGGAAGGCATCTGCCCTCCCCTGGATTTCAGCAGTTGATTACTGGGCAGACACACATCCGCAGCAGTCAGACTGACATACGTTGCTTGACGGAATGTAAGTCTTTGTGATAGCCTGCAAAGCGGCAATGCTGTTCTGCATACACTGCAGAGTAGCTGTGTTGGTACCGTTATAAACAGCCTGCTGCATGTTGACAGCTGTCTGAGCGTCCTTGTTGGCGCGAACTTCCACTGCAAGTTCCTTGATCTGACCCTGCAAGTCTTTGTAAGCTTCCACAATCTTCTGATCAGTGTACTTGTCAGCCTTCAGCAAAGCAATTTCTGAGTCCTTTGCATTCAGTTGTTCTACCATGTTCAACTCATAACGGCTTACAGGCATGTTGTCTGAGCAACATCCTTCTACGTTCCATCCCAAGCCGCTACGTCCCAAGATGTTCCCACCGTTGATACCCAGAAAAGATGCAATACCTGCTGCTGCTCCTACAGTGTTGAAATTACCTTGTCCCTGGCCTGTTACATTGTAACTCTGGCCATCCATACCTTTGATTGTCATACTGTTTTGTGTTTGTGTCGTCATATCGTGCACTATTGCCCGACATGACAAAGGTACGGAACAGCATTTAGGGTAGAAATGCTTTGTTTCCGAGTCGTTTCCGTAAATTTTCGAAATATATTCGCAACATTTTCTGCGTAGCCACACGCAGTTCGAAATTGGTATGTATGTATGTTACGGTACGTTCCGTAATGTGTACTTTTGAAGCTATATACGAAGGTGTGAAACCGGTTTCCGATAGGAAATGCACCAGCAGATATCGTGCGTCTACGGTTTCCATATCCTTGTGACGCGAAAGTATCTGCGTACAAGGTATTTCTGTTTCCTCCGATACCATACGGAGGATGGTGTTGAATATGTCTGTCTTACTCATCGTTTTTGTGTTTTTCTGCAAGGTAGGAATATCCTACCATTCCGTGTCTTTCCTTCAATATTTTATCGGCTGCCTGCTACCATTGTAGCAGGTTGTAGTTGAGTGTTATGCCGACAAACGGCTCTCCACGACCGGAGAGCGACAGCCCGTAGCCTACACTGAGACCTATTCCCCAGCGTTTGCGACCTGCGGCAGAATGGCTTACCACTCCGGTCTGTGTGCGACGGTAAAATTCGGCCGATACAAGCTGTGGACGGTAGCCCGAAATCACTATCCTGTAGTCGTCTGTCCGATACTCCTTTTCTGTTATCGGAATAATCACATCAGCGCTGTCCTTCCTTCCAAGAATCGAATCGTTCGATGAAGGGAATCTTCCGAAAGCCAGCGAATCGACCGGTATGCGAGCCGTATCGGAATCCTTTGGTTCGGTTTCAGATACCGGTTTATGTACTACAGGAAACCGACCAGTCACAGTTCCTGCAGGAAGTTCGGAAACTGGAGGAGCAACCGCCGTATCGCGCAGGGTGTCTATCCTGGCAGGCAGCCATACAGTATCGGATACAGTCTTTACACTTTCCGAAGAACATTCTCTGAAGAATATGGAGAATAGGAGTGCCGCAAACAGCACTCCTACCAATATCCATGGAAGCTGTTTCATACGCCCAGGTATTTACAGATCCCGTTTACGTGGAGTTCGGTAATTTTCTGCTTCCCTTCTTCGGAAAGCAGAAACTCCACATCTTCCCGGTTGTCCTGAAACAGATTCTCTGTAAGAACAGCTGGGCATACCGTATGCTTCAAGATGTAAAACCCACTTTCTTTGTCACTATCTCCGTCGGAAGTGTCTTTCCTGATCTTCATTCCTTTCAGGGATTCAGATGCGGCATCGTACAGGCATTCAGCCAATATGTCTGCTTTGGTGTTTCCTACACTTGTCCAAGCTTCCCATCCTCTTCCGGTCATCCATTTACCATCGCTACCGGCCGCATTCAGGTGTACGGACACCAGAATGCAGTCTTTCACCTTGTTAGCCCGTTTGCAACGTTCCTGTAACGAGACATCTTTCTCTTCCGGAGTCAAAAGCTCAGCATCCAGTCCCTTCTCCTTCAGAATTTTCACAATTCGGGATGCGATTTCCCGCGCATATGCATACTCACGAATCCGTCCGTCTGGAGACTGATTCCCTTTGGCCTCTACTCCGTGACCATTATCAATCCAAATTTTCATTGTGTATTCTTTTGTGTAAATGGTTAAGCAGAAGCCAGAACTCCTGCAGCCTCCAGTTTATCAATCAAATCATTTACTACTGTATGTGCGTCACTCTCACCTGTAGCATCGGTGACATGTGCTGCCTGCTTTACTAATCCATATTTAGAGGAAGAAGCTTTAGATAGTTCAACATACGCTTTGTCGCTGCTGTCTAGTTTCAGCCCAAATTGAGTTTCTGTATCGGCATGACCTGTCTTTACTCCACCCAATTCAGAATCTGTAGCTTTTACCAGCACATAGCTATCACTACCTCCTCCGCCTCCTGCTGAAACAGATTCTTTTATAACCAAAGCTTTTACAGCTTTTACCTCTACATCGCTAACCAACCGTACATTCATACCTGCTGGAACATTAATTTCGATGATGGTGTTTTTAAAATTTTCCGTTGACATTGAGCACGGTTCCATCGTGTCTATGTACTGGAAGACGGAAAGTCTTCCACTCTTCACTCCCTGAATTTGAACTAACGTCCTTCCTTCGGAAGTATATTCGGCTACATAACCTTCTACTCCCTGCTTAAAACTAATTTCGCTCTTTTTCTTGTTTAATTTTTGTGTTTGTGATACTTTTTTATTTATAAGGATTCTCCCTGTACTCAGGTAGAATGTACTGTATGTTTACCGCTGCATCGTGCAACACTTTATGCGCCTGTTCTTCACTCACTTCCATTTTGTCAGTAAATTCGCAAAAAATGTTTCCTACCCAATCTGAAGCGCTGTTTAGCCTCTTAATGGCAACTGCGCTGCATCCATTGGTAGTAAATAAAGATTTTGCCATCTTATCTTTCACCTGTGTGTCAATATCCGTGAAACATAGGAAAAGGTTTTCAGCAAGTCCCTTGCTAAATACAGCCATTTCGCTCATAGGCAAACGTTGTATGTTTTCTTTCATACCAGAAGCACCTTTACGCTTCACTTCGAAATATACAGAAAGAAAGGCTGCATTTCCCAATGGGTGAGGTTGCACAATATATACACGGTCTGCCTTTGTCTCGTATAGTATCTTCCATAACTCACCGAATACCTTGGCCGAATTTTCACTTCGTTTGAAACTCAGTCGTTCGGTCTCCTGTTTATACCTTTCCAGTTTTGCCTCATTCATCTTTTCACGATACTTCTGAGTCATCTTGTTGTATTGATTTAAAACTAAGGTTATTATGGAAACTATAGCTGCACCGATGGCCGTTACCATTTCTGCATTCATCCCGTAGCTCCCTCCTTTATTTACTCTTTTTTCTTAAACAGGTCTGCTACCGCTTTTACCAAATCGTAGAAACCGCATCCGCTCAAACCTGAAGCAACTCCATAGATTAATGCTTCCCACCATTCATAACCTGTCAGTAGCGGAGATATCTGAAGCATCCAAGCAATACAACATACCGCCATACCAACCAGACAAGATATACCTATTTTTGCCAGTTTACTAGACGACACAGAAGGAATCAACTTGGAAATCTGCGTTACTATAGCGGAAACAAGGGCCACTACTCCAGCAAAAGTCCCCAAGTCAATAACATACTCACTGCCATTCGATACGGACAAATACTGAGCAGATACTACAGCAGAAAATAAAAACATTGCAAACATCAACATAAACTTTTTCATACTCATCGTTTTTTTTAGTTAGACATTTAGTTTTTTGTTGCAATACAAAGATAAATAATAGAAAACTTGGAATGAAGGACAAAAAATCCGGCACGCTTGTCGGAAACCGTTTGTAAACATAGCATATTTCTATAGCGCCTAAACTTCTACAAATAGCGCTTTACATAGCTAGTCCATATTTTACCTCCTTCCTTTTTACTGTTTCTTAAATATATTCTATTAATGCCTATTGAATGCCTGCGGGCTAAGCACAAACAAGGCATTGTCTGGATTATCATAGTCAAATATGGGAGATTTCTTATTCCCTTCAGGAATATCAGATATAGGAGGGACGTACAGCGGAGAATCCTTAATGTAATCTCCATAATATTCCTGGTTTGTAGCAATATATTTACGAGCATTCGCCATAGCATAGGATGCATCGTTCTCGCTATATTTCCTTGCCTTTTCTGACCGGCGTGACTCTACGTATAGAGCAAGCGTCATTCTCAGTTTGTCTACCGTCCTTTGCCACACATTGTTTATAGTCTCATTATTTTCACCTGTAAACAGATCTGATTTTATCGATCGGGTGCACCATTTCACAAGCGCCTCAGTAAGCGTCTCACCTATCTCTGGTACAATGTAAGCATTCTGGCAGTAACGGATGTCTGGCAATAAGGAAATAAACTTCTCACGACTCTCAGATATGTCAAGATATCGGTTTAGCTCGATTGCAGTAGTAAACAATAAGTCACCCTGAAGATAGAAGTATCGGCTTTCTCTCCACATATCGGCAAATAAAGGTTTTTTGCTGCGGGCATCCTCTTCAAGAAATATCAGGAGGCGGTCCACTCCGCGTCTCCCTTTGAAATAAGCATCTCGTTCAAATCGGCTCACGGATTTTTCGTCGGCTTTGTCGTATCCGTCGGTATACACCTGATTCAGACCTCCTCCATCGTTCAGGCTCACCGTTAAAATACCGGTGCTGTTGGCTAGAGACAGATAAACTACTGGAAGCTGGCAAGCCCGTATTAATCTTATTTCAGGAGTTAATTTCTCTTTTTCTATAAAACCAGAAGTCACTCCTCCATAATCTTGCATGGCTTTTTGATAGTATTCTTCTACCTTATTATATAAATTTCTTCCCAAAATAGGAAGAAGAATGTTTTCTTCAGTATCTTCTATAAGCGTAAGCAAAGATTTTTCTCCGCTATAAACACTAGTAGGCACGTATGCCCTTATCTCTTCAGCTGTAGTTACTAACATAATTCTTGTTTTCTCCAAAAATAGATATTTATATCCTATCGCCAAAGTATTGAACAGGTATTTTGCGGATGATTTCTAAAAGAAAATCACTTTTTCTTATCGTTTATGATTTATTTTTGTTATCTTTGTAACAAAATTAGCTCAATACAAGATTAAAAATGTTATTAATTACACATCTATGAAAAAGACTTACGTGCTCATGCTTTCGCAATCTTTCCCGACCAAACATCCCCGGTATGGGAGCCCTACCGGATTCCGTGAGAAATTCCTTTCCGGAGAAAAACGACACACCATCCGGTCCAACTTTCCGCTTTGGGCAAAACGCATACACGAGGTGCAGCAAGGTGAAGCGGTTATCTCCGTCCGTCAGTGGGAAGGCCGTCCGTATTTCAGCAGGCAAATAACAATAGGCTGTCTGACTGCGGAATCTGGAACAGGTATTCAGAAACTTACCTTCCAGCTGGATCGCGACGGATGTGCCTCTTTCAATTTCTTTGACATCGACGGTAAATATCCGGAACTGACAGAACTTGCGGCCAACGATGGCCTTTCGGTAGACGACTGGAAAGAGTGGTTCCGGGGTTATGATTTTAGCAAGCCAATGGCTGTAATTCAATTCGGTAAATTCAGGTATTAATGATGAAAGAGTATTTTATTGCTACAGCAATTTTTGTAGGTCTTGTGGCTTTCCTTATGGCAATGAGCTATTTCTCCGGTTTGGATTACGACATTCTTTTCATAGAATTTATGCTTACATACTTAGTGATTAATAAATTATCTGAAATACAGAACGATAAAAAAGAAAAATAATATGCCAGCGTATGACGTAAACGGGCGGTGCGAAGACTGCACATTTGCTGACGCATTTGGAAGAAGTTGCCAGCATGGGATGCTATTCCCTGTCATGGTACTAATTGCGTTTGGAGATGTATATCAGTGTCCGAACTTTCAGAAAAAGAATGCTGAACAGCTTCAGGAACAAATTCGATTAAAGAACAAAGAAAATAAATAGGATATGGATTTCAAGAAATTAAAATTACTCACAGAACTGATTGATGGATATGAATGGCAAATGGGCCATGGCCTTGTGGTGTGGATAGAATATCCTAATTGCACGACTATTTTTGATAAGATATTGGGAGTGGATTCTGAACGTGAAATTCATTGTGTGGCGCAAAGAACAGGCATTTGCATTGATCACTTTGAAGATGTGCTGAGCTATTATACCAGTGAGAATATTGAGGACTTATTCCCTAAATACGAGGATTGAAATATGCCAAAGAAAGAATTTAAAGTCGGAGAAACATTTCAGTGCGGACTGGTGAAACTGAAATGCGTAAAAGCAGAGGGAACAATATGCGAAGGATGTTTTCTTGATGAAATATGTGAATTTTACAGCCAATGTAACGCCCTTATAGGGTGTTGTGACGCTAGTAGGGAGGACAAAACCGATGTAATCTTTGTAAAAGTGGAGGAATGATATATGGATTTCAAATCACAAATAGGAACAAACATAAACCAGTCACGGAAGCTGTTAGAGCTGGGATTAAAACCAGGCACAGCCGACATGTACCTTGAAAAGAGTAAGACACCTGAATATGGAGAATATCATCTTCATACTATATGTGAAGGTATTGATGCTGAACACTGGTTCTCTGTGCGCATGAATCGCGACATTACTCCTGCATGGAGCTTGGACCGGCTTCTGGAACTTATCCCAAAGTCAATAAAACAGAACAACAGGCCAAATGCCGATTTTGATATGCATAGCGACGGGCAATATTGGTTCATTTCTTACGAGGAACTTGGATACGATGTAAAACATCAGGAAATGAGACACAAATCCTTCGATGCCGTTATTTGCATGATTAGATGGCTTATTGAAAACAATCATTTGAATAAAGAATACTTAAAAGAAAAACCATGAAAAGAGAAGATATAGAAAACGCAGCTAAAAAGGAAGCCGAAAATCTGGCATGCTTGGTTTATTACGGAGGAAGCGCAATTTCACAGGAAGATGTTGAGAATGCTTTTGTAAAAGGCGCAGAATGGAGAATAGACAGCGTGTGGCATGGTGTAAAAGAAGAGCCTAAATATGACGAATATTTCCTTTATGAAAACGCTGTACATGCTTATCATGTCGATGGTATATACCCTTCCGAAGATGAACCTTTTGTATGGGATGATTATGTTAAAGATTGGGGACTTATAAGATGGGCTTATATAAAGGACTTAATACCCAATACAGAAAAATAACTGATATGAAAATATACGAGATACATAACCCATTATTTTTAAGTGACATATTTGTCTTTGCAGAAGTAGAAGGCATCGGACCATGTTACATAAAAGTGAATTGCTATAATAGAATTGAAGAGATTGGCTTTGATATTCAACGAAGAATGCGCCGGTCTATCGAAGACATTATGCAATACGCTAAAAAAGCTGCAAAAATTCGCAGGCATATTTTCAACAGTATTGATATTGAATATTGGGCGAAAATCCGTAATCAATGGTTACGGTCCGTGAAGACTCAAACATACATAGAAAATAATTCTGGAACCATTATTATGTAGATTATGGAACATATAATAAAATTCAGAGGAAAAGGATTGATCCATAACCAATGGATTTATGGAGGATTGGCAGAAGACCGTAATAATAACGTCGTCATACTTCCTAAAAATGATTGGCGAAAAGGAGAATGCGTAAACGAAGATACCATCGGCCAGTTCTCCGGACTCCCAGACAAAAACGGGAAAGAAATATACGAAGACGACATTGTGAGATGGGAGCATGACAACAAACTGTATGTAATCAGATTCCAGTCAGGAATGTTTTATGCTTCCGTAGAAGATTGTAACGAACGGATTTATGGAGGATTTCCCCTGCACTCCTTTACCGAAACAGCAGAAGAGGGATTCCAGTGTGAAATCGTGGGAAATATACACGACAATCCGGAACTTCTAAAAAAATCCCAAAACTTCTCCCCCACCTGCGCAACATGCAACAGATATGACAACGGAAAATGTACCAATTTCGGGAAGGAAGTAAAAGCGGAAGATTCCTGCAAATACTATCAGTCGGACGTGATTGAATATACCTGCCAGCAGTGCGGTCGTAAATACGAAATCACTGATTCCGATGCTGGAAATCGTGAGAAATTTTGCTGCAAAGCATGTGAAAACGGATATTAATCAAAACTAAAAAAACATGAGTAAAACCAAATTATATTATCTGTTTTTGGCAGCCATGTATGTGGTGTTGTCGTAACCTGTAACAATATGATTGAATTTATAAAAGAAGGGAAATACGAAAAGAAAATAGCTACCTGCAAGTTCTGTGGGTGTGAGTTTACTTTCGACAAAAGGGACGTTCAATCCAGAAGTGACGGCAAGTTCCCATTTACAAAGATAGAAAAAACATTGCTATATGTTGTGTGCCCCTGCTGTAATGCAGAGATAAGAGAATGGAGTGATTACCAAGAAACCGAAAAACAGAAATAAATCCACAAAACAACATTGCTATGAAATTTAAACATCAGAAAGACCTCGGTCCTGACTCCATTCAGAAATGGTGTGAGGAACTGGATGGGAAATCAAAAATAGAAATAAATGATACACAAAGGAGACTACTTTCCATTTTCAAAATGAATCATGAGATTGTTGGTAATTTCCTGAATGCACATAAAGAACTGTCTTCACAGTCTGATTACACTTCTTTCATGATAAATCTTGTCGCTGAAAATTTTACTTACAAGATAGATTATCCTTCAGCACTTATAATAAGTACACTTATAGACCGTCCGGCCATCGCCGTAATGTATGCCAATTACCTCCAGTATAAATGTTTCCAGTACGGAGTCAAGGAAATAAACATTGATGCACTGAAAGATATATTACTTTGGGAAGGAGTATTCAGTGAAGAAGTATTGCATGAAATGTGGGACAAACAGAAATTTATATCCAGCGACAACCGGCTGCTTAACATGCTTGACTATCCTCAGTACAGAGAGTCTATCAGAAATATTAATACAGGCGATTATGACGAAAAAATAAATCAAAAAGGAATTTCCAAAATCTGTCAAAAAGCCTGGTCAAGACTCGTAGAAAAGATTAAAAAACTACTGAAATAACATCTTTACCATGACCGCAAACGATTACTCAATAGAAAAATATGTGTCTGAATACCTGAAACCGCTGGAAGAGAAAGGAATTATCACAGACTTGCGGGTGATTCCATGCAGATGCCGCATCATATTCAGACTGAATGAGCCGTCACGAGAAAACTCAATGAAAGTAATTATCGAAACAGAGGCGGATGAAGACCATATCACATTTTTCAAGTCCGATGTGTCAGCAGAGGAAACATTCAGATCACCAGAACGGAGGTTTATTTATCAAAGACTGATGGCTGCAAATAAATCCCTTAATGATGAACTAAACAGGATGTCAGTAAACACCGATTTATACATTACGAAATACCTGAAACCACTGGAAGAGAAAGGACTGATAAAGGACCTCGCAACGTGTAAGAATCATAGCGTCTGGTTTACGATGGTGAAAGACATTAAAGGCGTGAGCATTACCGTCAATTTAATCCCAGGAACGACAGTAGATACTGTTGCGTTTTTCCCTCTTCCTATTGATATAAATGGTAACGGAGTAGTAACAACATTTATTACCAATCCGATAAATGATGACCACTACACGGAAAACCTTAAAAAACGTATTCAGGAATCAATGAGTGAACTGAAAGTAATATTTGATAACTCACTACCGGAATAAGATTATGGAATCAAAATCAGAAGGCGCAAAAAGACTGGAAGAAGAAGTCCTCACCATCAAGCAGGAAATGGAATCCGAGCTCACTCCATACAGAATGAAGCTTCAGGAAATACAGAACGAAATAACCCGAATCTCGCAACCATACGAGAAAAGAATCAAGCAGAAAGAACAGGAATATCTGGATAAATTTCTTGTAGACTGTAACGGAAACAGCATTCACACGGGCGACGTACTGATAAACAATCTAACAGGAGAATCATTCAAAGTGGTAGACCGGTTCCAGCAAAAGCTGATTCATTACCTCGGTAATCCTCGTGTGGTAGTAGTAAAACTGAATAAGAAAGGAGAGGCCGGGAAGAAAGAATTTTCTATATTTACCGGAGAATTACATGATTGTTATTGCATTAAAAACAATACAAATAAGTCATAACGTAATAAAACAAAAATAGGTTTAGAGATGAAAACAATACTAAATCAAAACAAAGTAGATATAACTACTATTGAAAAATACGATGAAATAAATGGCCATGATGTTATCAGGGAAACACTATTATTCAAAGGCTGTGAGATATGTCATGACACATTATATAAACATCTTATAAAGAAAAAATATCTTGAAGATACAGCTTTTTATCTGTATGGGCTCAAAGTAAATGCTACGAACAGGCTATATATTAGCTATACGCTTGACAGATATTGGAGAAGGAATGATTTACTTCCACCAGATGTTGATGGATATGTCGTTGTACCTAAAGATATATACAATGAGTGCAAAAAAATAAATGACAGTTATAAGAGATGAATACTATTCCATTAGATACTGATACATACCTGAATAATTACCTTGTTCCTACTTTAAAGGAATCATTAAAGGGATACAGTGTCTATGTATTAAGTAAAACAGAAATTAAGTTTCTTCTATGTCATTGTATAAGAGGTTCCAACATAGAATTTAAAATAAAAATCGGATGGTATCAAGATGAAGTGACTCTTACAATACCAAACAGAATATACGGTGGGAAGCGAGGTATTGGTATAACAATACAAAAAAGTCCTGCTGAAATGGACTTTTATGCGCAGAGACTTCACAGTATTGTTCTCAGAGGAATTGAAGAACTAAATGAAAGAGTTCTAATTGAACCTGAGTAAGAAGTAAAAATAAACCTATGGCAAAAAATAAGAAAATCAACACAATTGTTTCGCGTTGCGAACAATGCGTTTTCCATCGGAAATACAACTTGGAAGGCGCTAGTTTTGGATATATTATTCTATGTTCACCCATGAATAGGGTGGTAAAACGAAACGACGTAACCAAATTTCTTGATGTACCAATAGAAATCCCAGACTGGTGTCCGCTGGATGACTATCAGGGAGATAATAAGACCTATGATATTTTAGCTACCGAATAAAACCAATAAATCATGAAAAAAGAATTTACAGAAGACCAGCTTGTATATATACGAGACATTTTCGCTCAGGAATGCGAGAAATATATAGATTTAGGCAAAAGAGATGATGCACAGGAAGCACTGGATATTGTAAACGTAGTACAGTCAAAATACGACTGTGACGAATACGCCGATCTGGAATCTTTTGTACTGGATGAAAGCGGGACTTATTACTACATAGAAAAACGTGAATTGGAAGAAAGTGAAGAAGAAGCTGTCAGACTGATGATTCAGTTTGCCAAATCTTCGGAACAGGACCCATCGGAAGAGCTGAAAGAAGCGGTAAATGAGCATTTGTATTTAAACGATGCAAATCGAGGAAAAACAAAGCTGGATGTAATAATGAATAGAAAAGTAAATATAAACAGACTCATTGTTCTTTGCATAAATTCATGCGAGGAAAGCGAATTGATAAGACTTGATGACATAGCAGACTTGCTGGCCGAAAACATTTAAAACGAAAAAACCATGGAAGAAAGAAAAATCAACTTTAAAAAGAACGATGATAATACTCCGGTTCTTGATCCGGACGGAAAGCTTTACGAAAAGCTGACAGAGAAACAGAAGAAAATAAATGAAAGAATCTATTCATTGCTTTACATGCTAAAAGAAGGAAGCCTGTCTGAGGGAACAAAAGAAGCATTGCTTGAATTGTTTCATAAGAATGCAATAGACATCCTGAACGAACTTGGATATGAAGACAGCCTGAATAAAAAGTACAATGAATATATCCAGGAGATACGCTCACTAAACCAGGAAAACCGGGAACTAAGAAAGCAGCTTGGAATGAAAGTATCGAACGAGGATGCAAGAGAACGGTTGAAACTTATCTGTGAATCCTTCTATGAATGGTGGCACAACGAAGGAACCGGAAATATAGATGACATTATTTTTGGCCCGTACAAAATGACCGCCACATTGAGAGGATATATCTATCCTTCCGGCCGTGAAAGGGAAATAAAAAATCAGGTGGAGATGTTGAAGCAAAAAGGATTCGATGTATCGTATGTTACAAACTTCGGGCATCACCTTACTGCCTCTGAGAAAAACTTCAATATGCTGAAAGAACTTTTCAAAAGCGCTTTCCCGCATTCGGATATTGACGAAATAAATACAGCCACCTATCTGGGAGGTGAAAGCAGAGAAGAATATGTGTACGTTATTACAAAGATCATCGTTGATTTCAATAACCTTGACGACATTAAAATCACAGAGCCATGACCGAACTGAATACTGAAAACGTAGACCGAATTTTCGCCGACTGCATGTTTCGCAGCCACGAAGAATACGAGGAATGCAAGCCTGGTAAACTGTATACATTTGTTGATTCCATCCAGAGCGCAAAAGTGAAGGTAGGATTCCATCCGGAACGCATCTGTCAACACATGCAGGAAATCCGTGAAATGCTTGGACAGCTTCCTGACGGATTTTTCCCTGGAAAAGGTGGAGGAGCTTCTTTCCTTCAGGCTGCATGCTTGAAGAATGGAGATCTGTGGACCGGATTTCATACGGAAGTGGAAAAACTGTGCTTGCTTGGGATGGCATCCAGACAACTGAGGATGCTTCTTCCGCGTGAAGAATGGCATTACCTACCCGGAGGAATGCCATACTTCGTCGTAGAGGAACAGGGAGGGGTTGTTAAATCTAACAACAACCGCAAAGTTTCAGTGCTCAGAAAATTGTAGTTGTCAGATTTAACAACTATCTTTACCGAAAAAACAGCAAGAATGGAAACAATACAGACTATCTCCGAGAAAATACGCCGCTACCGTCAGGAACAGGGACTTACACTGGATGAATTCGCAGGAATTACCGGTATGAACAAAGGGAACCTGTCGAAGATAGAGAACGGGAAACTGGGAATCGGTATGCCTGTACTGTTACGACTACTCAACGCACTGGACTGCCGAATGGAGATTTTCCCGTCTTCCCTGAAAAGCACTGTACGTTTTTATCGTAACATCTCGACGGTATACCGACTGACCGAAGATAACGGAATGGACTACCTATGTACGCTACCTGCTCTGAAAGAACGGCTTATCAGCATGGTAGGTCAGGGTCATACCTTTTTGGTAGATATGCCATGTAAGGACGCTATTCCTATACGAATCGACGGAAAATCCTACTACACTTATACAATAGACGGACTTATTGGAGAAGCCCAGAAGATGAGTTCTCTGCCACCACTCCAAATTCGATATAAAACGGAACAGTTTCCTGGAAATATAGGGATAAGAACCATTAGGCTAAAGTGCATGACCCTACATGGATGACAATAAAAAAACAAGAGAAAATGAAAGCAAATAATAATTATTTATCACGTTTTTCTGGCGCATTAACTATCATAGCAACTGTGTCTACTATCATATTGTTCTTTATCGGAGCTTCTGAACGCGTATTGATAATCAATGTATTTTTTTCTATGGCTATGTTAATAATGAATTTATCAATTCTTATCAGAAATCTGACGGAGCTTATACTGAAATTTTTTGAACTAAAAAATATAGTACATATAAATCAAGAATTTGACAACCTGATAAGTTCAACAGAAAATAACCCAAAAGCAGAAAAAACAGATAATGAATAAATTTATCAAGATAGCTGCACCACACATCGTATATTTATGATATATGAAAAGGGGGGAAATCTATGAATAAATTTTTAAGTAAAAAGACATAAATACGTTTTAAACGTATGAATATATTTTAACTACGCCACTGAAAAATCTATTAATAAACAATTGAGCTAAAATCAACAAAAATCCCGACAAATCAGAAGTTTTGCCGGGATTTTTTCTGTGAATAAAACCAAAAAAAAAGAAGAAAAATGTATGTTATAGTGTAGATTCCGTTTCTTCTGTGCCGGTTGCGCTGCGGTCGAGCGTGGTAAATGTCTGCTGACGGATGACTATTTCTCCATGCTTGTCCCATTTGTTGAATGTATAGATATTCTTCAGGAACCGCAGATAAATGCGCTGCCGGGTAGAAAGCTGGTTTTGCTTGAGCAACTGCAATTCGCGCTGGTAAGTTCCCCCACTACTACCGCTTTTACCTGGAACCGCACCAATAAGGGCCGGATGCACACCGTAAGCAAAGAATATAATGCTGGAAATCTCTTCAAGCTCGTCTTTTAATTCAGTTGAATTTGTCAGCTGTGGCACATCCACAATTTCCACCGCATGCTGCATCGTCTTTCCGTCAGGACCTACAAACGAGTCCAGACAGATAGTTTTCCCGTTGTTCTCTCGGCGTTGAAGGAACTCATTCACCTTCTTATAGATACTGTCACGTACAGCTTGTTTCGCTTCGGTAGTATCCGCTCCCATTTCATCGAACATCGCACGAAGGTATTCGTTGTTGATGAAAATCATTTTACCCCACATGGTTGCATTCTGGCGGGCCATGGCCTTGTCGGTAATCAATGTCGTGGCGTAATCGTAGGTCATCGACGGAAAGATACTCCACCAGGCTGGCTGCGGGTAATAAGGTTTCAGCATTGAAGGGTAATAGCTTGGACAGCAGAACCAGGTGGTACGGTTCCTGGGCGATCGTTTCTTACTCTTTTCCACCTGACGGCGAAGCTCCGTAAGCATGTTTTCCGGCATCAGTGTGGGATAGGCCACTACATCCTTTCTTTCCAGCTTTGGCGTGGCATCTTTTCGCCACTTCTCCGCATAATACACGTAGTTTATGCGCATCCGTTCGTCCATTTCCTCCATGCGGCAGCACACCGCCGGAATGTTTCCTAACTTGACAATTTTCGGGTCCCACTCTTGGTCCTTCCGTCCGATGCTTAGCCCGATGGTCGGGAAATAAATGTCCATGTGCGCGTCGTCTGTCATGCACTTCAGGTAGTGAAGTTCCAGATTGTTATTTTCGCAGAACTTGTCCCATTCCTTGTCTGTCTCTTCCCAGGTGTGATAGTCTTCACGAAGCTGTTTCAGCTCGTATTCCGGTGTCCCAACCTGTGCGGTATCTTTTTGCTCCTCTCCGGACACGGCCTGCGACCAGGTGATTGTGCCTCCCCCACCCTTCTCTTCGCCGCTTTCTGCTTTCTGCTGGTCCAACTGTGCCTGAATCTCCATGATGCGGTTACGAATCAGTAGTCCGGCATCCTTGAAGGGAATCAGCTCAGTCTTTACCGTACCGTTTACGTAGCGTGACCAGCGGTACATAAGCTGCGGCCCGAGCCCTACGGTCAGGTCGATAATATATTTGATGGCGGTCGCCGTGTACGGCAGACTCCCAACCAGCTTGTAGATGGTATTCGGCAGCATGTTTCCCGGTCCCCATGGAATGTAACCCAGACCGGGTGTCCCGGCATTGCTGACTGGCACAGGGTTTGACTGCCGGCTGTCGAAAATATCAAACGTGCCCTGAATGGGAAGTCCGCCGATGGCCCCTCCCCCTTTCATCATTTCCGAGGAAGATACAGACGGGATTTCCGACACGTGGGCCATGCCGATATACTGGTATCCACGGTCTACGAGTGAAGTCACTTTTCCTCTGAACTCCTTTATTCCCGGGTTTGACTTCTTACGGTTTGTATTTTTTGTGTTTGTCGCCATATAACTACTTAACCAATATCTTTGTGTCGTTAATCTGCAGAATAAGTACGTCGTACACGTAACGGAAATCTCCGTTTGTCATTACCAGTTTACGGTATCCCTTTTCGCGGTTGTACGAAACGGCACGCTGCACGTTGTAACATTCGCTTATCGTTCCGTCCTTACACACGAAACGTATGTCGAACGGCTTGTTTTTCCCGTCCGGAGTGCGGGCGTTCATCAGCTTGTACGCCTCCGTCCAGAGCAGACGTTTGGTCGGTTTCTTCATTTCCTCTTGTTTTGATACAAAGATATACAAGGTTAATATGGTAATGAAGGACAAAAAAACGCACCTCCCTTCACAGGGAAGCGCGGTAAACATAACACTGAAATGATAATATCAAACAACATTACTTTTTGCGATTATCCTTCACAGGGTAAGAGTATATTATGGTTTTATATACATTTATAAATAAAGTCCATCTTCCTTCACAGAAAAATAGGACTTTGTGTAAACTCAAAAATAATGAATAAAGTGCACACCACCGTGTGCAATAACATGGTTACTATTTTTCTCATGATGATGCAAATATATCCTATTTTCTCTGAATATCAAAAAGAAAAAGGATGAAGAACCACTGTTCCCCATCCAGGTGTAATAAAACAAAGAACATTTTCATGCTCAATTCTTTGCAAATATAATGTTTTTACCGCACATAAGCAAAATTTGAAACTAATTGATTATCTGATTTATAATAAATACTTTTATTCAAGCATGCGTTTATGCTTTTATATAAAAACACTTTTACTCTTTTATTATTTCATGCTTTTATATTTTCATTCATTTGTATTAAAACATTATTATTCTTTTGCATATCTGCATATTTGAATGTAAATACTTTTACTCTTTCATACTTTCATACTTTTATACTTTTATGTTTTTATACTTTTACTCAATTATTCTTTTATACGTTCATACTTCTATGATTTTGTACTAAAACATCTTTCCCTCACCCATTTTGTATTTTCACACAAAAATATGTTTATATAAAAATACTTTTATATTTTTATGTTTCTATGCTTTTATTCATTTATACTATTATTATTTTATGTATCCACACAAAAATGCTTTTATATTTTTATTCAAAAATACTTTTATGCGTTTGCACATTTGAATATTTACATTTTTGCATAAAAATATTTCTGCATTTATGTCGGAAATGAAAAAAACGACTATCTTTGCAGTGTAATAAAACAAAAACATTTGATATGGCAATTACAATTTCTTCATTCAACTTTAAGGGTGGAGTAGGGAAGACCACTACCACCGTCAATCTGGCAAAAGCCTTACATTCTCTTGGTAAACGTGTGCTGGTAATAGATGCCGATGCACAGGGTAACGCATCTAAAATGATGGGATTCCGTCTGGCCACGGAAAAGGATGGTAAAACCCTTTACGAAGCCATGTCCGGAAATGCCAGCATCATGGAATGTGTGTTCTGCGAAAATGAAAACGAAGAAAGCTTCGACTTCATTCCTTCACGACCGAACTTATACCAGTGCGAACAGGAACTGGTGAGCCGTACCGGACGTGAATACATCCTTCGCATGATGCTGAACAATCTGGAAGACCATTATGATTTTATCCTGATTGACTGCCCTCCGAACTACGGACTGGTTTCTATCAATGCAATGGTGGCTTCTGACTACCTGCTGATTCCTATCAACTGCGAAGTATTTGCCCTGGACGGAATGGGACTGATTACCGCAAAATATGAGGAAATCAAAAAGCTGGTGAATCCGAAACTGGAAATCCTTGGTTACATCATGTCACGCTACGACAAGCGTCTGTCGCTTCACCGTCAGGCATACGAACAGATGAATCAGAATTTTCCTGGGAAGGTGTTCAATACCACCATCCGCACGAACATTCAGCTGGCCGAATCGCCTGCGCAGCGCATGAACGTGTTCGATTTTGCGCCCAACTGTACGGGAGCTGCCGACTACATGGAGCTGGCAAAAGAGATTCTATCACGATTAGATAACCAGTAAAACCCACGATTATGGCTAAACAACGATTCAACCTGAATGAAACAATGCTTGATGCGCGGCAGGGCATTGAGGAAGCACGTGCCAACGCGGAGAAGGCAGGGGAGGAGAGTGCTGCGACTCAGGAAAAGGCAGAAGAAAAGACGGAAGAATCTCCTGCTACCTTCACTGCTGAAAACTCATGTGTTGAAGCAAATAACCAGGAAGAGGAAAACATCCGTCCGGAACAAGAAGCTGCGCCCGATAAAGAGTCCGTGAAAAGCGAATCACCCGCAGTAGAACGGAAAATAAACGGCATACGAAAAAGAATTAGAAAAGATGAAAAAGAGGGACGAATCATGCGGAATGTCTATCTGGACGAAGACATGCTGGAGAATCTGGAAGATATTAAGAAACGCATGAACAAAGGCCGTAACAAGGAAAAGAAAGATGCCTTTGTGTCGGTCATCGACCTGCTGAACGTAGCCGCACAGGAGTTTCTTGACAAATACTACAAAGACATCGTGGGGAAATAATTCCGCACAATTCATACACCGAAAGGGCAGGGGAGCACAAGCTTCTCTGCCCTTTTTTTAACAAAATTCACATAGAAAATATTATTTCTGTTTATTTCCCATCCGAAATTTCATACTTTTAAAGTTTTTCTTTGTAGATAAAATTATCAATACACTGTAAAAAACTAGATTTGCAGCGTTTAATAATTATCCATATGAAAAGAAACTTATTTTTATTATTTGTTTATTCAGCTGTTTTTTTATTTATATCTTCTTGCGTAACTACGCAAATGGCTATATACGATGTAGGTCTATCTTCAGTTGAAAGCCCTTCTGACGCAAAAAAACCTTATGGTAATACAGATATTGTCAAATATACAGACAGAAATCCTTCTGAAGGAAAAGATGGACAGATACAAGACAAATACAAGTATACGGATAGATACATAGATATCACTTGGTGGTATTCTACTACCCAATTTGAATTTGAACTGAAAAATATATCAGGGTATACACTGAAAATAAACTGGGACAATGTAACTTACATGGACTATACCGGAAACATCAGTCGTATCATGCACAAAGGTGTAAGATACATTGACAGAGAGCAAAGCCAAGGAAGCATCAGTATACCCAAAGATGGACGTTTGAACGACATAATTGTACCTACTTCCAATGTATATTTTGATAAAGGACTTGGAATATATTCTCCTGCCGCATGGAGACAGACAGCAATTATTCCATGCTATTATAAAAATAAAAAAGAAATGGAACACGACATCAAAAACCGAACATGGATAGGGAAAAAAGTAAAAATACTCTTCCCAATTGAAATAGAAGGTAAATGCAACGACTACAATTTTGAATTTACAGTAAATGGAGTATATTGATAATTGTTTGCAATAAAATTTCCAGTGAATATAAAGTTAACTGGTTCAACACCTGAAAAGGCAGGAAAGTCTATGCTTTTCTGCCTTTCGTATTTTCATGCTTTTACATATCTATTTCCAATGGAAGCATCCAATCATTTGCAACAGTCGCCGATAAACCTAGTGACAAGCCAAACAGACTACATGATATTTGTGTACATCTGTTACGTAGCAACGGAGCAGAATCACATTCACCACTAAATTTTACTTCTCCTACAGCTGACAATGCTTCCAACTTGACTGAAACTTCAAACTCATCAGATGAGTTAGGAGTAAAAGTAAACATGTTGAATGCAAGTCCCTTTCGGCCTACATATGAAGGACCTATTTCCCACTCTAAAGTGTAGTTCTCGGAAGATTCCGTCTTTCCGTTTCCGGTCTTAATGTCCAACGTCCGGATTAAACCGCCGACAGTCATACGCATCTTTGATACGCCTTCTGGCATTGCATCCTTCAGGATAACAGTCACCTTGCTTACTACACGTTCTAAAGGAACCGTAATACTCTCTTCTGTATCATAATCTACCACTAATGAAAAATCTTTCCAGAATGTTTCTGTTACTTTTTCAGGTGTAAATAGAAAACCGTCTTGTACTGATTCATTGCTACTGTGTGCAAGAAAATACAGTGTATGCTGCCCATAATCCATGTCGATGGATAATAATGACGATGTAACTTGCGTATTTTCCCCCTGGCAGAATCCTCCAATGTAATCCCAGTAGGATAGGGTAGTGGTCAGTTCAGACAGAGATCCTGAACGGGAAGCTTGCCAGTCTGTTATTCCTACACCAGAAAATTCAACAAACTGAGGATGAAACGAAAGTGTGCGTGTATGTACCGGTATAAAATCCAGTTCTGCATCTTCCATAACAACAGACGGGGTGCAGGATAAAAATACCTGCACAGCGCATAAACAAAGAAATCTAATTTGTTTCATAATTTAAAGTTTTAGTTTATATGTATAAACGATAGAAAAAGATTATCTTTACATTTTTTTAGAAAAATTTTTATCCTAAAAAATACAGTTCGGAATCTTTGCACCTTCGTATAGTTCGGAATCTTTGCACCTTTTGACGGAAACATTGAACGATATGACGGAAACTTTACCCGTTAACACGGAATCTTTGCACAAAGTTGTTTATAAAATGCTTATATTCAATCGGTTGCTCATTCTATATAATTATCTATATAATATACTGTAAAGAAACGATAGTTTCTTAAATAAAGGGTAAAAAGAAGAAATACGTCGGTCTGCTTTTATAAAGAATATAATGATATAAGATATATAGGCAATAGTAATGTTTTATAAAACAAATACTTACATTAATAAAGGTGTAAAGTTTCCGTCAGATTGGGTAAAGTTTCCGTCAATTTGGGAAAACTTTCCGTGTATTGGGGTAAAGTTTCCGTCAATCTGGGAAAACTTTCCGAACATAAAAGAGAAAATGTGCAAATTTTTCGAACTATTTTGTTCTGTGATTTTCCTATAATGGAAAATATTTTTGTTTTATTTTCCGTTTTTGAAAATTATACCTATATTTGTGCCAAATAACCAGACTTATGAAGATTTACTTAGAAGAAAGATTAAAAGAGTCAGGTATAAGCAAGGATGAACTGGCAAAGAGACTGGGGATTTCCAATTCAAGCCTGAGCAAGAAGCTAAACGGTCCTTCGCGGACTAACCTGCAATTCCTGGAAAGCGTGGCCGATGCGTTGGGGATATCTGTCTTTTCGCTGATTGAGGATGAAAAATGCGTGAAGGTAGGTACATTTCAGGCTGACGGGAACACTTACGAAATACGGAAAATAAACTGATAGCCTATGCGACGGAAGAAAAGTACACCTGAGTCAAGCAATTCATTGATAAAGGAACTCAGCTCTGTTGAGTTTATCAAACAGCCATACCTGTATGCAATGGTGGGTGCTGATTTCTCGCTCTACCAGCGAAGCATCATGATTGAAATCGTGAAGTCTATGCAGGATCGGATCAATGAATTTCTGAAGAACAAGCGGGCCGACGGACAAATGTCTCTTTTCCCAAAAGATCTGAGCGATGACCAGATTGTTACGTTCAGAATCAGCGCTTCCTCCATTGGAGTCAGTCCGCGTGATTATGTTTATCTGGACGAAGCCTGTAAAAATCTGATGGAAATGAATATTTCCTATTACGATTATGACCAGATGGGGAGAAAAATGCGTACATACGCTCACTTGTTTTCAACGATCAAAATGCCCGTGACTCCGGTTTCCGGGTCGAAAGAGAAGGAAAAACGAATGAACTATGTGGAAGCCCGTATGGATGCAAAAATCCTGAAATACCTTTGCGACCTCGGGAATGGGAAAGGATATCTGGATCATATCTATCGAATTGCACGTATCTGCAAGCGTAAACGTACACCGAGTATCTACATCTATCTTTCCCGCTGGAAAGACTTTCCGAAGAAAACGGTGGAATATGTCGAACTGAAGAAGTTTCTGGGTGTGATCACCCTGGAAGAAGAAAAGTTGAACGGGAAAATGGTCAATACCGAAAAAGACAAATATCCGAAGTTCAGTAAATTCTGCAAGGAAGTGATGGACCCGATACGGGAGGATCTTGACCGGATGGCCACCGAAAATCTGGTGGACTTTACCTTTGATTATGAACCTGTGTACAAAGGTGCGACCAAACGGGGTAACCCGGATGAAATACTTTTTAACATCAAGCTTAGTGAGCTGGGGGAGGAGATGTCGCGGAAACGAAGGCAGCAAAAGCTACCTGCTGACATCTGGGATCTGCTTCGGTCGGAATACAAGCTGACGGAAACCGATGTGCGTATGCTCACCGACATGCTTCCTGATGAACTTATGAATGAGTTCCGGTCCGAAGTGCTCGCTCTGCGTGACCGAATGAACAGGTATAAGGTGAACAATCCGAAAAGTTATGTGGTAACTTCGCTCAAGAATTTCATTATCCAGCATACGCCGGAAGCGAAAGGAGCCAAAGAGGATGAAAGGGTAGGGGAGAAGAAGGAGACACCTCATACCAAACCCATAAGTGAAGAAGACAAGAACAGATGGCAGGCATTTATGGAACTGCTTCAGGGAAGCGTTTCTGTCAATGAGTTTAAGACATGGCTGTCGTCGCTTGAATTTGTGTCGCTCAAAGGGGATGAAGTCACGGTTTCTGTTCCGGCGGCTTATGTGGCTACATATATTGACGAAAAACTGAGTACACAATTTAAGCAAGCGCTTAATGCCGTGTATGGTGAAGATGTAAAGCTACTTTATGAAGTAAGAAAATAACGAATAAATCCCGGAACGAAAAGTAACGTCCCGGGATTTATTTACTCCACATAGTCCTGCGGATCTATACAGAGATTTACCTGCTGTACATCGGTCAGTTCTACGAAGACCGCATACCAGTTGTTCAGGAATGGGCCGTATGTTGAATAGTGAAGCTCTTCCGTTTCAAGATTTATGTTCCGGAAAATTTTTCGTTTCTCCTGCTGATCTCGGAGCCAGGCCAGGAACTTCTGCATGTGCATCTTTGCTTCCTGAATAGCTTCGTATGACTGCTGCTTGTCGGTCGGCTTCATATTGTCCGTTTTAACGAGAAAATAAATCACGTGTACAGGTTTATCCAGACCTCCTCTGATCGTCCCGTCCTGGGCAAATTCGTAGCCCACACAAGGCGATTTTACGTCGGGCAGCTTGCTCATGAACGAGGGAATAGCTACAATGTTGTCGAAAAGGAAAAACCGTTTGTTCTTTCCGGTTTCTCCGGGCGTATGAAGCATGGGCTTGTACTTTGTGGCCCATTCTTCGATGATTTCTTTTAATTCTGTCATGGAGTCCTTTTTAGTTTGATTAATGTAAATCTTTTTATACCAGGTGCCACATCTTCAAAAAACATGGAGTAGGGACGTGCGTACACTTTGTTGTCTTTTAGTGAACGGTAGACAACCAGCTTTTCCTTTGTTTCGGAATGCGTGGCTATATACAATAGCTTGTATATCCCGCCTTTAAAATGCTTGTATAATTTCCCCATGTTTATTTCATTCGGAATTTATAATTGCTCCGCTTAAACTCGTCCTGAAACGATACCAGTACACCGTTTCCGGTCGTTTCGATAGTGTGTTGCATGGGCTTGTACTTCGTGGCCCATTCTTCGATGATTTCTTTTAATTCTGTCATAATTAAAATTTTGTTGGTTTTCTTAATTCTTTATCTAATGCCATTATAAATCCGATAAAAGCAAAAGCCAGTAATGAAAGCCATATTCCCATTTTACCTAATTCAGCATAAAGTAGCATGACTATCATGGCTGCAGTGATAATCCCTCCCAGAAGATTAGTCAGATCCGATTCTTTTTGGAACATGAGGAAGACACCCAGAAGAAGGATAGCCAGTTCTATTCTTATCTGCTGGAGAAAATACATCCCTACCAGCAAGAACGTGTTCGACAATATTCTGATTATCGTTTTCATTTCATCCGGAATTTATAATCACTTCGTTTAAACTCGTCCTGGAAAGAAACCAGTACGCCGTTTTCGATGAAGTCCTGATAATAGGAAGACACGAGCACTTCCAGTCGCCGGAGCTGGTGACGCACCTCCATGGCAATGATAGGTCGTGACTGACGGTCGCCTTCTTCCTTCCATATCTGATAAAGCTGGTTGAAACGGGCATCTTTGCTGCGTTCCACATCTTCGATGGGCTGTCCGGCACCGACACCCATATCTACGAAATACAGGTAATAGTTGAAGAAGAAGGAAATCTTCTTTGTGTCACCTCCGGCCCCGTTGAACACCTTGGCATACATTCGACGGTAAGCCTGCCCGGTGCTACGTTTGGCTGCCGGCGTATTGCGGTACCCGATGTACGGACCGGGGAATCCTCCCGGCCATACATGCTGTGTCTCGAAGTTGGTCTGAAGCTGCCGGATCATATTATTTGCCCAGCGCGTCAGGTCCAGGAACTCCTCTTTTACCGCCTGACTGATGGTTTTCTGCTCTGACATGGCTTATTCAATGATATGAGGGATAAATTCGCTCAGGTTGTCTGTTACTTTTGACGACGTTTCGCGGATACCCATACCGGCAGAAAGCCCTCCTATCACCCAGGAACCGATAACCGGATACTTACCGTCGAAAGAAGGGATTTCCGCCAGTTCCTGATATACATAGCCTTCTTCTCCGTAGTCACCACCAGTCTGTTCGATAACCTGTCCGTCTTTTACCAGCGTGACATTGGCACCCTCACGACTGAACACCGGCTTTTTGCAATAGTTTTTCATGCCGGGTGTCAAGTGGTCTGTGCATTTCAGTATGTATGGAGAATCCGGATAAAGCTCACTCAGTATAGGGAGCATGGCCTTGTTTGACATCAGCGATTTCCACATAGGCTCCAGCCAGAGAATGTCGGCCGTACATCCTTCCTGACTCTCGTTCATCATCCACTCCCAGGGGTAAAGCTTGAAACAGCATCTTATTCTTTCTCCGGATGGGTCGTAAAACGCGCCTTCGTCCAGGTTGAGCTGTTCCATTTCGATTTCTGCCGTGTTCAGTCCGGCTTCCATGGCTGCTGCCACCAGGTATTGAAGGGTTTCTTCGTCTTCCACATTCTCACGGCAGCACACAAAATGGAAACGCTCCATTCTGTACCGGTCCTGAATATCCTTGAAACTTTGCACCAGGCTTTCGTGGATAGCATTAAACTGGTCGGAGTCTTTGAACAAATCTTCCTTCCATTGCCATTGCACGACGGATGCTTCGAGCAGTGAGGTAGGGGTGTCCGCATTAAACTCCAGCAGCTTGGGCACTCCGTCAATCATCGCGAAATCAAAGCGTCCGTAAAGAGAAAGGTCGTCTCTTTCCCATGACTGGCGTATGGCGTGCTCCATTCCTGCAGGAATGCACAGCTTGTGGAATAGGTTGTAGTCTATTACGTGTTGCACTGCGTCTACATACATGGCATAACACATGTTTGTAGCTTTTTCAATTTCTTCGATTTCCTTCATGGCGAAGGAATAGTAGGCATTTTCTTTCCAGTAGTCCGTGTGGAAATTAAAGCCCATGTTTTCTATCTTCTTTTGGTAGTTCTCTCTCGGTTTGATCGCTATTCTTTTCATGGTTTATATGTATTACATAGTTGATAAGTAAAGTAGACAGGATTCCGAACATCCCGATGCCTCCCAGACTGACAAATACCGTAAAGATACGCCCTCCAGTTGTAACCGGATAAAGGTCGCCGTATCCGATGGTAGTTACCGTGCAGTAGGTCCACCAAAGCGCATTCTCGGCCGTGTTGATGGAACCGGAGTCATATTCAAAGAAAAGGATAAGCACCGGGCCCGTCATCATGAGCAGCGTAAAGAGGATGAAGAATGCGAACCTTGCTGTCTGTATGGAATTGTGGCGGCAGTAGGTGGCAAACCTGTTTACGCTTCCTGCAATTCTTATGACCTGAACCAGACGCATCAGTCGTAATGCTTTCAGTCCAGGAAGCCAGCCGAAAGGTATGCTTGCTATCAGGTCGATGAAATTGCGAAGAACAAAGCGCCGTTTCTTTTCTGCATGGACAAAGCGGTATATCCATTCCGAAAGGAATACCACGCAGCATACGTTGTCCATCCAGGACAGCAGTCTGCCCATTTCCGGATTTATGGTGATTGACTCCTGAAGAACGAGTGAGAACACCACAAATACGGTCATGGACAGAACTACCATTTCAACAGGTGACAAGTTAATGTCTTCGTCCATCAGGCAGAGATTGAATGTCCTCGTCCGGTGCTTCCAAACACTGCTCCCTTACTGGTGCTTTTACTCCCGGAAGTGGAGCTGCTGTAAGAGGAGCGGGAAGGAGTGATTCCGGAGCTTACGCTGGCCGGCGGAGTGACCTGCACACCGGAAGAGTTGGTGTAGTATCCCTGCGACGGATAGTAATAGTAGGTGTTCCCTCCCGGACTGGACATCATCCATCGCATCAGCATGGCATTGTAAATCCAGCTGTTTCCGTTGCTGTCGCGATACGTCTGGTTGTTTGTCGGGTTTTCAGGCAGCATGCTTCTGTCTCTGTTTGTGGAGCAACTGCAGCTCGAAAAAAATGCAAGTGTAAGAATTGCAATAGCGCTTGAGTATTTCATTTTTCTGATGGGTTCTTTAAGCCGCCCAAGGCTGGTTATACATAATCTAATGGATTTTCAAAAATGTCTTTTATCATCCCAGGTTTGCATCCTTTGATCCATTTTTGTCTGATTGTTTTTTATACATATATACTTTTATGTTTTTATGTAAAAGTATTTTCTAAATTACTTTCTTCTCTTTTAATCTTTTGTTCACTTCCTCATACACGGAATAGAACATGTACTTTTTCCCTCCACAGCGTGTCATTCTTCTTAATGACGCATATAAGGCAGACAATCCGATACCGTTTTTCCTCGCACATTCAGCTGCTGAATAATAGACTTCTCCTGTTGACAATGCTATCACTTTTTTACTGATTGCAGGAGGCGATTTCCGGTTTGGTCCGAAATTGCTGTTTGGGTCATTTACAAGTCTTAGACTGACTTCTTTTGAAAGCTTTCTCCTCCTTTCCTGATTCTCCTTTGACCAGTTTTGGAATCTGCTGTTTAATTTATGACCTTTACAGAAATGTCCTGAATCTTTTTCCCGGTTCTGATTAGGACTAAATTTCAATTCATCCAGGCGTTGCCCTTCATATATTTTCCTGAAATCTTTCTCGTAATACCATCTAAATCCTTTGCATATAGATTTTCTCTGACAACTATTAGTGATTGAATGGCGTTCTCTTCCTGATTTTTCTGCTGCTTCTTTTATTGATTCAAAATATCCGGCAACGGTACCATCAGGATTTACAGCAACTACCGGGTGATTAATTCCTCTTTTGTATTGACTTTTTGATGTCATATTTTTTTATAATTAAACATAATCATGATTATCTGCCAAATTCTTTATAGATTATACGAAAACTTTTTCCAAGGTTTCCAGCGGTTTTTCTTAATCCATCTGATCATGTCTTCTTGTGTACTTTCCAGTTCTACGATACGATTTTTCAGACGGATTATTGTACTTTTGTCTTCGGCAGATTCTTTTGCTACATTCATTGCGTTTACATTATTGGCTTTCATAATCCCTTCCAGTAAATACAACTTTTTAGAAGTCTCGTTGTATGCTTTCATTGACTCAAAAACCTGCCTTGTAAGAGAATCTTTCTCCTTTCCCAAATCATGCAGTTTCCTGCGAAGCTCACTGTATTTTACACCTGACTTGAAGTTTGCAAGTTCGGACTCTAGCTGGTCTAACCTGGCCCGACTAACTATTACTTTTTCTTCTGATTCATTCATTATCTGATAAAATTTGTATGGACATACATTCTTTTCATCGGTTTTTGAGCCTTGGAAAGGCTTTCAATGACATATTTCATATTCTCTACCAAAGTGGCTATGGTCTGCATACCTTCGGCATCTTCCTTGTAGTCTCCATCTTCGTCACAGTAAATCTCGTTCCAGTATTGCGAGCCGACCACAATCATGGAGTGCATCAGGAAATACATGTTCATCCGACTGAATGCAGACGTGTTTCCGCTTCTTCTGGAAACGGTGATTCCTGCCACCGGCTTATACATCATCAGCTTGGGATTAGAATAAAACAGACGGGTGAGAAACGCATCCATCTGGCTGCTTATGCTAGCGTAATACACCGGACTCACAAAGAGGTATCCGTCGTAATTACCGGCTATGCGCACGAAGTTGTTCACGCTGTCTTCCGTCTTGCATAATCCTCCGCGCTTGCATGACCGGCACGCATCGCACTGTGCAACCTGTTTCCCGAGCCAGAAAATATCTACCTGCATCCCTTTGGCAAACCGTTTGATAAACCTTGCCACATTCCCGCATGAGCGATTCTCATGCGGGCTTCCATTTACTACCAATATGCGTATCATTCCTTGTCACTGATTAATGCGTTTCCGCAGGTGATTCTATCGGAGTCTTCTTCTTTCGACGGGACAAATACGATGACATCCCATCCTTCTTCCAGTAACGGCTGCTCGAACTTGCGGTACACGTCGTAATCGGAATATCCGGTCACTTCAAATCCGTTTTCTATGGCCGAGCTGGTTTCATGAATCGGCGTGATTTTTACGATAAACTTCTTTTTGTCAAACAACGAAGACAGTTCCTTCGCATCGAGAATGGTCTGTGCCGTAACCGGGAAGTTCAGCGTGTATTTTCTTCCTTTCGGCATAGGAAGTTCTTTGGACAATGCGGAAATCTCCTGAAGCGAAAGGCTTTTCCCGTCGAACAAATCGTTCCGCTGTGCTTCGTCGGTAGAATTGATGGAGAACTGCAGTCCGGCCTCTCCGTGGTAGAACTCGTTCTTAATGTCGCACCAGGTAAGAATGAAATCTTTCAGTCGTTTGTTGGCTTTGGGAAGCATGGTCGATACGACCGGATGAACGGTGTCTGCCATTAGCCCGCATCTCCTTACGAGCCTTTTCAACTGCAGCGCAAATGACGGTACGTTTTCATTCCACGTCGGCTCTCCCATTCGCGCGAAATGTACATTGAATCTTTCCGTGTGGAGTACCGATTCATTTTCAATGATGGTTCTAATCTGATAGACCAGTTCATCCAGCGAAGCGTTTCCATGGAATCCGAAACGGGGTACATCGCAGAACTTGCATTTCATAGGACATCCCTTCTGTGTAGAGATGGTAGCCACCCATTTCTTGCTCAAATCGACTTCTGTGTTGGCCACACCGTTTATTTCTTTGGTCAATCCCAAGAAATTGGCCTTGATGTTGTTCTCTTTTCCGTAGTCTCCCACGGTGAGAAATTCCAGATTCTTTTCTGAATCTACATAAATCTTTCCTGTGTGTGTCTTGATTGTTTTCATTTTTCTTCTTTTTAGTGGTTTTGGTTATGCTACTTTATAATGTCTTTCTGATAATTTCAAGCAAAGAGCTTCACAAAGAACGCGAGCCATATTTACCTCTACGGCATTCCCGATAAACTTCTTCTGGTCGGCCTGTGTACCGACAAGAACATAATTTTCAGGGAAACCCATAATTTTTTTCAGTTCGTCTATGCGAAGCATACGCATCTTAATGTCTGCCAATTCATAAAGAATCATGAACTGCTTGATTTTAATAGTCATCGGACTATCTTCATCGTATATATATACTCCGACTCCATTCTGTGTATTCACGAGGTAAGGAGGTCTTTTGTCCATCTTTGCTATAAGCGTGAAGCATGGGTCATCTACTGAACCTCCTGGACTGCGAAACTGCGGATTCATCAGGAAATTTTCTGTTTTACATGTAACCATGCTGTATTTGGGATTGGTCGTAATAGCTCCCAATGGATTTTCAACAGAGGCTGCGCTAGAAGCGCCAAACTGTTGGTCAATAAATACAGGTGTTACCATTCGTTGCTTTGGTACAGTGGTTACAGCCGGACATGGCCGGTCTATACTTCCTAACTGACCTCCACCTGAATAATAACTCATAAAGAACGGCATAACTAATGCAAGACGGTCTTTTGTAGTAATAGTTGGGGCCGGATGTTCTACCGAATGATTATGACCGTTCCCATAATAAGCGGAAACAAAAGCATGATGATCTTTACAGGTGATTGTTCCAGCAGGTTCTTCCACAGAAATATTTTTGCTCTCAGGATGTCCGCTGTACTGCTTGGATAGGAAATGGACCTGAACTTTTGCAAACCTATTTGCTGTAGTAACCACCCCTACCGGTTCTTCGATAGATGTACAAGTGTCTTTTGGCCTTACCGTATTATAACGTGAAATAAAAGCATCTTTACCACCGGCCACAAACTTAATCAGTCCGGCATAAATTCGTTCGAGTGTCTTTTCTGCAAGCGGTTTCTTCCTTGTGAAAATGCTTTCACCTTCGTCCGAAAAATCCAGAACTTCTTTTACTGGCCTCCATTTCTCCAGCTTACTGAACATATCTTTCCTTCCATTCTTGCAGTGTGTCGCTTCCGGGAATACGATAGGAAGTCCTTTCTTTGCAAATATGCCGAAGAAGCGTTTTCGGGTAGTATATGCTCCGTAATCGGCCGCATTAAGTATCCGCCAATCGAAGTCATATCCGTATTTCTTTACGTTTCGTTTCCACTTCTCATAACAACGGCCTTTATCTTTGCTTACCGGATGGCCTTTTTCGTCCATGTCTCCCCAGCTCATAAACTCTTCCACGTTTTCGATTTGAATATAGTCAGGGTTTATGGCTTCAATGTAGCGGAAAAGATGTTCGGCCAGTGTCCGGCTGTCTGCATCGCGAGGTTGTCCGCCTTTTGCCTTGCTGAAATTGGTACATTCCAGCGAAGCCCATAGAACTACATACGCATCCGGATATTGCATTTTCATCTTCTCTACATGCGCGACCAGTCCTGAAAGCTCCAGCGTTCGGATGTCCTCTGTGAAATGAAGCGCGTCCGGATGATTTGCCGCATGGCTGGCGATGGCATTAGCATCGTGATTTACACAGGCTATTACTTTTGCGCATTGTGATTCGTTGACACGTGCATTTTCTACACCGGTAGAAGTTCCTCCGGCTCCACAAAAAAGGTCGATGTATAATAAATTAATCATTTTATCTGTAAAACTTGAAATGTGAGTGTGTACCCTTCGGACGCACATTTCGGTTAAACTTTGTATGGTACTTATTACCGTCCTTTTGGGGTACGTGACGGTTCTGGCCGACAATACTGAAATAGAACGGCACATGGCGTGAGGTGTGGAGGTTGCGGTTGGCTATCTGATGCTGGCTCTCATATCTTTCCTGGTCGTAATAATTCCTTCTGACAACAAGAATCTGTGAGTTTACAATGTTTTGTCTGAAACGCTCAAACTCTGTAGTATATGGAATTTCTATTGTAGCAGTGTATGATCCTTTTCCGTATGTGTTACTGTCCAAATAAATATCCTTTTCTCTAAATATCTCGTCGGAATACAGATCAACAGCTATCGGATTATCACTCATAAAGAATATTGGCGCATTATTAGTACGCGAATTTGTTGATTCTTTAATACTATCGGCACACTTTGAAAGTGCTTCTGCGGCTAAAGCAGTTGCATCACTAAATTTACTTACCGCTTGAGCCACACTATTTACGGATTCCATAAATAGAATTTGCTGTTCATTGATAAGTTTTATAACAGCCTCTTTTATCCTATTCTCCGGAAGTTTACTTGCAACGGAAATAACATGTATGGCCTCCAGAACTTTTTTTTCGTTCAGTTCCGGATATTCTTTTTCATCAGGGAACATACTTTCCTGATATTTGAATCCAAGCTGCGCACGCAACCAGTCCCTGTATTTTTTATTTCTGTTCCACATAGGCTCCGATTTTAAGCGATTTCTCCATTTCATCCTGAAGCTTATCAAGTAGGCCACATTCTCCATGGCAGAAGAAACGGAACTCCTTCTGCTGTTTTTCGCAGAAGAATTTCACCTGATCTATCTTTTTGTGATACGGGCAAAGCAGACGAATTTTTTGCAAAGCTACATCTACTGCAATCATGTCTCCCATCTTGTATCCCTTCCGGAATGGCTTATGAAGGTCCTTTACTTCACGACGGGCATGTGCGCATTCTGTCTTTGCCTTTACCATGTGGTGATAGAATTTTTCGGACAGTCCCAGACCGTCTTCTCTGATTTTTTCTTTGTGCAGTCTTGGAGCTTTCTTGATAACTTCCGGACGGGAACGGTGCATGTAAATCAGTCCGGCAAACGAAGGAACTTCGTCGGGCGAAATCATTCCTTCCGGCACAGCATAGTAGAAATAGTTCGGTTTGTTAGATGTATCTTCATCGGCCATGAAATTAAACTTCTGCGATTTATGCTTCTGGTCGTTATGGAAGTCGGCACGCGAAATCTTGATTTCTATCTCGTACCAGTAACTGGAGTTCGTGAGGATCAGCACATCGCTCTCCCACCCGAACACGTACATGTTGCGCAGAAAGAACTTCGGGGAACTCATGAAGCTGCGAAGCCCTTCCTGTATGCTTGTTTCCGTATATTCAAATTTTTCCAGTATTCCCATAAACTATTCTGCTATTCTGCTTTTCAACCGCTTAATGGTAAGATTTCTCACCTTAATGGTTCCTTCCTGCTCGCGTACTTTTGTTTTGAGCGATGTTACCTGGCGTTGCAGCTTCTCCACCGTGGGCGTATTGTTGCGCTCATAGTTCAGTTCTGTCTGAAGCTTTGCCACTTTCTTTTCCAGTTCCGCCGTGCGTGCCTGTTCACGCCGGTAGTCCCGGCAGAGGTACTTAAAAAGTATCTCTACCGGAATGTCCAGTGCCTTATTCCACTTTTCCATCGCCTTCATTCTTTTTGATGTACCAGTCGAAATCTTCCAGCGGCTTGTCTACCACAGAAATGTAGTCTTTCTCCCGTTTTAGAACGCCTTTGTTGATAAGCTGCCGAATAAGTTTCAGACCGCTTCCGTAACCGTAATGAATATTCAGCACGTTTATCGGGTCAGTATTGATACATTTCTTTCCGCCCTTTTCTGTAATTCCTAAGTTGTGGCATACACGGGCGGCCGCAGACAATTTCTCATAGCCGTATTCCTCGAACTCAGGCTGTACATCTGCTTCTTCCTGATACGGATATACGTCCATGATGGCGGTCTCTGCGATGGATGCAATGACGTAATCGGCCAGTGTGCCTTTCATGCCTTCGTCCAGCTTCTTCACCGCATCGCGAAGGTCTGCAGCCTGTACCAGGATGTTTGTGGCTGTCTTCTTCTCCGCACCGCTTTTCTCGTCGAGTGTAATAAAATACAGCTTGCATTTGTACCACTTGTCAGCTTCAGACTCATCAGATGGATAGATTTCGCTGTAGTTTGCCCGCTTGATGTCGGCCACTGTAAACTCTCCCGAGATGAATGGGGTTATTTCTTCAATGAGACGTGCTTCGGCTTCAGTGAAACTGAGTGCGTCTACCAGATAAGGTTCCGTAACTTTTCTAGTCATTCCGTCTGTACATACTTTTTCATAGCGTATTTTCCCTTCAAACCAATTGTGCATCATAATTTATCCTCCTGTTTCTTTTCACGTTGGGCAATCATTTCATCGGCTATTTTGTAGGAAAATATCGCCAACATTTTAGCGTCAAATGCTGCAACTTTCTTATAATTCATTCCAAAGAATTTTTTAATCCTGTTTTTTAGTGTCAGAGAATTTGAAACTGTTTTCTCCATGAGCACTTTCATCGCTTCCATAGCGATGTGGTCTCTGCTGATATTACTTCCTGCCATAGTTATTTTATTTAGATTGTTGTTTTCTGATCCAAAGAATTGTCATTACGCAGTAATTGGCCAGGTCCAGATAAGTATCTTCCAGCTTTTCGTCCTTCACCTGCCCTTCACCATTATTTTTAATCAGGGAATTTATTCTCCGAATTTTGTCACCGATGCGGATTTTGGCCACCAGGAGTCCGTCTTCGTCCATCGACTTTTCAAAGGCGTTGCCATAGTCGGCATTCTTTTTGCGATAGGTGTCAAGCTGTTCTTGACTGATTTCGGCCATAGAAAGCGTAACTTGCGCATAGTGTTGATATGCAGCTCTGGCAATGCTTGTAATATGCAGCAAGCCTTCTATTTGGTCTGAGTCGGATACATCCTTACTGAAACACTCCTTGAACAAATTGGATATTCTGAAAGGATAAAGATTGTAGTCTCCACCTGCCATTTTATCGTAAGGTTTTAGTTCATTCAGCACCGCTTCAAACTTTTCAGACATTTCATCCAGAGTTTCTTCTACTGGTTTCTCCGGTTGTTTCTCTCCTTCTTCGTTATCAGAAGGTATATTTACCGGTTCAGGCAGTTCTTCCAGAAAATCTTCCGGAACGTCAACTATGTTCCGACCCCACTGACCTACCTCATACCAGAACACTGGCTTCCCGTCCTTGTGGAGCTGACGGGTATTATGCACTTTGTAGATTGAAACCTGAGCATTTGAGATATGTTTTAAATCAAATTCCCCCATCTGATACGTCAGGGTCTCATTTGCCAATTTAAGCGAGTCGGAGTCTTTCAGCTTTACTACCTGTCCGACACTGAATTTTGATACGTTAATTTTACCTTCCATATATGTTGCTATTTTAATTCCTGATGGCTGTTTATTGCTTATTATCTTGCTGTAATCAAGCGGTGGAACTTTGATTTTATCTCGGATGTTTAGGTCTTTTTTCTCAATTAGTGGCCAGAAACCTCCGAATAGCTCCATCGTATTTCCGCTATCCGATTCTATATCAAGAAAATCATTAAGTATCCTTTTATGTATTTTAGGCTGATTTACTTGTTTGTTATTCCTTTTTTTCTTCTTTCCCATTTTCTTCTGATTTATTGTAGTTATTGTTATATACTTTTTCCATCTCCCGGAAAAGCCGTTTGTACACCTCCGGAAGCGTTCCATTTTCTCCCGTCTCTCGAAGCGAAGCAAAAAGCACATAGCGTGGATCTACACCCAGCAGTTTACCCACATCCGTCACAAAAGGTCCTACTATTTTTTCCGCATTCGGATAAGATGCCATATCACCAATGGCTTCCAATTCCAGCATTCTGTCGGTACCTACACCTGCCATAGATGCAAATTTCTCGCGGGTGTATCCCCGCATCTCATACAGCGTGCGAACGCCAATCCCGAGATTCAATTCATATCGGCATCCTTCTTTAAGCGCGAGCTGACTCACCTTGACAGTTTTCAGCATACGAAGTGTCCGGTACATCACGTCAGAATCTGCACGAGCAATGTATTCTGACATAGCCTTTTTAGTCCCAAACACGTTGTACAGATAGCGTAGGGTAAGCATACTCAGTGTGCCGTGGTTTCGATAAACTTCCTGACGAAGTTTCCGTAGGGTAATGGCTTCTTTCGTTTCCGGTACCATCCTGATATGGTCCTCAAAGCAAAGACGACGAAACTTGTCAATCACGCTTTCGCCTTCTGCCTTTGCGTCTGGAAGCATTTCCATGACATCGTACACCTCATAGTCTTCCGATTCAGGAAGAGGGAGCAAAGCGATTTCATTCAGCAGCATCCGCACGTTATTCTTTGTTCCCATTCGGGCCATCAGCGTTCGGTAGTCCTGAAAGGAGAGCCCTTCGCCGGCCATCTTCATGCGCAGACTGGCGATGACGTATTCTATAAACTCTACCTGTAGTGAAACAATTCCGCTCTCCACCAGCTTTAGCAGGTCATCTTTCACAAGCTCCATCTGGAACTGGGCGGTTAAGGTGCGTACATCCGTTCCCTCCTTATCGGGTATTTCAATGTTTCCCACCATCTCACGCAGCATATCTTTTACCGCAGCCATCATCTTTTCGTTGTGCTGGCTTTTCTGCCGGTTCACCTTCCCTACTCCGTTGAGCAGACCGTCCACCTTCCGGCACATGCAGTCGTAGAACTCGATTCCAGTGGTACACATCATGGCCACCATCTCCATATTCGATACAATGTCGCTCTGGCGCACGTTGCACTTGTCGAGCGCATTCTTTGTAGCAAAATAAATGAGGTTGATTTTTTCTCCGTAGGTTTTCCAGAAGATGTTCTGAAGCTTCTGTGTCAGTGTGCCACCCCCCCTAATAAAACTTCCGGACAGCCCGGGATGGATGGTTTCTGTAAAGGTACGCACCTGCATGGCATCGTGCGCATTGCATCGCTTCATAAGGTCACTAGACAAATTTACCAGTTCGTTGGCCCTGCGCTTCATGTTGTGACGCATCAGTCCGCGTTCCTTCAGGCAGGAAACCACTTCGTAGATGTATTTCTGAGTGATATTGGTCATCATGATTTCCACCATGAGCAGGTGGGCGTTCAGAATGTCTGCACTGGCCATGCGCTGCTGTGCAGTGTAGCGGTCAAACCGGTTTCGTGTGACGGGAATCATGGATTTCGGACGGCTGATAGAAGCCGCAAGCCCTGTTTCAGAACTTTTCCCCTTCATGGGTGAAATGGTGGAGGGAGCCTGCAAGAAAGGATTGTTCCCCAGACTTCCTGCCGGGTTTGTAAATTCGTTCATATCGCTAAATGATTAATCTGTTCGTATTAGAAAGGAAGATCATCCTTTTCGTCAGTCATGTTAAGCGTTCCCTGCGTAGGCTGCTGTGGGGACGCTTGTGCTGGCTGAGATGGTGCAGGAGCAGAAGTTGGTGCTGACTGACTCCCGAAATCGTCGGGAGAAGTAGGAAGCGGAGCAGACGATGATTCTGTCTTCCGTCCGAGCAGACGAAAATCGCGTGCCCATATCTCGGATACGTAGCGTTTTTCTCCGGTTCCTTCTGCTTCGTAGCTTCGTGTGCGGAACTCCCCTTCCACATACACCTGCGAGCCTTTGCGGGCCAGCTGACTGATTATTTCGGCCAGATTGTCCCAGGCTACAATGGGAATCCATTCCGTATATTCCTTTGTCTCTCCATTTTCCTTGTTTTTCACTTTCCGGCTGCAGGCGATGGAGAAACTTGCTACCTTGTGTCCGCTTTCCAGCACTTTATAATCGGGGTCTTTCCCCAGATTACCGATGAATGTACATTTGTTTATCATATCGTTTTTTTTAATCTTTAAACTCTAATTTCTGTTGCATCACTTCGTCTGCATAAAATTCTTTGAATGACTTCTTGCTTATCCACCATTTCAGGGCCATATCAGGATCTTGCAAAAGCGGTTTGTCCTTCCATTTGTTTTCGATCAGCCATTCAATTGTTTTTCTCCAGTTTTTCCCTACATGCGGGAAATCTTTCATTTCTCGCACATTCTGTTTGTAGTTCGACATGGGGCACATGATACATCCTATCCGTTTATACCCTTTGTCATACAACTCGCAATAGGGAATGGGCATTCGTTTCAAGTAGTCCCATACATCCTTTTCAGTCCAGTAAAGGATAGGAGAAACCAGAATTTTGTCTTTCCCACCTACACATGTCACCATTTTTTCCTGATGCTCGCTCCACTGGTCAAATGTTCCGGAGAATTTACGGTCTCCCGTTTCAATTTCATTTCTTTTCTTTCGGCTCGTGCTCTCCGATTTTCGTATTCCAATCAGAGTAACTTTCCCAGCACCGGACATTTCCTTAAACTCTTCGCAGCACCATCTCACAAGCCGGGTCGGAAGACATCCTTTCTTCTTTGCCATTTCGTAGATGCTCATGCGTGGTTTTATCAGTTCCACATCGGGATAGTTTTTTTTTACGAAACGTATAACTTCAGGTGGGTCCACGCTCGTAAGGTTCATGTGAGCCTTGAACTTCACCCCCCCCTGTACCGCAAGGTGATAGAGGGCCTGAGAATCTTTTCCACCAGAAAAAGCCAGATAAAAGCCGTTCTCAGGGTCCATTCTCAATGCCATCTCTTCACTCTTGCGCAGCAGATTAATGGAGTATTCTATTTTTTCGTCTAAAGTCATTTATTTATTGTTTTTGTCCCATGCCGGGGATTCGAACCCCTAAAAATTAACTAAACCTAAATACTATTATGAACTATGATACGATGTACACCTTTCGTACTAAGCATGGGAACCTTTTTGTTTAATTATTTAGAATTTATCATTTTGTCTTCTCCTGGATTTTTCTGGAACCACATCTGTAATCCCAAAAATTTCGCCATTCTAAACTCAATTCGTGCTCCACGGCTTTCCTGCCAGTTTCGTTGCAAGTAGATATGACCGCAACTAGAAAGCAACAAAATATCGTAAACAATATGCATCCAGTATGGACGTGAAGGTTTTAACCCCATAACAATAGGATTTACCGGTGAAAATCCCATATTGATTATCTCACGATCTGCACGTTCAAAATTATTATATGCTTCCAGATAAGGTAGCCCACCTATTTTCCCGGAATTGTAGCATCTATTATCTTTTTTTCTCATGATTCATTAAATCAGGTCCTGTACAATAAGCACAGGACCTTAAAAATTACTTACCATTTTTTATCACTTGAGTGATGTAGTTATATGACAAGTGCAAATATAACAAATTCTAATCATAAACAAACGTAAATTGTAATATTCTTTTAGAAAACATCCGTTATTTTACATGGATTCGTGCTGAAGTAATATTTGCAATGTGATTGATAAACGATAGATGCTTTCCGTCGATGTCTGTAATCTCCAAAACGACGCTTCGTTCTATGCCTTTTCTGGCATTTCTGAGATGCAGCTCTGGCTCTTTACCGGCATCTATCCATTCCATCATGACAGAAGCCAAAAGCCGTTGTTCGATGCAAAGCATGTATGTACGGTTAACAAGATTTTTCATAGTAAATTTCATTTCCAGTTAATTAGTGAACTGCGTCTGACGTTTTTGGGGTACATCATTTCCAGTTTACGTAATTTTTCGTCTTCTATTACTACATTGGGAACATCGCACGCTTCACATACTGGATTCAGAATGCGGACCATCTGAAGAGCCACTGCCATCACCAACAGACGCTCTGCTGTTTCCAGCGTAGCCCCTTCGTACTTGCTTTCGCTTCCACGGGCCATAATCCACGGTTTACCTGTGTGACTGCTGCTATATCGCATGGAGCGTGGGAGTCCTTTCAGTGCCGACAGAATGAACATGTATTTTTCGTTCAGACGTTTGGCGCAGAAAGTATGTGTAGTTCCAAAGAATCCCCGAACGGTTAAAGTTTCTCCGCACCGCTGGTTGGGTCGGAATACCGTTTCGTGATAAATGCGATTAATGGTTTCGGCTGTTACGTACATGGTATTCAGGCAAACAGATTTCCTTGTATCAGTTTTCCGTGATTGGTCTCTATCTCTCCCATGCAGGATTCCTTGAATCGTTTTTCCTGTGCCTCGAAATACTCACGGTCTATTTCGGTGGCATAGAAATCGAAGCCCATTTTCCAGGCAGCTATCCGACTGCTTCCGCTTCCAAGGTGAGTATCAAGGATCTTATCACCTAACTTAGCGAAAGTACGTAAAAGATAAGCATACAGGTCGATTGGCTTTTGTGTGGGATGAAATTTCCCTTTATCTAATTTTGGTCCTGTGTTTGATATCGAAATAAGTTTTGCAGGTTTATTAAACGATGTCCATGCCATTTCACACTGAGAGAAATTTTCCAATTTTTTTTGTTTATCCCAACATACAAAACATCTTGTTGGAGGAAGAGGGAAGTAATTTCCTCCAAAAATAATCTGGTTTTTGCTTACACGAAAAAGTTCTTGAAAATATTCTTGATCAGGTCGTATATCCCATTTCCTTATATCACCTCTAGCAAAACAACTGTTTTTGTATTTTCCTCCACCACATCGCACACTTTTTGCATCAAGCCCGTATGGAGGGTCCACGATGGCCAGTTCAAAAAACTTGTCGGGTATGTAGCGCATGTATTCCATGCAGTCCATGTTATATACTTGACTGACAGGCATATCTTTCATTGTGTTTTTCTGTAGAAAAAATTCTTTTTGTACTTATTTCGAAATATCTCTTCTCTTTTTCAAATCCAATAAAATTCCTATTTGTATTTATGCAGGCTACACCAGTTGTCCCGCTACCCATACAGTTATCCATTACAGTATCTCCTTCGTCTGTATAAGTGCGTATGAGGTATTCCAAAAGAGCCACAGGCTTTTGCGTGGGATGATAAAACTTGTCATGTTCTTTAGGTATATCTATTACAGAAAGCGGATATTTTTCATTTGTAAATATCGTTTCTGTCCTTTTATATGCACCGTAGCATTCATTTGTTTTTTCCTGTAGTCCGCTAGGCTTTCTGTAATGATTCATTTCTCCTTGATACATTTGCGGATGATATACCGGAAGTTTTTTATAAAATACAGCGATGTCTTCATGGTTTCGTAACGGCATCCGTTTTGCATTCAGAAAACCGGAAACTCGTGTTCCTTTCTTCCATACAAGATTATATCTCCACATTTCCGGATTACTCATCATCAACCGTGCAGTAAACATCCCTTGACAAAATAGAATGATTGCTCCTCTTGGCTTTATCAGTCTTCTATATTGATTCCAAAGTTTGTCAAGTGGAAGTTCTGTGTCCCATTTGGCATGTGGATTCTTTTTGTTCAATACTCCATAAGGAAGATCACAGATAATACAGTCCAAAGAATGATCTTCCAGAGAAACCATTCCTTCCATACAATCCATATTGAATATCTTTATTTCAGGCATACGCATCATCTGATAAGAAGGTTGTTCTCGATGGACAGGTGCACATAGTTTATTTGAGCCAGACAATCAGCCAGCGGAGTGTGTCTGCCCGATACCTTTGGAGGAAGAAGACCTGCACTATACAGAGCGTCTATATACGGACGCACATCGCGTACTTTCCGGAAGTTCCACGGGATAACTTCTTCGTCGCATCCATGCGCATTCAGGTTATACCAAGAATACATGGAACGAATCATAGCAACGTCGAAATCTAACTGCAGGCACCATAGGGTGAAATCGTCATTGTCGTCCACATCGGCCAGGAATTCCACAAATTCTTCAAAAAAATCTACCAGAGGTGTTTCTGCTCCTTCTACAAAATCTCGTCGTGCTTCGTCCGACTGCATCATCCACCATTTCAGTGTAGATGCTTCTACCTTAAAACCGTATCGGATAGAATCAGTAAGGTCTATTTTCCACACCTTCTGTCGTCCGGTTTCACCCGTCTGCGGATCAAACTCTACGGCAGCCACCGAACGGACAACGCTTCCAGGTGTCCTGCCAAGCGTTTCCGTATCTATCATTACATGCTTGAATTTATTCTTTTCCATAATTTTTATTTATGATGAATCAGTCCGTCTTTACCCACACGGCGTTTCTGTTCTTCCGTAGCTTTTTCTTTCGGGAATTTTCCGTGCCATTTTCCTGGCACATACCTGGCGTGATTCCCAGTCTCGTCAAACTCGATTCTGCAACACTCCGAACAAAGCGGTTTCCATTTGTACGGCAGAAGACTTTCGTCCCATTCTGCATCTGGGTCAAGTTTTGTCACAATGATCCAGTATTCAGAAGTAGCGGTGTTGTCTACACACCCGCATTTTGCGCAAATAAAACATCCCATTTTATTCTAATCCTATCAGTTCTCTAATTATTCTACGGAATTCTTTTATACTTACTATGGTTATTCCTATACAGAATAGAATGGCCCATCCAAATAGCACAACCATCATGCACGCCATAAAAATTTTAACCGGATTCATTCTTCTTTTTGTAAATCGGTTTATCCCGGAGTGCGTCCATCGCCATGTCGGCCTTGCGCACCATAGCCAGCGTTTCCGACGCATAGAGGTCGCCGGCAGCCATGCGTGCCAGAAGTATTTCTCGGTATTCCGCACGCGAAACTACTTCACCAATTACCGGAGGCTTTCGGAAAAGATTCACCTGATAGCTCATACCTTCTTCCGTTTTGATTCAAACTCCTTCTGGAGTATGGTTTCGTACTCCTCCCCCAGCGGATAACGGCTGCACAGGTACACATTTCTTCGGTAGACAAACCACTGCGGAGTTCGCAACTGGTTGACCGGTATTCCGAATGCCACACGGAAGTCCTGCGAAGTTACATCAGGCAGCTCTATGATTTTCCGGGCGATGTCCTGCCCCTTCTCGTTCTGCATGTTTGGGATATACTCGCCATGACCGATGAACTGGTAAGCGAACAGGTTTGGTACGCTGCGGAACTTCAGGCTTCCGATACCTACGCCAGGGTATAGACATCCGGGCCGATCGGTATGCGCTTCGGCCCCCAGCTCCTTTGTCAGTTCCTCGGCAGCTATAGCTGCCTTCCTGCCTTTCTCTATGAATTTGCCGATGCAGTTTCCTCGATGCGAGTCCAGCGAAACCTTATAGTAATATCTTTTCTCTTCCATATCAAAATACAATCAGAGTGGACAGGTAATAGCAACCCATCACACACAATATCAGAATTACAAGAATAGGATGAGCGTAAAGCATCCTCTCAAAGCCATACGGTTTATGTCATTCATAGTCTTCTCCTTTCTCCATGGTCAGCCCAGGTATGTAATAAAGTCCCCGTTCTTCCAGTTTCTCCGCCGCCTGCTTCATGCTTTCGGCAGAACGGTTTACATAGTTCACCAGGTAGATGCGCCGCCCTTGCATGACCAGCGGGACAAATACCGGAAGAACAGCATTCCATGGAAATACATTGTAGGGTACCTCGTCCTTCAGAACTATCAAGGTGCCTACTTCTATGGCTTTATTCGGAAGAGCTTCTATGAACAGATGGCTTTCTTCTGCGTGAGCGCCCTGTAGGCCCTTCATCTTTCGCAGGAAAGCCTCGTTCAGTTCCTTCCGTTTCTTCGATGTGTATGTCATTGCCTTTCCTTTTTTATCGTTTGTGGCAAATGTAACAAAAATAAATCAAAAATAGTATGTAAAAAGTGAAGTATATTCAGAAAACCACCGGATAATAGTTGCGAAAAGTAATAAAATAGACAAAATCCAGCCGCTGCCAGGTGATTTTGGAGGTAAAAAATAGTTTGTTATCCGGGAAAAACAGGCAGAAAAAAATCGGACACGGCTGCACTAAGACAGCCGTGTCCGAAAAAAAATGCCGTATGTATCAGGTAAAGAAAATTTTTTTGCTCATCGCCGCCGCGATGTGGTAGAGCATTTCCACGTTTGCCGTGAATCGGCCTTCTTCTATCTTGTATAGAGTCATGTCGTTGATTCCGGCACGTTCGGCCAGTTCCTTTATCGACAGGCCTGAATCCCTGCGAGTTTCCATAAGGTTTCATCCCACTATTTCACGCGGTGTCATGGGCGTTTCGGAAGTCACGGCCACAATGACAATTCCATCTCTACTGTCTGTTTCGAAAAATGTTTACCGTCTGATTTCTTCTTCGATATTAGCTATCAGTTCGGCGTACACCTGCGGAGTAGTATCCGGGTTTTCCGTATCACTGGTACCGATTTGCCGGATCACCACCTCGCAACCTAAAAAATGCGCCATGCGAATGAAATTCACAATGTGCGTATCTTTCCCGTCCGAAATGTCACGGAGAGCTTCGTAGGACACGCCTGTATCCTTGTCGGCCGTCATAAAGTACACTCCGCACACATCTGCACGTTCGAATAGGAATTTGCCAATCTCACGGGCCGACCTCATAGCGGAGTCGGGATACCGTGGAGGGTTTTTCGGCAGTGCCAAAGCACGATGAATATTATACTTGCGGTATTTCACCACCAGCACTCCCGCAAAAAGGAGTACACAAACGATTGCAAAAATTGTTCCGTCCATAATTATTATTCTATTTCAGTTAGACTTTCTTCTGCTTCTTCCAGGCTGCAAAGTGCAGCCTCCATACATTCTATGGCTTCCTGCATTATCTCGCCACGTTCGGATTCCTGAATAGATTCCGGCATGTTGTCGAATGCTTCCTGCTCTTCGTCCAGCAGGTTCTGTAGCTTGTTTTTTACTTCCGAGAGGCTGCCTTTCAGCTTCTCGATTTCTTTCCGTCTTTTATTGTTCATGGTCTACACGTTTTAAAATGAAGAAGGCCACCGGAGTATCACTCTCCGGCAGCCATTGCCTAACTTTAAACTTCCGCTTCACAGCGGTAGAAATTATGATTAAAATTCTTGCTTATTATAAAACCAATGCTTATATTTGCATTGTCCTTCAATGGAATTGAAACATTTCTACTATTTGTAGATTCTAAAATGTAAGTTTCCTTTTAATCGTACCAGAAGGATTTTAAAAAGCTGCCATGTGGTAGCTTTTTTTATTCCTCTTCATCAAACGGTGATTTTACAGACACCTCACATATACAGAAGTTTTTATCAGCATACTGCGAAAATCTGAAAGTGTATTTCTCGCCTTTTACCGTTGCGAAACCTCTATTATATTCCGGACTCTCTATATTGGAAAACTCTTTCAGAATTTCTTTCTCCAGACTATCTCCTGTATATTCATAATAAGCTCCTACTTCTTCACCGCCAATGATAGCAGAACGGTTATTGTGCCCGTCCCAATACTGAATGGCCGAGCATTCAGTGTAGTAGGCTTCGTCTTCCTCAAACTTGCTGATAAAAGCGTTAATGTCTTTTTCCTTGTCTTTAAGGCCAATCTCTTCGGCATTTTCAATTGTCAGGTCATCGAGATTATATTCCATGTCATCGAATGACTCTCCGAATATTTTAATGCCTTTCTCTATCATTTCTGCCTTCATGCTGTCGCAATAGCAGTTTTTCAGTGAATAGTCTCCGGCTGCTTCGGCATCTAGTTGCTGTCCATATTGGTTGTAGCAATCGTGCAAATTGATTGTTTGAACATCTTCTTCTGCAATGATATACATGTCGTCATTGTCTGATTTAGAAACAATCACCCTAAGTTTTTTATCCTCAAACATAATTTTATACAGTTTTCCGTGTGTCTCACGTTTTAGTTTAACATTGCTGGCTGACGGGGTATTACTCCCCGACGGCCTTGGTCTAACTTAAAACTATTACAACTTGTAGTTTCTCAGCACAACTACAAGAATTTTTGCTTTTTTATCACCGTATAGTTCATCAAAATCTGCTCTATAACAAGCATTTGCAAGAACAGTATTGTTATAATCATCTTCATCCATAACCTCAAAGTCTATTTCGTTGATGTCTTTGCAGTACAACTCTTTAAAGTTCAGTTCATCATCCAATGACACTATACAGTATCTATGAATACTGTGATTTCTTCCTGCATATCCATAAAGTTCGACTTCCGCACATTTATCTACTTCTTCTTTCAGTAGATCCGCAATTTTTTCAGGCAGTTCTACAATTTCATACACCCTGCTGTCGTATTCATAGCTTCTTGTTCCGTCCGGGCATGTAGCCTGAGCTCCTCTGTTCTGACGAACAGCTACGCCCCAGTTAGGTGCCGAAGGATAGTTACTATTGTCATCGTTGTACATATCGAGTAACTTTTTGTATGCGTCCTTCAGATCCAACTGGTCAGCTATTGTTATCTCACAGTTTCCATTGAAAGTGCTATCTCTTTGAGCTATCCAACTGTTTGTTCTGCCTGTAATTCTATACTTACTCATAACTTTTTTCAGTTTTTACCGTGTGCCTCACGTTTTGAAGTGGTTATTTTATTGTTGGCCGGTAAGGCATTACTCCTTGCCGGCCATTACTAACTTAAAAAACTTCCGCTTCGCAGCGGTAGAAATTATGATATGCAATTTATGAATTTCTTTGAAACTGGCCAAACTATTGAAGCTGGAAGAGGTTGTAACCCGTCTTCCGGCATTTATACTAACTTAAAAACTTCCGCTTCGCAGCGTTAGGAATTTATATCGTACAGTCTGCTTTATCCATTGCAGCCTTTTCCTGTGGCGACAAGGAGCAGACAAAATCATCATTACTATAGTATTCACCGTTTTCTTCCGGTTCTTCGAAACATCTTTTAGCTGAAAATACAATGGAACTTATTGCATTGTATTGTTCTATACTTAGTCCGATGATACTTACTGTTCCGTTTTGATTAAATTTTGTTCTACTCATAATTCATTTGTTTTAGTTAGATAATGGTTCCGGTACCGGGTGTAATGCCGGTTCCGGAATGTGGTCAGATACGCATCATGTAAAGGCATTGCCTTGTGGATATAAGTTCATCTCCAATGCAATCTTTAAGTAAGCTATAAGATAATTTGAACTGTCCTTTGATTCCATTTATTTTAAACAGCTTTCCTTCACATAATCGTATCAATTCTTCATCATCGGTTATTTCCCAGAACAGATTTTCAAGCGACTGTTCCGGAGTCATTCCTGATACCTGTAATTTTCTGCATGGATGAACTTCTTCTGGAACATCCATTACTGTTATCATTGCGGCAAATATGGGAAAGTCCAGTATACAGTCTTGTATGTCGTTCAGATTATTGTCCTCTCCTTCATACAAGTAAGAGTATTTTAAGAATCTGCTCCATATTTCAGGTTTCAAGATAATCTTTGCGTTTTCTACCGGTTCTCCCTTCATGAATGTTTCACCGTTTGCCACTTTCTTGATAATGTTTCTTTCAATTTTCATAATTCCAAAATTTTAGTTAGACAATGCAACCGGAAAGAAATCACTTCCTTTCCTGGTTATGCTTCTATTATACGGCCAATCTTACTGATTTTTTAGTTTTCGGGATCACCTTGTACGGTTCCCATGCTTTCGGCATGGTAGAAATAGCGTACCTTCTGTCGGATTCTGTTCCGAAGAAGGCGTCTCTCATAATTTCTTTTGCTTCTTCTGGGAAATGAAAATACATTCGGTTTTCAAACCATTGCCGACCTTTTCCGGATTTTACCATTTCCATGTAGTAAGGTATTGTTTTCTTATACTTGCACAAAAATGCAAGAATCTTTTGGCTGACAGGTACCGGAAATTTTTCTGTATGTTTGCGCTCCATGCTTTTGGATTGCTTCAATGTTTCTGCAATTGCGCTTACGGGTAGCTTGCATTTGAATGTACCGTACTCGATAGTGGCCATCAAATCCCCATATACTGTTTCTTTTGTTTCGATGACTTTTCCGTTATTGAACACTTCTTTCATCATGTTTTCTAATGATACTTTTCTCATAATTCCTGGTTTTAAGTTAGACAATGGTGACCGGAAGGAGTATCACTTTTCCTTCCGGTATAAATCAAAAGTTATCAGAAATCTTCTTTTCTACTCTCTTTTTGAATTTTTCTATCATTCCTTCAATCTCATACCGTAGCTCTTCATTTTCCAGATAGGAGCAATATGTTCTGCTATTATCAATGCTCTGTAAAATGTTTGTTACGGCATATTGATTTTTCTCTGATAAACTAAATTTCTTTATTCCCATAATTCCAATGATTTTAAGTTAGACAATAGTTCCCGGTGCAGGCTATAAACTTGCGACCGGGTTCAATCATGCAACTTTATTGCTACGTGATTTTTTCTGCGATTTTTTCGGGAGTGCCCATCCCTTGATTTTAGCTACACGCTGGTTGAAGTCCATCCAAAGTTTTTCATCACGGAACTCAAAGTGCATGGTTCCTTTTTTGAATCCTTTGATACGGAAGTAACCCCATTCTACCCACTCTCCCCAGGGGATATCATTTTCTCTAATAAATGTATAGAGACTATCTTTAAATTTTGTCGCTGAGATATAATTTAAAGCAGTGATTAGGTCTGATATCTGGTTAAAGTCACTACTCCATGATGTCTTTACATAGCTACTTGGCCAACGTGCATCGTAATGACATATACGAGGTACAATAAACTTTTTGTTTACCATATAGTTGGCATTTGTTTTCCATTTTTCACCGGCAGTGGAATTTTCTGCGCTAAAAGAACATATTGTTTCAAATGCTTCTACCAAAGATTGATTCATACGATTATCCTGAGTTTTGACAATCATATCGAGCATTGTATAAATGTTTTTCATTGTAAATGGTACATTTTCTTGCTGCTCCACAAATCTGTTTATAGTTTCACGTACTTTTGAGGTAACGAAACGCTGCATCTGCAATTCTCTGAATATAAATCCCCAGGAGTCTTTTTGTAATTGCTTTTTGAACATATCGCGTGTTACTTCAGTATTGAAACTTTTCCCATTATATCTAGCTCCAAACTTGATACTGCAACCACCTATAAGAGAAGAGAGTTCGTTTATCTCTTTTGAAGCAGCCATAACTTCATCGAACTTGCTTACTGCCATAATGTAACGGTTTACTACATCCCGTATCACGTTATATGGCATAAGTCCTTCGCTACCGTTGTATTCCTCCTCTTCTTCTTCAGAAAACAGATAACTGTCAAACTCATGGTTTCCCTCGCCTGGCTTGTAAAGCTTCACCAAAGTTACCCATACGTCTGTCGGTCTGGCAGCGTTTTTAAAACACTGCTCCAAGTCTTCTGTACCACCATTGAACTCAATTATTTCTTTCAAGCGTTTACGCTCCATAGAATAAGTGTTTTCAATTGTTTGGCTGTTGCATATAGCTATAATTTCGCATCCTGCCGGTGCAATCTCAAAAGCATGGAGTATATGCTGAGCGGCATTACTGAACGGTGGGTTCATAACGATCATGTCAATGTGACTTATTTCTTCGGCTGTAAGCTTCAGAAAATCGTCACATATAAGGTCGCATTTTTGTGAAACTATCCGTTGCAAATCGTGATTTATTTCACATGCCAATACTTCACGGGCCCCGGCTTCTTTTAACCAGTCAACTATGTTTCCTGTTCCTGCCGATGGCTCCAATACTACTTTACCGGATACGTTTACACCCATCATCATGCGGTCGATTACTTCTTTCGGTGTAGGATAAAACTCTTCTTCAAAAATACTTTTCATAATTCCATCGTTTTAAAAGTTAGACAATAGTTGCCGGTGGAAGTGTTTCTCTCCCAACCGGCTTGATTTGAATCATCCCGCCTCCCTATATAAACCGTTTAATCTTTTTCATTAGTTTCTTAGCCTCATTATGAATACTTTGGCTGCATCCAATAGGTGTAAACTGATAGCTCAACCGTTCAAGACAAATACTTAAAACTGTTTTGGGGAATAAATAATTATCAGGAATATTTTTCAAATCAGTCGTAATTTCATCAGAGTTCAATAGGACGTCTTTTTTCTCTCTAATATATTTCTCTATAAAACCATCCGATAATAAGCTTTCAAACTTCTCGTTAAACTCTTCTTTAGTCATAATTCCAAAAATTTATAGTTAGACAATAAGTAAGGCAGTCGGAATCACTTCCGGCTGCCCTCTACTTTACAGAGAGAAAGCTGCTCTCAGCTCCGGTTCGCGTTTCTTCGAGAAAACCCAACCGGCACCACATTTCAGTTTACCGTTAAAACGGCCGCCAAGCTCTTTAAGTTTGGCAACATACTCACGGGTGTTTCCTATGATTGCTACCGCTTTTTCGCTGTAGTCCACAAGCTCCAGGCCGCCTTCATTTCCTACGGTTTTGAGGGTCTCCCCGGCTACCTTTTCATCAGGCTTTACTTCCGGAGTATAGTCTTTTTGACTCCATACACCTCGAGCTATCTCTACGGCTGTAAGGTCGTTGTAATTGCTAAACAAAGTGTAATGATTCATTTTGAAATGATTTTGAAGTGCACTTTGTTGCTCAGGGCTTATAATACGGCGCTCATAGTATCCGTAGGAGTTTTTGGCGTCAAGCTCCGGAACAATGCTTATTATTTCTGCTACCAGCTCTTCCTCTTTCGATTTTGACATTTCCCGGTCTGCTCGAATAGAATTGCAGTTACCCATATATTTATAGGCAAATTCTGTAAACTCCTCGCGTGATATTCCAGTAGAATCGTCGTAACCGTCGAATGTGTCGTGATAGGTAGAAAACAGCTCCAGATTTGTTTTTTCTCCAAAAGCTTCTTCGGTAGGACCGTCTTCCCATGAAAGCTCCCAGTCCGATCCCCATCCGGTATTTTTTTTCAATGAAAACTTAACACCGGGGAATGCTGCTTTGCACATTGTCAGGATGTTGGCGCGTCGGATACTGTGCAGCTTTCTTTCTGCTGCCTTATATTTTTTGCTGTTCCATCCGTTTTGCTTGTTCTGTCTTTCAACTTCTTCCTGATATGGAGCTATATCGGTCATAAGGCTTTCCCACTTGGCACAACGTGCTTTGTAGTCTGCCAGACGTTGTTGGCGTGCCTCTTCCGCCTGACGTGCCATTTCTTCAGCTTCTTTTCTGTTTTCCTCCCGGATTTGTGCAACCTCTTCGGAAAACATTTCTCGCCACGCTATAGGTGTAAGCACATAACGCGCATAGCTGTATCCCTCGTCATCAACCAGGTAGTAGCGACCGTCTGGAGCAACTACTGCACCTACAAATGTATAGTGCATCTTTTTTACATCCAGATAGTCGCCTTCTTCTTGGTGCCAACCTCCGGGACAATCCTCGAGCTGAGATATTTTGTCAGCAGTTTCAGGTGCTTTGAACTCCTCTTCAGTAACATGGTATACTTTTTCTACGTTTACCAGAAGAGAAATTTCGCGGCTGTCTTCATACAATTTGCCTTTCAGCTCGTCGTATATACCATTGCCTCCGTCGCACTTAAAACCGGAGTAAACAGCCCACATAAACGAGCCTTCCTGCGGTACAGGCTGGCCCATAGCTTTATGGTTGTCTGCTTCAATTTCGTGTGCGTGAAACTCGGACGCTTCGTATTTCATACGGTCTGCATTTATGATAGCACGTGCTTCTATTTCAGCGGCAACTACAGTTTCAAGCCCAAAATCTGCTATGTATGCCGGGCGCGATAGCGGTTCCATCACGCCACACCATCCGCAGATACCCTGACGACATTCGTTTGCTGAGTTGTATGTTTCAATCTCTTCACTTCTGAATACGTTTACCAACTGATTTACAATCTGCTCTCTTGTTACATTCTGTTTCATAATTCCAAAAATTTAAGTTAGACAATAGTCCCCATGCCGGGGATAACCCGACATTAAGGAATGCACCATTCAGCCTGACCATACTCTTTTGTATTATCCATGCAGTATGATAGAAGAGATACCTCAAAGTCTCTGAAGAACTTTAAGGCCAAAGCTTCTTCTTTAGTCATCTTCCGGACAGCTTTTAAATGTTCTGTTTCTATCTGATACATCATACACTGAATAGCTTTTATCAGTGCAGGATATTCAAGGCTTTTTCCTTTTTCTTCAATAGACAATGTCATGTATTTTATGCAACATTCTATACGCCTGTCTTCTTCACCAGGAAATTGATGCTTATACTGCAGAGTCACACATGTCACCTGTAATTCGATAATAGTTTTTGTAATGTTCAGAACTCTTTCGTAATAGTCATTCCCGAAAGGTGATAAAGATTTTTCCAACCGTGATGTGATTATTTTTTGTCTGTCAGGCGCGTTATACATCTTCAACAGACTTTTGTAAATACTTCCGAAATGATTCTTTGTGTTGATAAAACTGCTCATAATTCCTTTGTTTTTTAGTTATACATCGCAGCCGATACAGTTTTAACACTGTACCGGCTAATACTATGAAGCTTTGTAGCCGTCCTCTGTTTCAATTATCACACCCTGACTGATTGCATAGCTTACAGCCTGCGATGTGACAATGTCGAATACACCTGAATCTTTTTTGATGTCATCCATGTACATGTCATTCCAATCTACCTGAACGTCATTATCTTTCACCCATACGTCAATCCATTCGCCCCACCAACCGTCAGGAAGCTGTACATACACCGCACAACTTCCCGGACCGTCTATCTCGATTTTTGTGGCTACGGCTTCATGCTTGCATATTCTTCTTACTATTTTCTTATGATCGGGACGATGATTCATTTGTGAATACATAGCTTTTGTAAGTCTTTCCCAATCCTGAGCTGTCAATGATTTTGTCATAATTCCTTTGTTTTAAGTTATACATAAAGCAGACGACCACCGGATAAACAGCAGCCGCCTGTATTAATCACTCAAGCTTGAATAGGAAAAGATTATCTTTCCCATCCAGATCAAAAGTATATTCCGGTTTTTTCTTAATATGGGAAAACCAGTCATCTTTACTCTGATATATATATAGATACATACCTTCAAGGTTGATGTTTTCTATAGTACCGAAGTAATCCGCAGTATTTACATCTTGTGCGAATCCATAACAACTGTTATCAAGTCCTTCACTTGAAAAGTGATTTAGTAGATTAAATGTTTCTTGTGTCATAATTCCGATAATTTAGTTATACGATAGCATCCGGAACCGCTGCAAGGCGGAACCGGGTAATAGTCAGGAAAGCGCACGATTCAGACGTTTCCGGATTTGTGGTACCGTATAAAAATCCCCATAATAATTTCCTCCGAATACATCTTCATAAGTGTATGATGAAAGAATATCCGATAAAAAGTATTGTGGCTTATCTTTTACACTATATAGCCATTCTGCACCATCACTTTCAAAACAGCATGAAGCTATTTGGTTTGCGTCCGGATATTGATTCTTATTCATGGTCCTGACAAGGTCTTTTTCCCATTCTTTCGGATTGAACCATCCGTATGCATATAAAGGTTTGTCTCCTTCATAGCCTGCAAGATATATCACCTGATATTCATAATTTCCATGGTAACGCATAAGAAAACCGTAATCAAATAACGATGATTCATTGTTAGCATCCACGCCAAACCAATTTCTGTTTTTATCCATAATTCCATAGTTTAAGTTAGACATAGCACTGATTCCTGATATAAACTTGAATCAGTTTTTTTAATAACGTAAACCTAATTCTGTACATTCTGACGGAGATATAGTTTTGTAATTTTTTTTATACCTACCAAAATCGTCATTATGACAAATTTTTCTTGCAGGTTTCCTGTCATGTGAGTAGCACACATTTTCGCTTTTTGAGATAAATATTGCGAATTTATAGGCCAAATATTCAACCGATTCCTTATTAAATGTGCTACTCCATGTATTTACTACATACTTAACTTTATTATCATTGTCTACGATAACAAGGTATTTGTCTTCCCTGTCCCATACATAACCGATTTCTACATTTACGTTTTTACCGTTTACATCTAAAAGCTTCATAATTCCTATAGTTTTAAGTTAGTAATCGTGTCTGGAAGTACCGTAAAGCACCTCCAGCATGGAATTAATACCCTATAGCGTCGTAGTACGATTTGTTTTTTACGTACTCTTTTGCTATTTCGTAGTCACTGCAATCTTCGCCGAGCTTTGCGCTAATACTTTCGTATGCGCTTTTGGGCATTACATAGATAACCTGTTCGCTCCAGTCGGAACGACCGGCGAAACACAAAGCCACGAATAAAAACACGCAGCACAGAATGACTTTAATTTGCTTTTTCATAACTCAAACTATTTAAGAACTTTGCAGGCCGTACACCGGTAAAGGTGAACGGCCTGATTTTAATCATTAAGCATAGAAGCTATTGCTTTCTGCTCTTCCTGGAATTTATTCCATTCTCTTTTTTCTTCCGCTTTCCGATTCATTCGATATGAGCTATATCTTTGTTTTTCCAGCACGTCCATACTTTCATATTCACGTACAAACTCCCGGTGAAACTTCAATGTATCTGAAACCTCATAGCATACACCATCTTTGGCAAGACGATAATTACATTCAGCTTCATAAGCTTTTTCAAACTTTGTAGCACATGAAGTAAAAACAGAAGCACACAATACGATTGATACAGATAAAATGATAGTTTTCATAATCCTAAAAAGTTTATAGTTATACATACAAGAAGTGCCATGCGCCCGAAAGCGCATAGCACTATATAGTAGGGGTTTTCCGAACCACCCCCAAAGCAGGTTATCGATACGTTTACACATACCCGCCTATATACCCCATGATACATTATTTACATAAGTTCATAGAAATACTTTTCACATAGACGACCTTTGTTGGCGTACCGCCATACAGACACACGTGCCCGCATGGTGCGTTGATTGCATAGGACAGAACACACGTATTCCGTCCAGTTCCATACATACGCTAGGACAGTATGGACCTGTTTCCGGTTAACTACTCCGGCATACACCCAAGTTTGAATAGGGCATAGCACACCTGTACATGAATCCATACGGACACGGCGCACCCTGACTGATCGTTCTACACGTTGCAAGGTACACCGCACCCATACGGGTACAGTTATGCCATAGAATTATGAATTATGATTTTCGCGGCCCTGGATACCGTCGGCCTCATGGACCGGATTACTATAGGTGCACACGTGCACCCCTACCGGAAACAGCCATACACGTATAGCCGTATGGATAGGTAGGTATCTTTTTTACCGGCCGTATAAGACTGTAGTATATATTGTGGGTGTCCGGGAATCGGACCCGGACAAATACCATACACCCTGAAGCGGTTAAGCCGCTTTTTTCAACAGATCTGCAGCTATCTGAAGCAATACGTTTTCCGGAACGTCAGTGTATTTCCCGGAAAGTTCCTTTGCTTTTTCGGCAATCATTTTAGCTTCTTTTTCTTTTGCCTGAGCTTTTTTGCTTTCCTGTCTGTTAGCTTTCTTTGCTTCCTTTGCAAGCTGTTTTTCTACCTGTTTGTTTTCCGCTTCCTGTATTCTCTTTTGTTCGTTATTGATTTTCAAAACAGAATCCATACTAGCAAAAAATTCGTTAATCGTAAACTTGATAGGAACGTACTCAAAGTAGTTGTTTCTGATACGGATCACTTTCAATTCGTTTCCGTCCAGGAAATCGATATCAGAAACTTTACGAAGCTTGCAAAAGATATCACGTTCACTACCTGTATTGATAGATAACAGGCTTTCAAGACTCATTTTTTTATCAATTCCATACAGTTTAAGCGCTTCAGCTATAGCCGGGTTGTTCCGGTTTTTGTTGATAGCGTTCATTACTGCAAACGGGCTGATCATTTCCTGAGTCAAAACGTTGATAGCTTCTTTTTTCACCTGTGATTTAGATACATTTTTTTCCATACAATTAAAGTTTTAAGTTAGTAATATAGTAGGGGAGACCGATTCGAACGGTCCGATAGAACATAGTTCACCCGTTAGGCCACCTTTCGGCTCCTTGTCCCCTGTATATACTAACAGTCTTATACGGATTATTTGTTACAGACTAACCGCTCCGCGTGTACTTTGTTCCGGTTGCTTTCGTGTGTTGCTTGCAAACTATGCAAGCCGGGAAAATCCTAAACTATAGGAGTGAACAGGATCACCATCCGAAACGCGGATAACGTTTATACGGTATTTTTTCAAAGAACGTTTTTCTTTCTGGATATTTTCTGGAACGGAAAGAAAACCGTATCTTTGCTTTTGCTACAAAACAGAAGAAAGGTTTTTCTTTCTTTTTCCGCGGCCGTTCCTGTAACGGCCGTTTTTCATATCGTGAAAGATCTTATCAGTTTTGGCAAGCCTGATTTACTTGTGTAACCGTTTGTTTTTCGAATACGTTACAAAGGTACATGTTTTTCTTTAATATACAATAGTAGTACATTAATTTCTTTACTTATTTAACAGTTATTTATGGTTTAACCTTATTCGAAAGGTTTATTTACATTTTTTGCCAGTATCCAGCCAGTATGCCCGCCAGTATCCCCGCCAGTATCCAGCCAGTATGCCCGCCAATATCCAGCCAGTATGCCAGCCAATATCCAGCCAGTATGCCCGCCAGTATCTCGCCAGTATGCCAGCCAGTATCCAGCCAGTATGCCAGCCAGTATCCAGCCAGTATGCCCGCCAGTATCTCGCCAGTATGCCCGCCAGTATCCAGCCAGTATGCCCGCCAGTATCTCGCCAGTATGCCCGCCAGTATCCAGCCAGTATGCCCGCCAGTATCTCGCCAGTATGCCCGCCAGTATCCAGCCAGTATGCCCGCCAGTATCTCGCCAGTATCCAGCCAGGCCCCCGGCATATATCAGGCCGGACGGGTCCCAGAGGTGGGACGCGTCCGGCGTAGCGAGGCGCGGGGTTTTCATCACGATTCAGGCAGAAATTTTCTGTTTCAACTCCGAATTATCATATTGTTATCCGATTTCGAAGGGAATACAAAAAAAGCAATCGGTTTCCGTCCGATTGCCTTTGAATCTGCGTTGTATTATTTCTTCTTGTCTAGTTTCCGCATTTTCTTGAATCCGGTTTTCAGTTCCTTTTTTATGCTAGGTATTTCTTTTTCCTGTGGGAGATTTTCCGGAGACCTGCCAGTGTTTTCTATGACTATTTTCCGCACTTCGCGGCCTACATCAAAGTGTGTCTGTTCAAGCGCTTCCTGTCCGTATATACCTTTAGACTTTATTCTTTCCTCAGTTTGAGTTATGCGGAATAGATTAGCCGCCAGTTCCGTTCTTCCCATGGTTTCAAAAAGCTTCCCTTTTTCACAACTTCTTTTATTTGCCAGTTGGAAGTTCATCATGTTGTACATTCCACGGTATCCTGCGTTATTAAATCTGGCAAAATCTACTACTCCGGCATTATTGGCAGCCGCCGCCAAAGCCTTGTTTCCTTCTTTTATTTCATCACGAATAATAAGGCGGTCTATGTCGTTGTTGTTTTGTACATAGACTTCGAAAGCTCTTGCCTGCATCGCAAAGTACGCCTGCATACGGGCTACTTCTACTTTCTGAGGATTGGCGTTCATTGCTGTTATGTAACATGCAAAGCGCGTCAGCTTGAAGTCGGGCGTTTTTACTCCGCCTGTTTCCCTTTCTGTATAGATAATATTTTCGTAGTGGTCAATCCCTAATGATATGAAAGCCTTTGTCGCTTTATCTATTACTTTTCTGAATGATGCCATGTCATCGTATCCAAGCATCAGCATCAGCTCCGATGCCCACCAGAATACAATACCATTCTGATTCCGGAAGTCTTCAAAACTTAATTCGGATTTCATTTGTTTTATATCACACATTGCTCTCGGTTTTTTATTATATTAAAGTGTTAATTCTATGGAAGTAAGTTTGTTTCCTATTTCGATAAGCGAAAGATTTATCATGTTAATATCTTCCTGTTTAAAGGATGCTTTCATAGAATTTCTTCGCATCCTGTTGAGATACCATTCCGTTTTTTTGCCCATTTTTACCTTGTAAATGTATGGCATAGAAACAATCTCGGAAACAGACTGCATCTGTTCTATGACTTGCTGCCTTGCTTCACTGACACTCATTTCTTCTTTTGATGGGATGCGGATTCTTGTACTGATAAGCTTTTCTCCTATCTCATTAAAAAGCGTGTTCAGTGTATTTATGTCAAGCTCATTAAATCCATTTGATTTCGATGTAGTAGTGTCATGATTCAGTTTATTGTATATCCATCCACTTGATTTTCCCAGTGTGTCGGTTACATACTTTAGCTTTATCATTTCTGCTATCATAGGCAAAGCCTGTTTTATTGGTACTTTAATTTTTTCTGTATTCATAGTGCTATCTTTCTTTTTCCGATACAAAAGTACATAATATTCTTTATATATGCAAGCCTGTATATGAATATTATTTGATAAAAAAGTTTATATTTGCGTTCATGGATAATTGACTATATGGATATGAGTAGCTTTTTATTATTTGTAGTTTTTGCCTTTACTGTCTTTGTGATAGTTTTAATAGCTTTATGTCATAAATACAACACGAAAAAGGCAGAGTCGCTTGGCAGTACTTTCGTAGCAAGCAAACATAATTCGTTTAAAGATTCTGCCGATATAGGAAAATTTTTGCATGAGCGTGCAAAAGTAGCGGGGATAAGCTTTAACGGATACGAGAGGGATAAAAGAAAAATAACCAAAACTGAGGCTGAGGATTTTTTTAGAGGAACCTCAATACAACTTATAATTCTTAATAGAATAGCTCACCGGCTAGGATGTGAAGTCGTAATTCGCCAGAAGGATAAAGAGAATACAAACATTTAATCATTGTGCTTATGGGTTTTATATCAATTCTTATATTAATTCTTACTTTCTTTTTTGCGCTGTATTTTTTATTGTCTGCTCCCAGTGAGTTTTTTGTCGCTTTACTGACTATCGTCGCATCGGTGGGCATAAAAAATATCCGTAAGAGAAAAATTCATGATATTCTTAATATTAAGTATATTCCTGACGGACAAAGCCTGAGTGAATATAAAATGACAGGTGATATAGACCAGTATATCCTGTCAAGGGCCAAAGAATTGAATATTGACTATGCTTCGTTATGCCGTGAATTAGGTCTAAACCCTTATTCCGATGTACCTTTAAGTGATACGGATATGGTGAAACTGTTCCGGCTGGTAGATATGCTGGGTTGCGATGTCGTATTCAGAAAGGTAGCCGATGTTGATCTTGAGGAAAACAAATATGATACCAGCGTATTGCGGTCTATACTGTCTGGTCTTGATAAAACGAAATAAAAAAACTTCCTTCTACCGGTATAACTTCCGTAAAATATTTACGGTTTAAAATGGTGGATAATATAACAAATATAATTCAAAAACGACCTATAAAAGTGATTTTATTTCGAAAAACCTCCGAAAACTCCACGTTTTTCAGGTATTAAAAACGACCGATGGCGATGTGAATTTATTTTAATAGCTTTGCAAAATATAAAAATTAAATTTTATGAAAAAAATCTTTATTTTATTTTTTGCATCGGTATTGTTTTTGGCCTGTTCAAAATCGGAGGACGACCCGAATGTAAACCCTCCCGGAAACGATGAAGAACAGACGGGTGGAGATACTGAAGACGTGATTGACATCTCTCCGCTGCTTTGCGATGGAACACGTTTCGTAAAACGGGAGTATAAGGATTATTCGTCTGCCACACTGGGAGCATATAAGTCTGTAATGACGCAGCGCGAGTATTCCTTCAGTAAGGACGGTAAAGGCAGCCTGGTTACATACGTAGCCGAAAACAATCCGCGCGGATATGCGCAGAGCACTTCTTCGTTTACCTGGAGTTCCACAAACAAGAAGCCTGTGTCGCTGAGTATTGCGGTAGAGGGTGGCGAGAGATTTGTGCTGAATGATGTGGAAGTTTCGGATGGAGGACTGTTCTGTCCCACCGAGGTATGGACCAAAGAATTGAGTCTTGACAACCCGTTGTCGCAGGACGATGTTGTTTCTTACTCCGTCGATATGGTATCGTGCAAGGCCATAGACTATAATTATGGAGGTATGGTCTGCATGAAGGTGGCACCGGCACGGCTCACCGTAAAGACTGCCGGTGGGAGTGTTACGTTCATAACACACGAGTATGGCTATAATCCTATCCTTATAAATATGCCTTGCGAAAGTGTGGACAATGGCCCGCTTACTTATTTCGATACCTATATATATGCGTGTGTAGACTTGGATTTTCCTTATCCTTACAGCTTCTTTACCATTACACGGGATGTATAGAAGAAGCCTTTCGTGGAAGACGACAAGATGTATTTCTACTTGGGGAAATTCAGCAAAGATACGGAAGAGTTTACGATGATAGAACGTAACAAGGAATATAAAGTGGAATAGCCTGCTGCAAGCTTCCGGAAAAAGCCCGGGCGAGGTGTGCAAATCCTTGCCCGGGCATGTTTTTTCATCCATCATCCAAACTATCAGTTACCGTCTCCGGGCTCTTCGGGCAGACTGGTTCCTTCTTCTCCGTAGTCGTCAATCGTAGTTAAGGCCATGCCGCTCAGCATCTGCTTGAAGCGTTTGCCGGGGTAGAAAAGTATTTTATTGCGTGTCACGTTGTCAGCGCTCACGGCATCGGCTGTGGCTTCCGTCTTGGAGTTGAACGTAGGATTGAACGAGCCGAAGTTTTTCAGATTAAGGTTTGTACTACTTCTTTCCGCAAATAACAGGCCATACAAGATGCTCTGATAGGGGTTTCAGGAGGTGTAATTACTGATCATCATCTGAAGAGTTTTTTCTCCATCCAGATCGGACGAAAGAAACCTTATAATTTCGGAATAAAGAGATTCCGAACATTCCCTTTTCACACTCAGGAAGAAGTCTTCTCCGATGATCCGCCGGACTTCACTTTCCACAACCGGTTCACTGCGGAAATCTTCATATTCTATATCTACAATCACTTTCTTCCCTGAACGGAAGAAATTAACGGTGTGTTTCGCCTCGCCAAAATATTCGTTCAGTTTTCGGCGTATTTCTTTCATTTTCATATATGGCCTCCTTTCTGGATGATGATGCGTGAAAAGAAGTCATAACCTTCGCGTGTGATGTAAGGTGTGTAATATTTCACTCCGGAACCGGTGGCACTGGAGTGTGCTGCCAGTATCAGTCCTCTTTTTGCGCTTTCCTCTGAAGGGGCATTGTAGCACTCCGGAGCAGACAGAAGCCATCCTTCGCGACGCAGAAACTCAAAAACCCGGGCAGAGCGGACAACTATGCCATGTTCACGGCTTATCAGTCGGGCCATCTGTCGTACCAGCATCGCATCGCGGTGGTGCATCCTGATTTCGCTCGTAGTCAAACAGGGGATATCTTTAATAATGGGACGTGGTTTTATTGCCGTTTCCTGATCTGATGTCATTGATGAAGGAATTATGTTTCCTTTTCTTCTTGAGACAAAAGTCTGCATCATTTCCTCCAGCCGCGAGATGCGCTGCTCAAACTGGCTTTGTGTAGTGCCTTCGGGCATGGTTTCTTCACGTTCAAGACGATATTTAAGGTAGGAAATGCGGTCTTTCTTATGCTGAAGCATGGAAATGGATTCGCAAAGCTCTTCTTCTATTTCAGTGAGAAGATCGGAAAGATTGTCTTTCCTTGCCTGAGTGTTTTCAGTGCATGTGTAGTCGGTTTGTGTGGTTCCGGTGCTGACGGTTCCGTTCATCAGCAGTTCTTTAATACGGTCGTTGCACCAGATAGCAAATGCAGGACTAAGCCAGCGGGCAAATTCGAGGGCTACATCTTCGTGCATCCAGGTGCCACCGTTATTCCCGTATGTAACTTTCACTAAATCAGACGAGAGGATTTTCTTCACCTCGCTAAGTGCTTCTATAAAACGTTTGGATTGTTCTGTTTTAAGAAAGTCTTTAGGAGATTTGTTAAATGGTTTTGCCATTTGTGTAGCATTTACCATAAGATTGTCGCCTTTGTGGAACGAAATGGGATTCCCATGGTACTGAAAAATTTGATTTGCTGTCATATATAACGATTTTGACATTATAGAACAGAAAAACGGCTGTTCATGGCCCGCCGTTACACATACCAAAGGCAGTTGGGAGTGCATTAACATCTCCACACGGGATTAAACAGCCGCTATATTTAATGTATAGCTATATAAGCAAACACAAAAAATGCCTGCTATTTGCAGACATCCGTCTGCCTTTGATTATGTGTAACATTGCAAATATACAACAAATCTCACAAATGCAAGCGATTACAAATAAATTAATTTCAATATAGCAAGAAATCGTTGCAAATATAACGATTTCTTGCTAATCCACAATAAAAGTTGTTATTTTTTACAACATTTGTGCAGATTGTTTTTTCATGGATAAAAAGTCCTGCATAAATCAGATTTATGCAGGACTTTCTTTGTACCGATCAGTCTTCGTATCTTTCCATCTTTAGGTGGAAGTCTGTTTCATCGGTAGGTTCACCCATACGTTCTACCATCCTCTTGATCATAGAGTCAGAACATTCTCGCTTTACATTGATGTATACATTTTTTCCTACTATTTCGCGTATTTGTTCCGTTACATGCTCTTCATTTAGAAAATCAACGTATTCTACATCAACAATGATAGCTCTCCTATACTCCATTACATTTACCCTATGCAGTATCGGCCCAAAAAAACGGTTTACTTTTTGCTTGTATTCTTTTAACAGAGGATTCATTTGCTATTATTTTTTTAAGTAAGATGTTAATCATGTGTTTTATTAGGCGACCGTAACATCACAAAAATATAAAATCTGTTTCTTTTCTTTGCAAATGAATCAAAAAAATGTAATTATTGATTTTCTTCAGTCTCTTTGAACGGAACATATTCCAGTTTTCCTGACTGATAATATCCAATTATACATATATTGTATTTCTTAATCGGTTTGTCATAATATTCTCCTGTATTCATATCGAATCTGATTTCTTGTTTCAGTGTTACACAGAAATTAATCCTGTCGTCGTAATTCACTAAACTCATACCGTTCATCCCTCGCAAATAGTTTATATATGCACGGACTGTATCAAAAAAAGCCTCGTAGCTCTTCCTGTCGTTCATGTACTGTATATGTACAGACGCATCTACAGATACATAGCATTCCTTAAAGTCTATTCCTATCAGTTCATTTAGCGCCAATACTTCTAGTGTTTCGAACCTTGATAGGTATATCTGTACATAATCTTTCTTCCGGCGACTAAACAGATTCGATAATAATCTGGATATGGCTCCTCTTTTCATTTTCTATAAAAGTTAACAACTATACAAAATTAATATATATTCGGATGAAAATTAAATAAAACATACATATTCTTTTTTTTATTTGTATATTTGCCATGGTGTTGAACCTTGTTAACCTTAAATGTCCCTGTCTGCCTGTTAGAAGGTCGGTAGGGACATATTTTCATCTTATTCGTCTTCGTATTCTTCGTCTTCATCATCGTCGCCATCGTCTGCCGGACGCTCCATCATGCGGCGGGCTATGAGGGCTTTCATGCTCATCAGTCCTGTGCGCACATCGGCTTCCTTGTCGTGTGTTTCTTCGGCGGAACAGATTTCCTCGTCCACCTGCCAGCGCACGCAGAACAGGGCGGGATGTCCGTCGTAGGCCGTCTGCATGGCGAATCCCCGGCGCTCCAGTTCCACCAGATACGGCGGCAGCGGGTCGGGCATCTTCGGGATGGGCCATGCCTGAAAGTATTCACGGATGCGGCGAACGGTAAATACTTCGTCGGCATACTCCTCACGCTCCACCGGCTTGTAGGTGTCGGTAAAGGCATCCACCAGCTGCATCAGCGCTTTTGGTGGCTGCAGGGCCGGGTCCTGATATTTCAGCTTCTTCCTGCTCATTCTTCATTTTTCATTATCCATTATTAATTATTCATTAAGACGTCATCGGCATCCCAACGCCTATCATGCGGCCCGATCCGTAATAACGCACACCGATAACCAGCGTGTCGAATGCGTCACTCAGGTCGGTACGTGTACTCAATTCTGCTTCGATGTCGTCCACTTCCTTCGATACACGGTTCTTTTCCTGGCTCTTGTCTTTCTCGAAACCGTTACGTCCTTCCTTCACACGCGCGTTCTCCATGGAGGCAATCAGATACTCGTTGTTCTCCTTGTTGATGCGAAGGAACGGGCGCTGCGTGCCCGCAAAACAGCCGTTCAGGAACTCATACTTCTTGTTGTGGCTTATGGGCCGTCCCATAGGTACTTCGATTACGTTCCAGCCGTGACTGCGAAGCACTTTCTTTACGATGTTGTAGAAACGGGTGTCTTCGTATCGTTCGCTGGCGTAGGCGGCTCCCTGCTTGGCCGTAGCGTCGTAGTAGAAAATCACGTCGCGGCAGGTCAGGCGGTGCGGCTCGTAATACTTGCAGAACATCTTGCAAAGTCCCTCGATACGGGTGTTCTTTACGTTGGTCATGCTGTTGAGTATCCGCAGCACGCCGGTGTTGCTCCGGCTGTCCGTCTGCCCTATCACCAGACAGTTGATGTGGGCGTTATAGTCGAAGGCGATGCGCAGCGGTTCGCCGGGCTTTATGTCAGTATCCAGGCAGCAGTCCTGTGCCTTTGAAAGCTCGTTCAAGTCGATGCTTTCCGACTCCACACGCAGGGTGCGGCCGCCGTTGTATATCTGCGTAATGGTGCGTTTCTTATATTTCTGTGCGGCTTCCAGCTGCTCTTCGTCGTTACTGAGGTAACAGTGCACGTCGGGATCGAAGTTGGCATAATAGCCGTCGTTGATTTCTTCTTTCTCCACGTTACGGATGGAGATGTCGAACATGGTGGGAGTAAGTTCCTTCTGCATGGTGCGGATGAACTGTTCGCCCAGAATGTCGATATTTTCTATGCTGGAAAAGGAAAAGTAGATGCTGGACTGGCAGCGAAGCTTGTTCAGCTCACGCTGGTATTTGGGAGCCTGCACGATTTCCGGGCAGATCTGTGCCTCACGTATCATTTCCGCAATTTTGCGGTTTATTTCCGGTGTCTGCTCGTCGCGTCGCTTCCGGAGCCATGCCTGACGCTTGGTCAGTGGCGCATCGCTCACAAAGAATATACTCTTGTAGTACGGATTCAGGTTTTCATCGAATCCGGGATGATTGGTGTTGATACCGCGAAGCGTAGGAAGAATTTCGGCCTTAATCAGTCCCTCCGGCATAAAACGGCACTCGTCGCCGATAATGGAGCACGAGTCCATACCGTTGGCAGCAGCCTTCACTCCGGTAGAAATCATGTAGTACACGAATCCGTTCCAGAAATGGATGCAGTTTTCCCATACCTTCGGCTTTACGATGGGTTCCTTGAAATTGCATTTGGCCGGAGCGTGTCCACGAAAGAAATGGACTCCCTCCTTCAGCCCGGTCATTCGCTCCAGCGAGTAAAGCGTTTTAGGTACGGTCTTTGTGAAAAGCTGCTTGATACTGTTACCTAAGAAAAGTCCGGTTCCGCGCGGCATGGACTGGATGCAACCGGCCATTTCGGGCGTAATCAGTCCGTCGGTTTTACCTGTACCACGACCTGCTTCTACGGTGGTATTCCGGCATCGGTAGTTGTACACCGCACGTTGGGCCGGATTCATGTAGATATAGTTGGCCGCAGTTTCATGCTCCTCTGCTTCCTGCACGCCAGACAATGCCGATGCGTGCCTCTGTGCCCGTCGGAGTGATTCCTCACGGGCGGATTCATAGTCGTTTCGTCGTGCCATGGTTTATTCCTCCTCTCCCGGTTGTGTAAAATCGTCCCGGTTTTCTTCATCGTATTCCTCGTCCGGGCCGTTTTGTACCTCGCTTACATATACGCCTTCGTCGTCTTCCACCATCTCCTGCCACTGGTCGAGCTTCACGCCGTATTTCTTTCTCAGGCGGCGCATTTCCTCGCTGTCGTGCCCGGTTTTGTTCGGGAATTTTTTCTTCACATCCGATGTAATGACTACCGGCATGCGTATCAGTTCGTCGCCCAGTTCCTCCGGTGTTTCCGACTGATCCAGACGGTCAATCTTGGTAAGCAGACTTGCTCCGTTGTACACCGCTTTCATGTCTCCCGTATCGGCTCCGTTTCGCATCATCAGGTCGGCGGCGTGTCGCACCTTCATTGAGGAAATGTTTCGCTGTCCCTTGGCGTAGAACGACGAAATGAAGTCTATCACCTTCAGGTCGCCTCCCAACTGGCTGTACGTTCGTTTCCACCGGTTGATGATGTACTGTCGCAGGTTCATGAACGGGTCCTCCTCAAAGCGCTTGTACGCATCCAGGCAGACTTCCACCCGTTTTTTCTGCTCGTCGGTAAAGGCCATGTTCTGCCACGGCACACCCGTTTCAAAATGCTTCCGCAGCAGGTCGTAGAATCGTTGTGCTATTTCGCTTGCCATAGTTTGTGTTTCCGTGTTGTGCTTATAAATCAGGGGAAATGTTTAACTGATTTCCCCCGATTCTTTAGATTTGTATCATTGTAAAATCTCCCAGTCTTCTGCGAATACATCCGCTATGGAAGGATTCCATGAGTCAGCACGACCGGTATTCTCATTGTAAATAAGACACTGGCACGTGTAATCAATAAATCCTTTTCCTTTCAGGATGATGTCTTTGGCGGATTGTGGGAGTGATTGCATTTTCGGTATTACATCGTTCCCAATGTGTGAAGGTACCTGCTTGACGACAAACATACCTTTACCATTCCAGCCTTTTCTGCGGACTGCTCCACCTTGTTTGAGGACTTCTATCGCATCTCCGAAACACATCGAATCACCATTCTCATTCACTGGTAAATATGTTTTCTTAAAAAACTCAGGCTCACATGGATAAAATCCTCCTTTTTCATCTTTTATGATGTAATCGCCATAACTTGCAAGCATTTTACCATCATGCGTTTCAACGTACCAACCCAGATAAGGATTGTTTGTGTTACCTTGTCCATCTATACCAAAATCGGGATTATACTTTGGCTCTGGAGTACAACACATGAAATCGCATACTTCATCAAAGTTGTCTTCTTTAAGCTGAATAGCTTCAATAACCACAGGTCTTTTCCTATATTTCATAGTTGTATATTTAATTTTCAAATTGTTTCTACTTAAATATGCTTTTTGTATGTTCCTTCATACGCAACATCTCCGCCACATTCTCATACTCTTCCGGAGAAGTGGTAAGCGTAAACATCTGCATGGCGTTGCTTCGCTGGGTGTTCAAACTTCCCTGAATAACCAGGCTGTGCGATTTGCTCTTCACCGTGACGCAGCGGAAACCCACATTGTCCTCACACACCACCAGGCGCCCCGACTTGATAAAATCGCCCAACTGCGTGCGAATCTCCTGACGCTGGTTGAAGGTGGCTCCTGTGGATGCAGGCTGCGCTACCAGTATCATTTTGCTGACATCAGCAATATGGTTCGACGGATTTGTAGGATCGGGCTTCACACGCGAAAGAATACGACGGATGGTTTGAATGAGCTTCACATCGAGCCGCACCATGACAATGCCCATTTCTCCTCCGGAACAGTAGCCGGACAGCGTGCCCAGGAGGTCGCACATGTCCCAGTCGGAGTAGCTGAAGAAGTTGGCAGCCGTATGCTTCTCGCTGCACTCGTCAATCATTCCTTCCAGCTGCTTGTGGTAGCAGCAGGGCTCAATTATTCTCATAACGCACCTCCTTTCATCTGGCCTTCCGTCACACTCTCAGTAGGGTCTACTTTCTTGCGCGGAGTTTCTGTAGCTTTTTTCGGTTCTTCTGACGCTTTTTGGCGGTTTTCCGTGGATTCGGCACGTTTTTCCTCGTTTACGGTACTATTTTCGGCCTTTTCGGATTTCTTCTCTGATTTTACTTCCGTTTCTTTCGGTTCCGCTTTATCGGTGGAAGCTGGCTTTGCTTCTGTCTGTACGGATGCAACCGGAGCGTTTACACCGGGAATGGAGATGCCTGCTGCAGTAGCTACTTCTGCCGTTTTCTTAGGCAGGTTTTCTCCCCACTCCATCAGTTCCTCTATACGAAGGCGAAGCTGTTCCTTGTATTCCTCGGTAATCTTCACGTCGCTGCGGTTAATGTATTTCTTGTTTCCCTCCACGCGGGCCTTTCGGCATACTTCCTGCTGGCGTACATCCTTCATGGCTTCTATCTCGGCACGTGTAAAGTCGCCAGGACGTTTCATGCTGTCGGCTGTGGAAGTTTCCGGCTCGGTGTAGGTACCGTTAAGGGCTGCATCCACATTGGTCCAGAATGCCCGGATTTTCTGCTCGGAAGCGATGGCTTTCTGTGCCATGTCGGCACGTGCTTCGTCGCTTACGTTGGGGTTTTCGGCCATTACCTCCAGCGTGCCGCGATACTCTGCCAGTTCCAGGTACATGGCGGAAAGTTCTTTCTCTCCCTTGTCGCGGAGAGATTTCGGCAGTTTATCCTTATAGAGTGCAAATTCTTTCGGTCTGCGGCCGTCCACTTCCTGCTCTTCGTACTGGCGTGCGGTCATGTTCCCTTCTTCATCCGGCGCACCGTCATCAGGAACAATCGCTTTGTAACGAATGGTTCCTACAGGTCCGCGAGTGGCTTTCTTGGCCAGTCCGGATTTCTGCCGTACTTCCTGCAGGAACAGGTTCATCTTGGTGAGCGCACGGCGCGCTTCATATCGCTGTACGTCGCGAAGGAAATCCTTTGCCCGCACAATGGCCGACACCAGACGGCATCCTTCGTCGAAATCCTTCACAGGCACCTTCATCCAGCATTCGGCCAGCGCCAGCAGTTCCGGGAAAGTTTCGTCCGTCCATCGTTTCACCCGGTCAAGATAGTCTTTCTTTTCTTCTTCATTCATCGTTCTGTAGTCTTTTAAATATTCTTTCTCTGTAATCATATCCTTTGTTTTTCAATTACTTTAGCCCAAAAGTAGGGAAAACAGATGTGCCGTTGAAGGACACAAAAAAGTCCGGCACCAATTAGCAAGTGCCGGACTTTCATCCACTTTTTCGTTTATCTAATATACTTGAAGCGAACGGGTTATTAATCTGATCCTGCTTCTACTTCTGATTTAATAGTAAGCACTCCGTTCCAAGTTGTCAATGAATAGCGGTTCGGGTTGCTGGTAACAGTCACTGCATGACCGCTGTCAGAATCAGGAGTAGTTCCACTGTCGTAGTTGTTGTTTACTTCCGTACCAAAGGTAGGATCGTACACTACGTAATAACCTCCTGACGGGTTTTCCGCAAAGAAAATAGCGTCACCACGGTTCTTCAGGATACGGAGCACATGGGCTGCGTTTTCCACGTCCTTGTCGATGGTAAACATCAGCTGTACGTTATATCCCTTTGCTCCTTCGTTTCCGGTTGAAGAAATCTGACCGCTCTGTTTCTTGATACGAAACTTCCAGGCTCCCTTACCAGGAGAAAAAGCAAAAGAAGCTGTAGTAAACTCTGCTTTTGTTGCTTCATATTCAGGCTTTGCCGTAAGGTCTTCCGGATAAGCGACATAAATCTGATTACCGATACCGGCAAACTGCTCTTCGCAACCGGCAGCAGCCTGACCAATATCCATTAAGTCACATGATAATTCTGCCATAATTGTCTTATTTTGAAGTTTGTGTAATCGTTATGCCAGTTCAGATTTGATAGTCAGCGTACCGCCCCAGGTAGTCAGGGAGTAGCGGTTCGGGTTGCTGGTAACAGTCACTGCATGACCGCTATCAGAATCAGGAGTAGTACCGCTGTCGTAGTTGTTGTTCACTTCCGTACCGAAAGTAGGGTCGTACACCACGTAATAACCTCCTGATGGGTTTTCCGCGAAGAAAATAGCGTCACCACGGTTCTTCAGAATACGGAGCACATGGGCTGCGTTTTCCACGTCCTTGTCGATGGTAAACATCAGCTGTACGTTGTATCCTTTTGCCCCTTCGTTACCAGTTGAAGAAATCTGACCGCTCTGTTTTTTGATACGGAACTTCCAGGCTCCTTTACTGGATTTGAAAGTAAATGCTCCTGAAGCAAAAGCCGCTTTACTTTCATCGTATGTGGGAGGTGCTTCCAAATCTTCCGGATAGGCTACATATATCTGATTGCCGATACCGGCAAACTGTTCTTCGCAACCGGAAGCAGCCTGACCAATATCCATTAAGTCGCATGATAATTCTGCCATAATTGTCTGGTTTTAAAAGTTTGTGTTTGTGTTGTGAAGGCTGCCGTTTCCGGCAGCCTGTTTTATCTCAGCGGGCGGATTATCCTTCGTCGTCCGGTTCGAAGATGGCCTGAAGGTAGGTCGGGTATCCGTTGTAAACGATGTCACGCGGAGAGATTGTTGCACCGTCGCTCCATGCCTTGAACTTGTATCCAGATTCAGCAGCAGGAGTCAGTTTTACGGTTTCGTCCTTCGTATAGACATCCTTTTGCGGAGACAGCGTTACCTTACCCCATTCTTCGTTGTTGGAAGTAACGGTCAGTGTATTCTTCTGGTAGTCACCGTTCAGCTGTTCAATCTGTTCGATAGTACCGTCGCTCACACAGAACTTGGATGGCGCGATGTCCAGAATACGTGCGCCTACGGTAGACTGTACCTGGAAAATCAGCACGTTCAAGTCGTTCGGATCGTGACTCATCATCACAGCATTCCAGTCGCTTGCACGGTCAAGACCAAACTGCAGGTTCTCTGGAAGAGTTGCAATCATACGGTTACCCTTACCAATAACACCGTTGGTTACAATCTTGATGTTTTCCATTCCCACAAATGAGAATCCTTCACTGCCGGCACTTGTAGTCTGCAATCCGGTAAACTTACGCATGTAGCTGTGGGTAATAAGTCGCTTCTGCTTCTGCGACATGTAAACGATTACTTCCGGTGCGTTACGCAGCAACGGATGCCATCCTTCTACCCATTCCACGAATGCGTCGAAGTTTTCTCCATCCTGGGTTTCCGGGCTGTCTGTAATCGGATCGCAGGCTACCAGGTTACCTTCCTTGGAAGAAATCTTACCCTGATTAATAAGTTTATTAATGATGGTCCAGTAACCGTTGTACAGGCTGAGCGGGTTGTCTTCTCCCAATTCAATGTCTCCGAAAAACAGGTTGTTCAGGTTATCGCCGGCAAACTGCTTACCAATCTGACGAAGGATAAATTCGGTAACCGGCGCATTGTAGGTTCCGTTTGAACCCAGGATGCTGAACGGCTGTTTTTCGCGGAAGTTCTGAAGGTTTTCGTAGTAACGCGACCAAATCTGGTTCATCACCAGTTTGCTTTCGTCCATGAAACCAAGGGTTGACTTCAGCGTAGAACCTTCCTTGTAACGGCGAGCTTCGCCACCCTTACGACGGAAGATGATTTGCGTCTGTGCGTATTCAATATCTTCGATAACCTTGATGCGAAGTCTGTTGAACACTTCCATGTTATCGAGAACCGGGCTTTCGATGATGTCCGGGGCAAGAATGTCTTTTACATGCGATACATTCTCTTCACTGAGTGCGTATAACTGTGTAGCCATATTGTTTGTGTCTGGTTTAGTTTTTGTGTTGTGTTCTTATCTCTTATCGTGCTTTGCTGATTTCAACATCACGCTTGCGGCGGGCTTCTGCTTTTTCGGCCCAGCTCATGTTTTCACCGCATACGCTCTGCACATGGAACTGTCCGCTTTCCTGACCTCCGTTGTTGTCTTTCGGCGGGTCCTGCGGAGTAGGTTCCAGTTGTGCTGTTTCGCTCAGTTCCTTGATTTCTGCATCTTTCTGTTCGATGCTCTTCTGAGCTTCATTCAGCTTTGCAGTCAGGTCTTCCGATTCCTTCTTATGAGCGTCCTTCAATGAAGAAACCTCTTTTTCGTGTTCCGCTTTCAGGTTGGCCAGTGCTTCCGCATGGTCTTTCTTCATCTGTTCGATGGTTGCGTTAAGCTGTTCTACTTCCGTGAGTTTTGCAGCCAGCGTAGATTCCGTCTGTTTAGCCTTCATGACGAACGCTTCTACATTGTCCGCCATGGTTTCCACCATGTAGAAACCGCCGTTTTCTTCGACTACCAGGGAGTTTACCTGTGCAGCCGACTGAATGAATGGATAGCTTTTTGCCATAGTTGCTTGTTTTTGAGTTTGTGATTCTGTTTTATCTGATGCCGGCTGCTCCACAGGAGCCTGTTCCTGTGTTCCCGGCTGCTTTTCTTCCTTGATTCCTGCAGATTTGCTGTCTTCGCGTGAGGCTCCGGACGAATTTCCTTTCTGACTCTGACTCACTCCGGCCAGCTGCTGCACGCGGTTCACACAGAACTTGAAGTCACCCTGACCATCGACCATGGTACCCACCACATCGCCCGCATCGAAAGTTTTTCCGGTCAGCTGGTCGTCCGTCACTCTGGGACGGCGCTCGCGTACCATCTGCTGAAAATCGGCGCAAAGACGGTTCAGCTCTTCCTTGATGCCTTCGTAGTTTCCCTCGGCCGCGTCGCGGTACTCCTTGTTCTTATAAGGAGATCCGTCGGCGTAAATCTCGGCGTACCGTTCCTGCGTCACGGTGTTCACATCGCCGTCCTTGTTAGTGAGCATCGCGCACATGGTACCGATACATCCCACCGTGTCGTGCGGATTGGTGAAATACACTTCGTCGCACAGGGCCATCAGCGCATAACCGGCACTGCAGGCCATCCCGTCGATGTGACCCACAATCTTCTTTCCTTTTGAGCGGGCGTAGTTCAGGGCCATCTCATAGTCGTACTTCGCCATGCTGCTTCCACCCGGGCTGTCCATCTTGATAATAAATCCGATGGTATGCGCATCGTCAGAAGCACGCATGATGATGTCCTTGTGCTCCTTGCTTCCGTAGGAACACAGGTCTCCATTACGAAGAATGGGGCCCTGTACGTCGATAACCGAAATGATTCGGTCGTCTTCTTCCAAATCGTAATAGTAGGTTATTCGGTCGTAATTACCCACGTAGGTTTTCTCCGTAAACCCGTCGCGCGAAGAAAGGAAGTAAGGTCGGTCGGTCCGCTCGTCCTGTTTCTCGTAAGGACGGTGTGAGGCAATGTTGTCAAGAATCGTTCTCCGGTAAGCATGCAGAGACTCCGGGTAAAAGTCCCAGAATCGCGTAGACATGATTTCGTGAAATGCTCTTGTTGCCATTTTCGTTTGATAATTAATTGATTACATCACGAAATTACGCACGCGAAATGCGGTAATGAAGGACACAAAAAATGACTAAATGCATGAATTACAGAAATATGCGGATGCTCAAACGGATTTTCTCTGCAAATAAAAACCTGCTAAGAATGAGCATGTTGTAAAACACACAAAGTTTGTGCGAAAAAAAGAAATTTGCGGCGGACGCAAAGAAATTGAAGAATGCCAGAAAGACGATAATGAAGATTTACCTGCAGGACGAAAGAAAAACGCGCACAAAAAGAAAGGCCCAAAGAAAAAATGCCGCTCCACACACGTATGCAGGAACGGCATTCCAACGGAAAGAAAAAAGCAATATATATAATAAGGTGTAGATGTCAGACCAAACGCTGTGCGCCAGTCACGTTGCGGATGGTGAGTGTGCACGAAATCACGCCATCGCCTTCCTCATACTGAAATTCATAACCGTCGCTCACGGCACGCACAAACATTTCACCGTCTCCAAATGTTCTTACAATCAAATGGTTAGTGCTGTTTTTCAGCGTTTCAAGCTGCAAATAGGTTTCTTGCGTCACCCTCTCTACCTCCCAACTCACCGTCACTTCATAAGAATCGCCGGCCACGCTGGTTTCCGAGCTCTCCTTCAGGCTACCTGATTTCGGTTTCATCTGAATGGAAATCTTACGGTCGCCAGACAAAGAAATATAAGGTTTATCACTTTTTTTTACCAGGTTAAAAGGAAGAGAAAACGTAACCGCATCTTCCGGATAAGCTTCAATGACGCCTATCAACTCGTAATAATTCTCGTTACAATTCATGATTTATGTGTTGTTTTTGGGGGTGAAAAAATGAGCGGACAAAACGGCGGACAAATCGAACATCACATCCGTGTTTTATTAACTTTATTTTAATGTTATCCATATACTTTTTTAAGGTGTATATTCAAATATTCTCCCAGTATGCTTTTCCAACAAGTCTCTACGTTCCTCAATTTCGTCATTTGTGCGTGACTTGAAACGTCTCCAGTAACGCATCATGCTCTCGAATATTTTCATATCTATATCGTACATATTCATGAAGTCAGACATGATATCTTCTGAATATGTAACTTCTCCATTCCGTCTAGCTAAAAACATACATTCATCATGGAACTTGGAGAAGTCCATCCAGAACTGATTTTTAAGCTCATTTCTTATCTTCTTACATCCTCTTACTGAAAGATGGAAATATCCATCTACACATACTTCTCCATACGGACGATAGATTACTTGCGGCATTTCCAATTCAAGAAAATCTTTTTTCTCACTGTCATTCAATACTTTTAAGTTCAAAGAGAACAGATCTTTTGCAGGATTCATCCGGAAAGCTATCTCATTATATGAAAATTCAGTTATTCCTGAAAAATCTGTATCCCGAAACAGGTGAGTCTGCATATACAGCCCAAGAACACTGTTTCTCGGAAACCTGACCGGAGTCCCGTACTTTATTTCAAAGTATTTCTTATAATAATCACTTACTTTAAGGAAGCATGAGTGACGCTGCTCAGTCATTGGATTTTTAAGCATAGTAGTAAGATAAAGTCTGTAAATCAATTAATCAACAGCAAGTTACGGACTGGAATCAGGAATAATAATTTTCATTATTCAAAAAAAAGTTAACAGGGATGGGGCTATTTTGCAGGAAATTTTAAATCCGGCAACGGCGCGCAATTTTTTTGCAAAATTCATATTTAAGTATATTTATCTGATTATCATATTATTAATGAAGATATAAAATAATAAAATATAGACTATTGCCGATTGTTGAACAAATTTGGATTTCATAATTTATATTTTTCGGAAAGGAATAAATTTCAGGACAGCCATCTTTTTCTTTTATGTCCATTGCGTAGCTTTCTTTGTTATATGGTGAGGTTGGATATAAAGGAAGTAGAACGGAAGGGGAAAAGGAGGCCCAGTCGAACCGCGTTCCGCAGTCCGACCTTTTCCTCCTTCCGTTCTTTCGGATTTCCTTCCGGTTCCCTTCCCCATTCGGGCGCTTTTCTGTGTGAAATGTTTCGACTGATGACTCCCCTTCCCGATGAAAAATAAAAAAATATAGGTTTATTCAAAAACGCAAAAAGTGGAAAAGTAAAGCAATTTAACATGATTTCAAACATAATATAATGATATACAAGCAATTATAAATTGCAAAAATTTTGCAAAACGCTGGCAATGCTTGCAATCGGGTGTTTACATAGTTTGTAAATGTGTGTTATTCAGTTATTTACATCATTGCAAACGTGTTGCTATGATTGTAAAATATTTTGATTTTAACGCAATTTTTACCATTTGAACCGTTCCGGGATGAAGACTGTACAGGCCAGGATCAGAAAAAGACCGGCCAAACACCTAGATAACGCACGGGTGTTTATTAATAAATTCTGAAAAATCTATTAACAAAAGCTTTCTGTATTTATGAATAAACTCCAAAAAATTTATTCGACGCCACTGAGAAATTTATTAATAAACATTTTTGGGGAAAATGTAAAAAAAGTGGGGAAATACCATTTCGGGTACTCCCCCACTCTCTGAATTGTGTCGTTATGATCAGCTGAAATTTTCGCCACCGCCACCTTGTTCCTCACCGGCATCCGGATCTTCGGGCTCTTCTGGGCTTTGTGACGATACAGAAACGCGGTCGAGGGTCATTCTATCCATCTGTTCCTTGAAATCTTTACTGGGAAGGAAAAGGACTCGCTTACGTATAATTTTCTCTTTGCCTTCTATCTCGGAACTCTTGCAGGTGATAGCCGGCTTCAGATAACCGAGGTTACCCAGACTTACGCCATGCCCTTCAAGCAACCAGGTACATGCAGATTCGGCCATAGTCTCCACTACGACCTTACAGGTGGCTTTTGGAAGTCCGGACCGCAGGGAAATCTGCTCTACCAGCTTGTTAAAGCTTACTGTACCGGAACGGACTGCTGAAGCAACATACTTCTCGGTTTTCTCCTTGTCGAAACCGAAAGACTTTTTGGTGACTTTGTAACTCAATCCCATAAATTCTATGTGTTTAAAAATTCAGACGGATAAGATGCGTTTCGTTACGCTCCCACCCGTCTGATAATCTACAGGATATGCTATGCCCGATGAAGGACGAAAAATCAGTCTTCTTTTCGGTCTTCTTTCTTCTGTCCGTTCCACTTTCCAATATTTTCCTGCATCTTCCCCATTTCCTCCTGGATACGTGTACGCATATCTATAAGTACGTGATGAATTGTCAATTCACGGTTCTTTCTGACACATTCGGCCTGCTCGTATTTCTCTTGTTTGGCCAGTTCGTCGATGAGCCGGTTCTGCGTTTCGATGTATACTGAATCGATGACATGGGTTGAATAGCGGATATATTCTTCTATTTTGAGGATACTTTGTTCCAGGTCGTCTATTTTCTTTTCGTTGCGTTTCATCCAGCGTGCTATGATTCCATAGACCAGGAAAAGCACAGCGGAATTAATGCAGACAGCCAGGCAATAAATGATTAATTGTGTGGTGCTCATGATTAGAATTTTTTGTTCCCGTGCATGCGTGGGCGGGTGCGGTTATACTTCATTTTCATTTCGATGTGCCAGAGAAGGTCAAAACCTTTGATTTTGGACATGATAAATACTTCTTGCAAGATGTTTACAAAGAAATCAAGAGTGGTAATGCGCCATGGATTATAATTTGCGATAAATATTGTCAGATCATAGCACCATTCAGTAAAAGTTTTCTGGCTCTTATATTTATATATTTCTTCTCTTATTTTAAGCGGGAATTTTACCCCTAAGAAACTAACTCCCAGCAATCCTGCAAGGTCAAATATACGGATGCATACATCGGCCAATTCGTCTTCCACACTGTCTTTTATATAAGCTTCAAAATCTTCCTGAAATCTTCTGATTCGGGTTTCTTCGCTAAATGGGATATTGTTTCCTTGCCATTCATTAAACTTCGCGACATCGGCTCGTTTCCCTTTTCTTTCGGCCTGCACAGCTTCCATCAGTTCACTAATAATAAGACAGAGAAAATGCTCGGTACTTAAAACCTCGTCGTGCCATCCGTGTTCTACGGCAATCTGGAAGGCTTCGTCTCTCAGTTTGTTCAGATCTATTGTTTTAATTGTTTCCATCTATTATGTCTCCTTTCTTTAGTTTCTTTGCTTCTTTCTTGTTATCATAATACAGCGTAACAACACATGGGCGGCCATTCCTATCGGCCACAGCCTGCACCTCGTATTTCTGCATACTGGGACGATATATAATGCTCACTACTCTTTTTATTTTGGTTGTCATAGGCTATTCGTTTTTAGAATCGTTGAGTCTTTTGATTGCTTCTTCCAGGGTAATCTTTCCTAATTTGTAGTCACAGAGAATTTTAGTATCACTGTTCATACCATCCATCTCGTCGAATGAAACATTTATCGGATTGCTGACATATCTTTCACAGAACACTCCTTTGATTTCTTTCAGCAGACTGGCCTTTATCTTTTCGACGTTAGCATTTGGCATGATTCTATCAGGTATTTGTCTATTTCAAACCGGAGATAAAAGAATACGGTCCATTCCGAATGTTCTATATGCTCGGCGTATTTTACATCCTGGAATCCTTTTATCTTCAGGTATCTTTTGAATATCTTGAATCCAGCTGACATTTCCTTGTATTCTATACTATAGTCATCCGGGCGCCATGGTGCGCACTGACTGAGTAACATCTCCCTAGCTTCTTTGGGACATTTCTTTATCTCTCTTATGGCTCCTTCCAGCAGGCGTTTTGCCACGATGTTGGTCTTTTTAATGTGGTTGAATTTGAAATCTTCTGGTATGAATATCATGGCTTTTCCTCCTTTTTGCTGAAATGTTCGATAATTTCCTGGACGGTGGCTTTGTGTGTATTGAGATAAAGACTGTCGTAAAAAAACATATCCTCAATTTTATCTTCATTGCAGATAAGCCATTCATATACACGAAAGCTTTCTATTACAGCGTCCATGCTATCATATATAAACCATTGTCCTTTATCTGTATCGTCACGTAATGATGCTATTGCCAGGAACAGGCCTTCGTTGGTACCGCAGTCAATTATAAAATCATATCTTGAAGGTAAACAACTGCATTGATAATAACTTCCATGATTACAATACAAAGACGGCAAATCATCACGTTCGCATTCACTTCCATGATGTATATATCCTAGTTCTTTTAGTTTTTCTCTTAGTTCCGGTGTGTTCTTCTGGATAAAACAAGGTTGCGTAAACATAAGCTGATTCTTATAGGTAGGTTAATGACTCTTTTACCCCATCATTCAAAGCTTTCTCAAATGTATCGGTATATCCGTCCATCTGCGATATGAGAGACAGATCCTCCATGTCGTAAAGACGGTAGTACCAGCCGTGTTTGTTGAGCTCGACAACGATATGAATCTTCCCTTTTCTGCGGACCCATTTTTGCGCGGCGTATAGTGTGGGAGCCAGGTATTCGTACTGGAATCCGTCCACATGTCTTGACAGGTAACGGAACTCTCTCACCCCAAACACTACGGTCAGTTCTGACCGGCCTGTTTCGTCTGTCCTGTAACTGGCATGACAGTCTTCTCTATATCCTTTGTCCTGAAGAAGCTTAGCTACCTCAAAAGTGACAAAATCTTCATTTATCATATTATGTTCCGCTGACATGGTATTATATTTATCCTGATTATTTCTCTGCATATCATCCAGGATTTGTAGAAAGTAAAACCCATATTAAGCCGACAAACATAATGAAAGCGACAGCCATTGCACAAATAGCCGGCGTTAGCATTCTCTTCCACAATATATCTGCTTTGTGGCATCGTTCGTTGATATAATTGATTTTTGAAATGTGCTCACCAAACTGAAGCTCCATCATGTGACGTGCCCAGCCAGTAAGCATCTTATCAAATCTTTGTCTGGCTTCTTCTTTGATAGTGAACTTACCTGAAGGGTTTAGCAGGTATGAATCTGTCCTGAACTCAAACTCTTCTGAATCCAGAATATCACGTCCACTGCTACTTCGTATCTCCATAGAGACTTTAAGCCATGGAATTGCTTTTGTTTCCCACATTTCGAGGGCACGTTTCTCTATCTCTTCTGCGTTGGCGTTGGCCAGCTCTTTCATCTTTTCGTACTCGTCTTTCGGAACGAATACGACTGCTTTTTTATCGTCGATATACATAGTTTATAAATCTTTTTTTAACACATCGCTTATAGCTTTGAACAGATCTGTCCATAATGTAATTGGCAGCTCGCTAGTCTGTAGTTTACTCACAAATATCTTACCATCTCTTAGAGTGAAATCCCCTTCAATGTGAAGATGAACAGTTTTCTCTTGCTTTCCTGGATCAGGAATATCAGGTAATACTTTCTTCATACTTGTATGCTTTAATCGTTTGTTTCATTTAGTTTAGGTTTCGGGAACCAGTAGTCACATTCATAATCTCCGTAGTCCTCAAAATGAAAATCGGGAGAAGTGGCTACTTTGTATTTCCCGTCTTCCTGGAAGATATATCCGCTTACGAATGCTCCGTTTGACACCATGCGGCAGATAACTTCCTCGTTCGGGTCAGGTTGCTTTTCTTTTACGTTTGTCAGAAGGCCGCCGAGCATGGCATCCCATCCGTCAAGATATGCCTATTCAACATAGTATATATCAAAATCGGACATTCGTTTTGCTCGTTCCATCCCGTATTTCTCCACATAATACGATTGAACTGAGTTCATAAGCCCGTCGGCATATTCTCTTGCTTTTTCTTCTTTCTCCATTTCGCTCATGTTTTTTTCTTCTTTGTTTTGAGTTTTGTGTACTCGGTCATTTCTTTGTCGAAGACAGACGGAAGTTCGGGCTTCTTTTCTTCCGGGATGTAGCCAGTATCAATCAGCTGCTGAATCAGTCTATCTGTTACCTCTCTGCTCTTCCTGACAGTCTTTTGCAGGCTTGATAGCGCCACTACAGATGAGGAAGGGTGCATCTGGTCTGCTCTGTATAGCTTAATCTTGTTGATTCTCTATTTTATTACATTCAGTACATTCAGATACACTCGGAGCATAGACCCTGCCACATACCGGGCATACCCAGCCTTTCCGCTCCTTATCGGTGATAACTTCATACTCTTTTAATTGCAATGCGGCTAAAGCTATATCGTATGTGACTATTTCTACAGGTGGATGACTAACCCCGTTTATAAATTCATACATTGCTTGCTTTTTCAAAAACTCTTCTGCTGTCATAGCCATATTATTTTACGGATACCACATTCGGATAAAATCCCGCAAAAGGCAATTCCAATCCCATGGTTCGGAACGTATAAGTGCTGTCGGCCTTAATCCTACCGAGTAGTTCAGGATGGGATAAGAAACCGTTTATGCTTATTCTCATGGTCCCTCCGGATGTGAAAAGGAGATAATAAACCTCGGTAGTCGTATTACCTTCACTTGAGGTTACATTTTCTATTTTCTCAATCCGGTTCACAGTGGCCATTACTTCACGCTGGTTGGAAAATGTAACAATTCCGGCCAATAACATTAATACAACAGCCACAATTGCTATAAATGGTACTTTTTTCATAATCTTCTTTCTTTAATCAGTTCACATGACTCACGGATTCCTTCATTCAGCACTTTTTCATGACTTTGATATACCTTAGTTTCTCTGTATTCCTTTGAATTTAAAGAGTGAATATCACAGATAAAATCAGATTTTCTTGTAGGAGCGTGAAAACAAATAATCTTTATGTCTAAATGAATATCATAATTTTCACGTAACCATCTCTGAGCTTCATATAAAGTTGGCCTGGAACAACAACAGTCAACCGATTCGTTGAAGTTTTCGGGTTCCTGGCACACCCATGATGTACCTGTCTTAGTATATTGGGAATGCACAGGTTCATTAAACCCTATTTCTTTCAAAAGCAATCCTACATCGTGTGTTACATAATCTTCCGGTCTAAACATGGCTATTTTTATTTATAAGGGTTATTATCCAAAACTAAAGCTGAAACAGCCAGTCCTTGTCTGATCAGGTTGCGGTAGTCGATGTGGCACTGATGCAGCACGTGAAAGACTTGCTGGAAATGACGAAGGCCCAATTGAGTACTGTTATGCTTCCCTTCTTCCGGAGTAATAAAGAAGCTCTGCAAGCTCATTTCGCACACCTTACATCCCCAGGCGAAGAACTCCACGCATTCTCTTTCTTCGTCGAAATTCCAAGTGGTATAAAGGCCCATATACCCGTCGAAATCGAATGCTTCTGCCAGATACTTCATCGGGCAAATTTCCGAGCCGTTCACAAAGATTTCTTCTGTGATTGAAGACAGCGGATAGAGTATCGGTTTTATCTTACCTTCAGATGCCAATAGTCCTTCAATACTGACGGATGGAACGGTTTCCTGTTTTAGCAACACGTCATATACTGTATTCCCGTCTGTGGCTTTAAATCCATACGGAAGACGGCTGCATGCGTCAATCTCTAACAATGTTATTTCTTCTTCTTTCATGATATTATTCCTCTTTTTTCCAAAACTCTTCAAATTCAGATAAAGCATTTTTAATGGAATCAGCTAATAATCCCGAATACGAGTCTCCACATTTTGCGGAAGAAGGCATGGTCGTTTGCATCCAGATCCGGTCGTCTGTTTTTTGTGGATTAGGGTCATCCATAAAAAATGTAATTGTATGCGTTTCGTAGTTATCCATATTTATTTGGATCTCTACTGCCTTACCATGTATTTTCTTTGCTGCATAAAGTACCATCTGATTAGGAATCGTACTTTCAAGCACTCTATTGACAATCCCGACGTATTCTAATGGACGTATGTACTGTTCCAAAAATTCGTTTTCTCTTTCACTTCTAAGATTCGACAAGTAATCTTTATTCTGGAACTTATTACATATATTTAGTCTTCTTACCGATTCGCCGGAAAGCCTACAATAAAAGGTAGTACATACTATTCCTTTCTTGTCTAAATTGAGGTTCCAAGCAAAGTGTCTACAAGTAACACAAGCTTGAATTGGTCCCCATTCTGATTCGGATGCTCTTATTTGGTCCGACATCTCACGCAGCTTTTTCTTTACTTCTTCTGAAATCATTGTCCATCTAATTTAGTGATAACATAATCGGCTTTATTCCATCCTGTATAAAAGGAAACGGCTGCAATCCTGGCTTTTAAAACCTTTTCCGGGAACTCTTTATTCAACAGCTCTCCTTTCCGGTAGTGTGCAACGAGTGAAGTCGCATCTACGACGAAGGAACCGCAAATAGCAGGGTACTTTTCCAGGGCTTCTTCGATAAACCCTCCGACGGTATATTGCCTGTCAAAATCCACATATCCTTCAACATAGGGAGAAGCATGGTTGGGAAAGACTCTAATTAGTTCAAACATTTTTCTTCTCCTTTCTTATTTATTCCAGTATTAAAATCGGACGAGACACAATGCTTATAACATTACGCTCGATGTCTTCATTACAGCAAAATTTCAGAATCCACAATGGACCGTCTTTTACACATACACAAGTTTTCCACATTTTCCCGTCATACAGGGCCGATGGCTGAGATCCGCTGTAATCTTTCAGCTTGTCAAAAGACTTTCTCGACATAACAGCACATTCTTCATCCACCAAAATATCGCTTTCGTCAGGCTGCTCCCAGCTCCTCCCAAGCGGATCAGTTATCTTTGGAATTTGAATCAGCTTACTCATGGTTACTCTCCTTTAAACTTCTTATCCAGCATGATCTGCAGTGCTTCATCGCCGCGTCCCATCTTATTCATCATTTCGCCTACCTGCTTGTCGAAATCACTGCTTTGCAGGCTTACCAGGGCTATCATGGCGAGTGCCTGTATCTGGCTTGACTGAATGGCTGTTACTTCTATTACTTTTTCAAGCATACCGGCATCCGAGAATCCTCTTTCTTTCATCGAAAGAAGACCTTTTGCATTTTTCGTGCTGGACTCTATTGTCTGAAGTATGTATTTCAATACTCCTCTTTTATCTTTCAATAAATCTGCAATATCCATAAGATTATTAATTAGTATAGGTTAATCTACCTTCTCCTGTTCCACTTCCTTTGCAAGTTCATGACCGATAATCTCTCCACAAATAGGGCATTTCACATTTTCATGACCTGTAAAGACGTTATTTCTAATATCTTCATGTCCGTATCTAAGTAGAGACTTACATTTAGGACACTCGACTTCCCATTCTTTTATTTCACCTTCTCTTATAACTCTCATAGTTTATTTATTTCTTTCATATTCTCATTCAAAATAAGCTTTACACTTAAATCCTTTTCGAGGTTCAAAATCTTTAAATTCGCATGATCTAAATATCCATTTTTTATCCGCCCAACCTGCCAAATCTTTCTGCCATTGTGGTATAATCTGTTGGGGATTATTCAAGTCTCTGTACGGTTGGCAATGCGGCAAATAACGTCCTCCTTTTTGCTTCCAATGATTTACTCTATCAAAAGACTCTTTGAAGTCATTAAGCAGTATGCAGTAGAAGAAATACTCTCCACGATAGCCATATTGATCAATTAAAGCAGTAGCCCGTTCACATTCAGATATCTGTCTGGGAGTATCACAACCGAACCGGATTCTTTTGATCCATTTTATACGTGATATTAATCTGGCTATATCTTCAGTTACAAGTCTTGCATCGAGCGCCTGATTGAAATCTACACGCAACCCAAGTTCTGCGATCTTCTCCATTTGCTTCAAGCCATAGTCTGATGCAAGAATATTGTTATCCATCAAAATCAGATTTTTCCTCCCTTCTATGGCAATTTCTTCCACATCCATATAAGGCCGAATGTTTCCTTCTTTCTTTGGAACTATACACCATTTGCAACTATTCGGGCATCCTCTGGTAAGGAATCCGTATGCAGTTTTTGAGTCAATAGACGGATATATACTGTAATCCGGTTGAAGGCTGTCTATATAGTCTGGTAAATCCTTGGAAATATCATATCCTGTTCCTCCTTTTTCTACTTCATCAGACTGAATGTAATATCCATAATCAGGAGTGAAGGAAAATACCTTGGCCATATATACTTTATCATAAGCGCATAAGGGATTATACCATTCAACGGAATCTCCCTGCTGTTTATGATAACGGCTTATCTTCATCAATGCCAGATTTGGATAATTACTGTCAACTGCTATCAGACCTATACGACTCATTTCACTTTATTCAATTTCTTCACTTCCTTCACCATCAGCAATGCTTCTCCCAGAGTCTTTCCAGATTTCACAATTTCAAAGGTTTTCTTTCTGCCTAATGCCTTATAGACTGGAATCCACTCATTCTGTACCAGGTCGGCCGGTTCTCCGGGTGGAATGGCCATACCTCCTTTTACGTAGTGTGGGCTGTCAGGGTCGCTTAACTCAAGTAGCGTAATTCCATCCTTGTTTACGATGAAGTATTCTTTCCTCCTGAATACAATTCCACCATAATATCGGGCAATAGAAAGCATACTGTTTGCCCAATAGGATTCTTCCATGATTATAGGTGCTTCCATTTTTTAACCCTCCGATACATCCTTTTTACCCGCTAAATGCTCATTCCCAACAAAAGGAATAATCTTTTTGTAACTGCATCCTGAACACACATAGTAAGTTGTTCCACGAGTGGTTGAACGTATGTGACTGAAAATGTCGTATCGCCATTCGCCCCGGCCATCGAAGCCTAAAACCGGCATGCCAGGAGCAAAGGTGTTCACTTCCGGTATCTCAAGCATAAGGTCAAAATCGCTTTCCGGATTGAACTTTTTAAAATGTGCTCCGTTTGCAGCAAAATGATAGCAATCTTCCGATACCCCCGGAATAAGCACTGTTGCACATATAGGGTAGTCTATATTAGCCATATCGAACATAAGGATTTTGGATGGATAGCCTTTTCTCGTCACAATCTTTCCTTCCATTTCTCCTGAAGTGATCTTCTTCGCCATTTCCAGATCAAACGGTACTTTTATAAATTTATTTTCCATAACTATTAATTACAAACTTTATCTAATTCTTCTTTCGTGTACCAATACTTGAGCTTTAGAGGCTTTATACTGAAAAGCATTTGCTTAAATGTGTATTTATCAATAAACCAATCAAATGAAGACATTTTACAATGTGGATGACGAAGCGCATATTGAAAACATAATTCTCTGATCATACTTCTAAACTCAATTACTTTGTCGCCTCTATATTGAAGGTAATAAAATGTAATTGTTGTAATCAATAACAGAATAATTGTTATCACTATTACTACCATATCTCCCACTATTTTAATGTCCTATACCCAGCTGAATCGGAACAGAAGTGTCCACAAACAAATGGCCTACAAACGAGCCATTGTAAAGTATAAACGTGCCTATATACACCATGTAAGGATCAATATTTATCTCTTCACCGGTCATGATCATACGGAACTTTACTCCCCGTTGTGGCATTGATTCATCTTCTACCGCCCAGATATATGCTTTCTCGTTTACAACTGCTAGTTTCAGTAGTATGCAATCTTCATGTAGCGGGAGCTTGAACTCTGAGGCTGCCGGGATTTCATGTTTTAAGATTCTTGCCATATTCTTTTCTTTTTAAGGCTATTAATCATCTTCAAAGCGCTTCTTTTCCTCCCACTCTTCGTCGGTTTCCGGGCAGGAAAGTATCTCCTTGGAGTCTTTGGGCTCCTCACCCAGCTTGTAGAAGAAGCACACACGGGTAAATTTTCGGGTGCGTTCCTCTCGGCGGATCGTGTCGTTCAAGAACTCCTGCTCCCAGGCGTAGTGACGGGGGTATTTGGAGCCTTTGTCCGAGCGATAGACGATGGAAGGGTTCATGGTGTACTGCATATTGAAGCAGTAAGCCTGCATCTTTTCTATCATTTCGTTCTTCACGGATTTCACGCTCTGCAATGTCACCGCATCGCCCCGGTGTTCCAGGTAGCTGATGGCCATTTCACTGATGGATACCGGACGGCACCAGTGCCACTGGTTTGCAAAAAAATGGTTGGCCCAGTCAATGAATACCTGGTCCTTTATGGCGGAGTAAAGGATTCGCATCTGTCCGTCCTGCGACATGGGCGGTATCAGGCTTTCCTGCAGGCCGAGGTAGAACTGGCAGCTTTGCAGCATCATGTACACCGCTTCGTCGCGTTCCTCTTCGGTGGCTTCCAGAAAGATGTCTTTCCCGAATTTGGTCTGCGGCGTGCGTCTCTTGAACTGTCCGGCGTAGTCCTCGTCGTGATAGTAATCGCTCTGCATGGCCAGGAAGATACGGCGTGAGGTACTTCTCTCTGTCATATCAAACGGCATCTTGTTCATGGTAATGAATATCTTCGGGGTAGCTTCGCTAGGAAGTGTAAATTCGTCGTGGTACAGAGTTTTTACCGTGATATTGTCCGTAATGTTATAGAACTCGCTGCCCATCATGTCGGGACGAAGGTCGTCTATCAGACACATGCTGTCTACGGTATAATGGAACTTGTCGAAGTTCTTGGCCATATTCTCTTTCTTCTTCATGGTCTGACCGGGAATGTAGCACACCTTCCGCACCAGCTCGAAGAAGGAGCGGAAGAAACTTTTTCCGGTACCGCCGCTGTTCTTCCCTTCGTTGTCCACGGTGTACTCCGTCACGACTCCCATCTTCTGTATGGTTCCTGTACGGTATCGCGAAAGCATGTAACCCATCAGGGCAACCTTGCAAATGAAGTGCATGTCCTGGCGCTGCTTTTCCAGCTCGGTAAGCGGATAGCCTTCGGCTTCCTTGCGCCAGTGTATGCGGCTGGTGTCGTACAGCCACTGCACGCAGATAGGCATTTGGTCAATGTCTTTCGGCATTTTCAGCAGGAAGCGGTACAGACGCTGGTAGGCGATGAACTCTGCATCCTCACGGAGATGCTCATTGGCACTCATTCTAATGTCGGATGCGCGCTGTTCGTTCAGTTCCTTACGTGCAGCATATTCCGGATTTTCCTCGATAGTAAACAGTGGCGAGTTGATCGGATGGTAGTCAGCGTCAATAATCGCCTTGCGGTTCACATGGAAAGGCAGGTCCACGTAGTCCACCGGCTCGATGCTGTCGGCCGTCACCTTCACGGCGCAGTTGCGGAAGAAGAAATAATCGAAATCCTTCCCCCACGATATAAAGTTCAGTTTCGCTTCCTTAATTCCGGACATGGTGTCGCGGCTTATTTTCTTCTGTGTACTGATGGCGTTACTCAGTTCCTCGGAGTAATACTTCGAGTTGTATATCAGGAAGTCTTTCATGATTTTCTTCGCTTCGCTCAGTGCCTCGCTCTCTTCCACCACATCGACTATGTTGTTGCTGATGTGCACAAACTTGGTGCTATCGGATTCGCCGATATACTTATAGAACCCGTTGGCAGAAAGGAACTGCACCATATTGTCGAAGTTCAGGGTGTATTTTCGTACCACTACCTTGCTTTCGTCTTCCTGCTTTTTGGTCTGGTACTGCACGTCCCAGAACCGCATACGGCGGGCGGTCTTTAGCAGGTCGTCAAAGTAGCGGTTTACGTTGGTGTGCATCAGTTCCTCTTTCCTCCGCATTACTGCCGGGTAGAAATTGAAGAACTCTTCGGCATCCTTGCAGGCTTTCCCGCTGCGGGGATTGTACTGAGTGGAAAGGTCTTCGGGCAGATAGAGCACTTTCAGTTCCACGTGTTTCAGGGCCAGCCGGTTCATGGCGCGTATGCCGGTGCGGTCAATGTCATACAGCACAAACACTTCCATGGAGATGTTCAGCAGGTGACGGATGGTTTCCGACGAAATCTCCACACTCTCGGAGTGGGGAAACACCACATGAGCGTCGCTATGGAAGTACACATTGATGGCATCGCGCGGGCCGGAACAGATCACAATCCGGCGGAACACGTCGGCAAAAGCGCGGGTGCGCCGTCCCTGCTCGTCCACACGGGTTTTGTCTATGTTGATAATGGGATGTCCTTCCTTGTCGGAGGTTTCCACACGTCCGGTCTGAAGGGCACGCATCACGTCTGCATCGCCGTAGATTTCCTTGTGGAATCCTTCCGGACGACTTCCTCCCTGGTACCACCAGGTAAATTTGTAGTTGGGCTGGCGGCGGCCGTCCGCATCGGTCGTCTCGCGGAAATAGGGCTCGTACTTGCGTGCCCACCAGCCGCTCTCGTCTTCGTAGCGGAAAAGGAATACCGGGTAAGAAGGTGTGGACTTCACTTCGTAGCTGGTCAGCACACCGTCGGCATCGGCCTTTTCGGGGGTAACGTAGCTTTCCAGCGGATAGAGGTTGAACATGGTGCGGAGCTGGGTGCTGTCGAAGGGAGCGGACATGTCTCCCCGGTAGAAATCGGGATTGAACGAACAGCGCAACAGGTTGTTTCCGTCGGCATCGGTCACGGCCGTCTGCTCGGGGCCTTCGCTTGTGTTTTTCCCGGCGCGGAACACGGGGAGCACCTGGCATCCCAGTGCACGGAGCTCAGCGGGTGTAAACTCGCCCTCACGGATGCGGAAATCCACTTCCGGCTGCGGATCTGTCTTGCGTGCCCGGTGGAAGAACCCGTTCTTGTAATCTCCCTCAATAATCAGGTTGAAGTCTTTGGCCAGCCGGTTCACCGCATCCAGAAAGTCGTGTTTCTCTCCTGCGCGTTCTAATAGACGCTGCTGCAGCATGATGGCCCCTACCCCTTTGCTCCGGTTCTGCTCGCCGCATACGAAGCAGTTGAAGGCTGCATAGCGTTCTCCCTTTGGCGGGAACTTGCTCACGCAGAAACTTCCGTTCTTCTCGTCGTGAAACGGGCAGCGGTAAAATACTGATTTTGCTGTCTGTGATGCAGGTAAAAACCCATTGTTACGCATCACGTCTGAAAGCGGGAGCGCATTGAGTTTATCTATCGTTTTTTCTGATATCATAGTCTGAGAATTAAGGTAGGAATGTCACCTCATAGTTCATGCTATCCATCTTTGCGTGTATCATCTCCTTCAGATTTTCTTCTCCACACATCCATGGATCTGCTTCATACAGCACTATACACCCGTCGGATAATTCTCCTGTCTCTGCATAACCGTCGTACAGAAGCTCATCCATAAGTTCGTTCATGGCCACTCCTGACAACCCTTTACAGTCTATACAAACGGAATTATCCGTACAGATGATATGTATGGAAGCGCTTCTGGTATGAAAACGCTGGTTGTAAACCGCATGACTTTTCATACGAGTCTCTTACCTTTAAGTACAACCATAAGTTCTGCGCGCGTAGTCACTCCTGTGACAGCAAAGATACGCTTCCTCAAGTTATCGATATTAGAATAGCTGCATTCCATCTTATCGGCTATTTCCTCGTAGGAAAGCGGTGTGTTCACCATAAGATTGGCTACTTCGGCCTGTGTCTGTGTAAGGCCTATTTCGAGAATGGGGTTACAGCATACCAGTTTTTTGTTTCGAAATGCGGGATTAAACCCGTTAAATGGACAATTATATCTCTCTGGGCAAAGTGTAAATTCCGGATTAAAATCGTCTCTCCCCTCGTGATCCGGTATATTGTCTTCACGCCCAAAACAGCAGTTCAAACTGATAAGAGCTATTTCGGCCATGTACCTGCGCGGTATTGCCTTAATAGCCTTGTAGTTTTTACCAAGTCGCATCTGAAGTTTCATTTCTGCAGCCTGCAAATGTGAAGGATAGTTCCTCCTCATTTCTTCCAGGTATTCCTCAACAAAAGAGAATCCAGTAATCCCGTCATTCTTTACGGTTATTTCTTCTCCGTCTTCGAATACAATTCTGGAATATCCGTCTTTCAAATTTGTATGTGCCTCCCAGTTCCTGTTCATATCATTTCCTCCATCATAGTCTGTTTGTACTCGCTGTATATCTCTTCAAACCCTTTAATTTCTACTTCAGTAAAATCAAACAGACGAAATCTCTTGATTGCAGCGCTACGGCTCATACCCATCTGTTCGTTCATAAATGTAATGAACCGGTTCCTTCCCTTAATGCTTGTGTAAAAGTCTCTCAACTCTCCATCATATCCTGGCATGTACTGCTTGATACATCCTTTGATTCCGACGAGCTCCCAACGCTTCATACGGTTTGACCGAATCTTAGGATAGGCGGTAGCCGAACTCATGCCATACCTATCTACAAGATATCTGGTAAATCCAAGCCGATAAGGACGAAGGCTCTTATTCTGAAGACGTGAAATAATGCTTATATTCATACTTTTCATCTGGTTGTCCTTTCTTAACTTCCTATTTTGGTTGTTTTTTTTTATTTTTACGCTACAAAGTAACGAATTTTAATCGTAAAAAACCAGTTTTCGTTATAAAAATAACAAATTTAAACCGTAAATATGTATCGTCTCAATACTTTTCTACTGGATAACCTGCATTCTATGCTGGGAGTTACGCAGACAGAAGTCTCTCAGAAGGTGTTTGGCAACGTATATATGTATGCCAGAAGACTTAAAAACAAAGAAAACATTACTTTACAGGAACTTGTACGTATCTGCAATGTGTTTCGTATCAGTATAACACGCTTTATAACCTCGAAAAATGATGATTTTTATCCGGCAAACAGGAATGGATATGTCATCGATAAAGAAATTTTTCGCCCTATTGTATTCCATCCGGAGAGGATTCGCTGGATGTACGGAAAGAACTCTCTCGTATTCGGACTGACACGAGATGAATTTGCGAGAGACATGAAGGTTTCTACAACTACAGTGTTGCAATGGATAAATGCAGAAATGAGCAGGGTATCTGTTTATCAAATGATAGACTTGTGTAACATGTACAAGATAGACATGAAGAAATTCATTGACGACGAAAATCTTGATATAGATGGCATACAGGAAGAACAGACTATCTGCCGTGAAAACATATCTTCGCGCCTTTGGCGTGACCTGGAGACAATGAAGCGTTCATTATCCGAAGCAAACCGAAAAATATGTATTCTTACGAAAGAAAACGAACAATTGAGAGACAATGCCAGAGTAGACTACCTGCTGTCTGAAAACGATACTGTAGGATACAAGGACGTTAACATGGTCCGAAAATGGGAGGTAAACAGCAAGTTGATGGCTAACCTGCATACAGTTCTTGGAATAAGCCAGACGGAGCTGATAAAAGTTGGAGGGAGAGTAAACACTACTGCTTCACTGTCCGGAGGAGACTTACTGATACGGTCGCTTGTGGCTATATGCAACCGGTTCCATATAAGTACAAGACACTTCTTCGTGAGACAAGGGCAATGCAGTGATGAACTAATGGAATACAACGCATATCGGGAAACGGACTGGGAACCGGTAAAATTTCATCCGGAATACATAAATGACTTGTTCGGGAAAGACAGCCTGACAGGAATGACGCGAACAATGCTGATTCAGACCGACAGTGTAAGTGAATGGAAAATACGGGCATGGAGACGTGAAAACAGTACAATGCGAATGTCTGACCTGATAGGACTTTGCAATGAATTCGACCTGACACCTGCCTGTTTCATAACTGACAACAACCGAAGTGAACTTGGATATGCGGTGACGTACACAGAAGCAATTCTGGAAGAGAACCGTCTGCTACGCCACCGGTTAATAAAACTGGAGCGAAAGCTGAAAGAACGTAAGCGCTCTTCAGGTTCAACGGACGAAAGAGTTGAAGGTACCTCCAGTAAATGAAAAGCGAACAGTAAAGTTCACGGCGATAAGAGATGGCTTGGTACGGTCGTAGAGCGTCAGGCTTTCTTCCGGAATGATGGCTACAGGTATAAGCGAACCGTTCTCAACCATCCATGCCTTGCGACATACCGTAAACTCGTTTACCCACCATTCCGCCCATTCACGGGAAACATACCCGCTGCTCATGCCGTAGGAAGCCTGCGGTGACGAAGCGTAGTTGACGGTCTGTGTACGGGCGCGAAAATTGATGTCGGAAGGAACGACGTATGTGTTACTCTCGACGGCGTATTCCAGAGATTCCCTCATAACGGCTGTCACGCTCTCAGCAAGCCCAAACCGGTTGATAAAGATAAAGTCACGCATATCCGGACGGCGAGGAACCGTATATTTCACGGGAGCGCTTTCGAACCCGAAGGAAACCTTCAGTTCAGCCATTGGCAACGAAGATGTGTCGATTCGTATCGATGCGGGTACCAGCGTACCACCAGTATACATGGAAAGGTCCTTATGAACATCCCCGCAATCCAACTGATAACTGACCGTTCCAGAAGTGGTACTGACTACCGGCAAATACAGCTCTGTGCCGAAAGGTACGGCTTCTCCTGCAGGTTTCCGGCTCAGAATCCGACCGCTCCCTAATATGGAAGACGTATCTGCGCTGGATGCAGAGAATCGTTCAAACTCAGTAAGCGCTCCGGGTATGGCTTTGTATTCCGAAGAAGTAAGCCGAGACTCTTCTATCTCTACGCCTTCTTCCAAAAAAGTTTCCCGGTAGGTAAGCGTAAACTGGGCCGAAAACATGGTCTGCGTCACCGCATTTCCGGATTCCTGCTGGACGATGCAGCGGTTCAGGGCCGTCTGTATGGTAGACGAGACGTTGAAGGTGGCGTAACCGTCCGATCCTACTTCATAGGCGTAGTCTTCGGAGTAGGCATACTGCTCACTGTCACGGTAGGCTTTCACGTCGCAGCTCATGCGGATGCGCAGGAATGTCTTTCCGCTCAGTGTGGTACGTGCCTTTACGATGATGGGGTCGCCGGCAAAGGATATGCTTCCCGGCTGCTGTATTACCTGTATAGACATATTTCTCTTGTTTGTCTGTTAAATACAATATAGTTCTATAGTCACATCCTTCAGCCCGCCTACGTCGAGCGTATAGGAAATCTTGTTGATGAAACCCATGTAATCGCCGATACGGTAACGTTTCAGAAAATCAATCCCTGCTATCTGTGTAATGGTCATGCGTACGGTAAGCACCACAGTCTTCTTGTTTGCCATAAAGAACAGATATTCGGAAAGGAACTTCGACACCAGTCCTCGGTTCTTGTACTGATCTCCTATCGGATATCCGTCTTTCCCGGCAATAAGTTTCAGTGAAAACCTTCCTTCCTGATCCGCTCCACCTTCTTCTGTACCGTTATAGTCAAAGAAATGACCGTAATTGTCGCAACTGTCAGAAGTGAATGCGTAGTCTGCTACCGTCTGCATCCATGCGTCGTTACCTTCCCCATCGTAGTTCTTGAAGTAGGACATCCCGGATTCGTTCCCAGGTCCTCTCATAATCCCGACGCACAATCCTGCGTCGTAACTTCGTAACGGAGCTTCGTTAGAAGAAGAAGTGTCATAATTCTCCTGACAGGTAGATTCTAGTGTAATGTCTGCTGTAAATGTAACTTTTGGGCTGTCAGGACGCTCCATATACCATTTACCGCTATATATAGAATTGCTGAAATCCTTGCTTTTATTTAATTGGACATCGGCAAATATGGCCAGACATTGCTTTCTTCTTTCTGCTTCAAACTCTTCGTCCGTCATTTCGCTCTGATCCATTTTTTCCATGACAGCCTTCTGTACATCATTACAAATAACAGGAAGAAATCCAAGTTTCTGTTCTTCCGCTTCTTCTCCTGCCCCCTCGGTCAGGTAATCGCGAAATCCAGCCACTTCAAATAAAGAAGGGTCTCCACCGGTATCTTTGTTTACCTTGATGCGGTAGGCGTTTCCGGTAGTACGGTCTATATAGCAGTTCCTGTCGTTCGGAGCTGTACCTACATCTATAATCTGAGCATAGCTATCGTATTCCACTACGCTGGAATAATCGGTATAAGCAAATGCTGTATCTTCTTCCTCTCCGTAGGTGAGACGTATCCCCTTGTATTTGCTTTTGGATACCTTGCATTCGACAATCTCTACGTCAAGCTCTTTTTGTTGTGTGTCACGCATTATATCCTTCAGGTAATACATCCGCATACTGCTATCTCTGCTTTCATAGATAAACCGGACACCCAGCGCGTTCTGCATGTATTCTATCACTTCGTCTACGCTGCACGAAGGAAAGTTCTCATTGGTGGCATATACATATCTTCCCTTAAAAGAAAAATCATGCAGTCCGTAATCTTGATGAAGGCCAATAGGGCCTTTCGCTTTTCCGTACATATTGAAGCTCATGCCCAGAAAATCGTTCGACATAATATCCGCCAAAGGAACATTGAACAACTCTTCGCCGTAGGTTGTCTTGCATTTTGTCGTGAAGAAAGCCATTCGGTCAATGTCCTCCATCTCGCTCAGGTTGTCTTCCGAAACGGTTATATCCAGATAAAGGAACAGGCAACGCAAAAAATATCGCAAGTAAAAGCACACCCCACTAAAAGGGCGTTTCGCTTCCAGAATAACATACATGCTGCTACCGTCTGTCACATTCTCATCCGAAGCACATACGCGCACATTGCAAAATGTGGCAAACGGATAAGGATTTGTCACGTTAAATTCGGTATAGTTCATCATAATGTGTTCCGGCATAGGGATGGATTTGTCTTGTCCATCGAACTGGCAATGTGCTTCCGTTACCATATACCCAAGCTTTATCTGTCTGTCCAGCGGAACTTCCTGTGCTTGCATCCCATCTATGCGGCTCATAAAATCGCTGTTTCCGGAAAGGAAAGTGACGGGTATGCTTCCATCGAACTCCACTTCATCGTCCACTTCAATAATTCCCTTGTAAATCATGACACCTTCCACCCACAATTCGGCAGGTAGCTTGTCTACATCGCGGATGTTGATGTCGCCAAACGGATCTGCTACATTCTTGAATACTTCCCGATTTGGCTCAATGGGAATCTCAAAAGGGAAAGAGAACGTTCCCTGTTCATTGAATACCGGGCTGTTCTGCTCGAGCGAAATAGAGAAATCGTCGGGCAAGTATATCCATTTTCCGTCTATCTTAATCTGTGTTCCTTTCATGTCTGCGTGTTATTTGATGAGTCCTCTTTTCTTCATGAATCCGCTGGCCTTGTTAAGCTGTGTGACTGCCCCTTTGTTCCCATACGGGTCTACTGTCGCACTGATAGGCCGGTTTAGACGTTCGGTCAGCGCAGAAACTGCTGATGCCACCTCGCTCAATGTCTGGTACATCTGCTCATTGCTCATGCTTGCGTCTGCCACCGCCTGACCAGGCTGAGATACCTGTGCAGAGACAGTCGGGTAGCTCCCGGAAGCAAAGGTCGGCATGGCGGCCGACTTGAGCTGTCCATGTCTGGCAATGGTAAGGATGCTTTCGTAGATGTGCGGATAGTTCAGAATGAGTTTGCGGGTGGTATCTCCGTCCACAATCATTTCCGGCTTCTTCTCGGAGAATATTCCGAAATGCGCACCACCTCCGTATACTCCGGTCTTCAGCTCCTTCTGGTAGGTGGCGTTGTATACCTGACCGTCGTTGCCCAGTACCGGATAGTCTCCTTTGGCGTAAGTAAGCATACCAGCGGCTACACGGCCTTTGTTGCTGCTGGTTCCTGTGGCCGATGCCACTTCCTCCTTAGCCTTGTTTAGCTTACCCATAGCAAGTCCCATGAGTGCGCTCAATGCGGCACTGATGACCGCAATAAGCGGAATTCCCCACCATCCCAACTGACCGATAGTCTTGGCAGAACCGGAAGCAATACCGGCAGAAATGTCAGCCGTTGTCTTGGCTTCCTGTACGGTCAGGTCTGTAATGGCCTGTGATCCGTGCAAGGCCGTAATTGTTCCCTGTGTAGACGTTTCCTGTGCCACTTCCTGCGCGTTCAACGCTTTTTTGGTGACAACTTCCATCACCTTCTGCATGATCAAATTCTTGGTAAGTTTCATTACGGTCTGTAATAACTGCTTGGCTGCTTCCTTACGGTCTGACACCTCGGAAAACGCCGCTTCTCCCATCTGCTCACTGAAATCTACAATAGCGTCGGTGTAGTCCTTCATGGACTGCAATTTACTTACCATAATCTCTTCTTCCTTGGAAGCCTGACTTTCACGAGCGGAAATTAGGTCGTTCAAAGCATCTTTTTCGGCCATGCGGTAAGATTCTTCGGCTTGCTGTTCGGTAGCTCCAGAAGCAATTGCCTGAGCAATAAGTTCGTCCTTCCTGGAATAAAACTCCTCGTAATATTCCTTAGCCAACTTTAAGCGCTCTTTAAGTACCTCAAGCTCCGCATTGTCAACTTGCGACGTTCCAAGGAAAGAACTCTGTGTGGAAGCCAGTCCCAGACTACCGGCAGACTTTACCAGAGACAACTGGTCCTCCGCATCTTTGATACGGTCATCCCACATGTTTTCGTTTCCGCTTGTCTGCCACTGTATATCAATCATGTCTTTGATGTCTTTAGCATACTTCTCGGCGGCCGCCTTGGAATCCTGGTAGAAGTCACGAAGTTTCTTGAGCATAAGCGACATCTGCTCCTGGCTCATGCTTTCGGCCCACACCGCGTCAATATTACTTAGATAAGTCCGAAGCTGTTTCTCATCGATGCTATACGCTTCTTCAGACAGTTCGACAAGCGATTCTATACGTTCTTTAACTGCACTTTCGTCTATTGGTCCGATAAATCCCAAGTTCTTTCTAAATTCTTTTTCCGCATCGGTATTCAACAGGCGAAGCGTATCCAGCGACTCTTCAAACTGATTGACCAGGCTCTCGAATGGATTGTACTTCAACAATTCTTTCTCTATGCTCTGACGATATTTCACAGCAATATTCTGCACTTCAAGCAAGTCTCTCTCAAGGTTCTTCCGCAGGCCATCGGTTTCTTTGTCTCCCATTTTTTTCAAGAGTTTAGCCGTAGCGTCAAGGTCTTTCCCGCTCATACCGTACAGTTCCTGATTGAATGAATTGGCTTCACCCAACAGTTTTTTCCGCAGCTCCACACGTGCAAGTAGGTGTTCTTCCTCAGTTGCATCTATCTGCCTGTTCATTTCTTCGGACGTTATGTTTTCTTCCAAATAAGCCTGACGGATAGCCTGCTGCCTGCGAAGAAAATAAGCTTCTAGCGCAGCCATGGCTGCATTAATCTGATCGTTCATTTCCTTCTGCTCGCCTCGCGTACCTGATTTCCTAACCTTCAGCCAGTTACCACTTGTATCTCTTCCCCATTTCTCAGCAAGCACCTTGGCCACATCCTGCTCCATCTTTTTCAGTGCCTCGTATTCTTCCTTGGCCGACTTGAATCCGCGGGCAGCAAATGTGTCTGCATAATCTTTGTCTTCATTAATGCTCTTCATCATGGCCTCGAGCTTTTTGTAGGTAGCGACCAGCTTGTCCACTCCGGCTGTTTCAAGCGACACACCCTGTCCCCATACAGATTCCATACCAATAGCCTTAATGCGCTTGTCTACCTGTTCGATGTTATTCTGGTATACTCCCAGCTGACGGTTCTTCTCTTCCAGTTCGGCAGTTTCGGCTTTTGTAAGTTTTTCACCTTTTTCACGTTTTGCATTCAACTCGTCTACATCCTCTCGCAGACGCTGTACATAAGTGGTAGCCTGCTGCAGATAAGTTTTCAGTTCAGGAAGGTCTGAGGAAGATAATATCCCTTGGTTAGCTTTCCGAAGGTCTGTAAGCATAAGCTCCTCTGTCTTCTTCTCGGAAGAGCGCTGCGTGCTTTCCAGAAAAGTCTGCGTCTGTCCGGCTTCCTTCCGGATGGACTTCAATATGTTTAACAGTTTTAATGCGTCTGAGCTGAAAGGTATCTGCTTGACATTCTTATTGTATTTCTGCATGAAATCTTCCAGCGCATCGTACAGGTTACCTCCTTCCTCCACCACCATATTCATTCCATCCATAATACGGGCCATGGCGTCGCCGGCGTTGGTCTCACCTACGTTCTGCATCTTGTTCAGAGATGAAATAATTTTAGACTGAAGTTCCTGAATCTGGTCGGTATACTTGTCGGCAATGTTTTCCATCATTTTGTCGCGCATCTTCAGAGCAAGCGTTTCACGCAGACGGGCATTAATGAGGCTATAGATGTATTCCTGTTTCTCGGCATAATTGTTTTCTGTTACCATAAACCCAAGATATGCTCCATACTTGTCGTTCAACTGCTTGATAAGCGCCGCACGCTCTCCGTTGGCCACATTAGCCTTATCGATGGCATATTTCAGATTATCAAGTTCGAATCGTTCCTTTTGAATAGTAGATTCGTATTCAGACTGTGCCTTTGCGGCTTCATTGACGGATTTTGTAAATAACGTCCATGCAGATGTAGCTGCAGTAACAGCCAGCGTAATCCAACCTATCGGATTGGATGCCATGGCAAATTTAAGTGCATTCCAGGCTCTGACAAATACGTTGACAGACACCGTTCCTGCCTTAATCTGATTGAATAACAGAAGCATACTCATGCTGGCATTCTGTACGACCTTTGAAGTGGAAATAAGCACACCTATCAGCAACTGCAAAGCTACTGCAGTGAGACGGATTCCTTTTTCTCCACGTTCAAACCGATCAGGTATGCTTGATACCCAACGTAGCACATCGGTCAGCCATTCTACCAATCCACTGTTGATAAAAGATTCTCTGATGGAATTACCCATGCGCTGCATGATGGCCATGGCCGATTCGTTCTTGATGTTGTATTCGTCGGTAACGCTGGTAGCTTCCTTGAATGCCTGCGATGAAGTAAATACCTGTGCTTTCAGTTCATCTACACCGGAAGAAAGTGTAACAAGTACCTGCTTAATCCGTTCTCCATCGCTACCTAAATCTTTCATCATGGGCGCAAGTACGTCCAGTCCACCCATCGCATTCATCTTCTCGAATACTGCAATGATGGCCTCCATGGTTTTCCCCTGATTGATAAGGCTCTTCAGATAATCGTCGCTAAGTCCTACAGCCTGTGCTACTTCGGTTGTGTTGCTGGTTAAAGTAGAAATGAATGTATTCAAAGCTGTTCCACTCATTTCAGCATTTTGTCCCAGAGCGTCTACTGTACCACCGAGCGCAATCAGGTTCGACATGGAAAGTCCGGCTGCTTCTCCGATGGCCCCGATGCGGGTAACTATATCCACAATAGGTCCTGCAGAAGCACGGCTGGTCTGTGAGATCTCATTAATAGCTGAACCTGTGGCTAGCAACGCTTTTTCTACCCCTAATTTCTGTGTCTCTCCAAGAATGGCGTTTACCTTCATCAGCTGCCGAACAGCTTCTGCTCCTCCAAGGTCTTCTCCTAAAGCAACAAGTAACTGATTCCCTGCCTTCACAAACCCAAGAACATCTTCTTTGGCTGATATTCCCAATTTACCGGCTTCGTAAGCCAAATCGTGAAGTTCCTGCTGTGCTGTACGTGTATCTATGCTGTCAATTTCGCGGCTCAACTCTGCTACGGATTCTGTAGATAATCCAGTAGTCTTTTCTATATCAGCCAAACTGTCACTTAATTGCATGTTGGCCTGATATACCTGCTTTATACGACCAACAACTTCATTAAAACCTGCATACACAAGTACGTAGCTTGTCAAACGCTTAACGGTTGCTACAATCTGATTGTCGTGCTCTTGCCATCCGCGTTTCACTTCGTTGATTTGCTCGTTTACTTGTCTCAGACGGGCAGAAGTCTCTACATAATCTCTCGTGTCTCTGGCTGCTTTTGAAAGCTGTTCCTGAAGCTGTGCCGCAGCTTTTTGCAAATCTTCCAGCGGAGCAGTCTTTAGATTCAGTAGTACGTTGTTTACGTCTACTGTTTCTTCTATGACTTCCTTCTGATGCTTCTCGATTAAAGCAAGAGCATCCTGTATTTTTTTCAGCCCTGTCGTATCGCTAACTTTAAGTTTCTTCTTATAATCTTCCAGCGATTTTTTCAGTTTATCAAGGTCTTCGTTTGTCCCGTCGAATGTACCTTTACCAACCATATTGGCTTGTTTAAGCGCTTCTTCCAGTGTAGAAAATTGAGTGGAAGATTGCTTCACTTTTTCATTCAGCGAACTTATCGCAGATTCAACTTCTTTAATTCCCTGCGTGTCGCTGGTTTTAAGTTGCTGTTTGTACTGTTCAAGTATCTTGATGGCTTCTTTTGTCTGGGCTATTGTACCATCAAATGTACCGGTCTGTACTTTGCCAAGAGTAGTTTGTGCACGCTGAGAAACACGCCGTGTCTCTTCAGCTTCTACCTGAGCAAGCTGATCACGGTATTTCTGGATTTCTTGCGTATTTAATTGAGTGGAAGAAATAAGTTCCTGCAAGCGCTGTTTGGCCATTCCAAGTGACTTGTCGCTCACGTTCCCTATGTCACCTATTATGTCGGAAAACTCTACAAGATTTCCTTTACGGCGCTGAATTTCATCTGCGATCTGAGTAATGTATCCACGGACTGTTTTCAGGGATTCTGCGTCTTTCGGACTCACGCTAAGTAACATCTGACGAAGAGCTTTCTGTGCTTCATTTAAGCTTCTCAATGTCTGCCCGGAAATATCTTCCAAATACTTCTGTACTGTGTTTATGTTTCGCTCGGATTCTGTAATAGACTTCTTGAGCTGCTTTTGCCGTTTGACAGCATCTTCGTATATTTTTTTATTCTTGTCATATTCGACCGTATCTGCCGTACCAGCCATCGCAGATTTAGCCTGCTCAACCTGCTCGGATAGTTTCTCAAACTCTTCGCGCATCTGTTGGACCTGCTTCTTTGCCTGCTCTGCCCCACCGATAAGTACGTCGATTCTAGCCAGTCTTGTTCCTAGATTGTTAGCCATGTCCTTGTGTTTGTTTCTCACAAAGTTATGCATGAGAAAAACGAGAATGAAGGACAAAAAAGAAGGGCTTCCACGCAACTCCATGCGGGCGCCCTTCAGTGCCAAATAAAACAAACCTGTGAACAGGCCAGTTTCATGCAAATATAAGTAATTGTTTCATATCTATTGATTTTATAAAATTATTTTCTTAACTTGTTGGTGCCAAATAAAACAAATAATTATGAATAAAATCAGATTTTCTGTCTGCACAAATGATATTGATGCAGGCATGTTCGGCGTATATATACGCTGTGAACAATTCGGTAAAAGTATCTTGATTGATACAGGTGTACATGTGTTCTTCGACGAATGGGACTCTTATAATGGTAAAATAATCAGAAATCCAAACGCAAAAAGATTGAATTTACTTATAAGAAAAACTCTTTATCAACTGGAAGAATATGAACTGGATTACGACGGAGAATTTACGCTGTCGAAACTGAAAGAAATATGGGATGGTAGAGAATCATCGCATGACTTCTACTCGATGATGGATTATCAGATTGAGCATCGCGATATCCGTGAAGGCACAAAAGGTATACACAGACGTGTACTGAAACATCTTCGGAAGTTCTGTGAATCGTGCTCCGTGTCTGACTTGACAGAAGATTTTGCAAGAGGATTTATACGCTACATGCGTGAAGTTGGTCTGAATCAAACAACAATAGGAATGCAGATACATGTTCTTCGGTGTTACTATAACATTGCAAGAAAACTTTTTGGTAGCAAAGTACCTTCAGGTTCTTTTGATTTTTATCACGAAAAGCTATCAGACCGGTTACAATATAAAATGAAATCCTTTACGGATGATGATATCCGTAAAATTGAGAATTACATAGCCAGGACAGATACACCTGCAAGGTATGTAGAAACGCTGGACAGATTTTTATTCATGGCATATACCGGTGTACGTATATCGGATTTCGCTTCTTTCACGGATAAAAACTTTACAATAGAAAATGGTAAGATGTGGCTTAGCTACACATCTATCAAAACAAGCACAGACGTTAGAATCCCAATTTCTTCCATTTTCGACGGTCGGGCCGAACAGATTATAAACAAGTATCTGCTTCGCCTTGATACGTTCTTTGGTATACGAAAAGAATTATTTAACGCAAAGCTAAAAATTGCGGTGAAACATGCCGGAATTGACAAGCGTGTTTCGGCTCACGTAGCTAGGCATACCTGTGCATCAAGACTTGTAAATAAAGATGTACCAGTCACGACAATACAGAAGGTTATAGGGCACCGTAGTCTAAAAATGACAATGGTGTATGCTCAGACAAATGAGAATACTTTGGTTAGACAATTATCGTAATTAATTATTATATTTGAAAAAAATTGAGTTATGAAAAAAACAATTAATCTTAATGTTATTTACGTAGAATACCTGTTACATATTAGAAGTATAGCTATAGAACCACATTTATCAGATATTTTTAATAATACTATAGTATTACTTAGAAAAAGACTTTTTGATTATATTGAAGCAAATAAACCCAATAAAGAAAAAGCCTACGTAATAGCCCTTGAAATTGGTACAATAATAGACTATTTGTATTGTATCACTGAGAAAAAAGATTCATATCCATACGAAAGAATTATAAAAAGATACGGTTATGAAATAGATGATTTATTGGATAATGATATATTTCAGCATGTATTCCCTACTGTTATATTCGAGGATGGTGGCTTTTACATTAACTTTATGGGAGAAATGTTTATTTACAAAAAGAGTTATGACAAAATAAGTTATTCATGTATTGTTTATTGTGGAATAGATATATTAGAAAATATTTGTATTAGTGACGAACAAAACGAATACTGTTTTTGTACACATTTATGCAGAAATGTTACAAAAGAAGAGAAAATAGATTTTCTCAATAAGATAGAAAGTAAATGCAAAAAGCGATGGGATGATAAGACTAAAACTTTTAAAGACATATAAGAAGATAAGAAAGGATAGATGTTAAGTCTACCCTTTCTTCTTGTTAAAACCCAACCAGTTGTGGGAGGACTGATAAACAGTCAGAAATTATATCCATTTATGTACAAAGGGAAAA